ACTATCTTTCTTTTGGTAATATATAACTTTCATTCCGTCTGACCTCTCTTTCTTTGAGATACTAATTATCTCTTCTTTACACATATAATTATATCATATGTGTATAGAAGAAACAAGTAGTTTTACTCGTTTCCGTCTGCCTAAATTATTTCAAACTCGGCATCTTCTATCTTGGCGGAGAATACGCCCGCAATATATTCAAGATTGTTTCCGTCTGCGTCAAACTTAAGATTTTCTTTTGTTTGATAGAGTTGCTCGTTAAACTTATAACCAGCACGAACGCTAACTTCAACGAGTGGTTCAGTATTTCCTCCGCAAGTAATAATTTTAATTCCGTCTACCACCACGAATGGTTCTTCTTTGTAGTCAATTTCTTTGACTAATCTTTTTTCTATTTTTTTAATGAATGAGTTAAGACCTTTGATTTTCATAATCTCTTTACCTTTCTTACACCTATATTATACACCTTTTTCACTTGCTTGTAAAGTAAATCTTTTAACTTTCCGTCTGCTCGGTTAGGTCTTATAGACCTAAGATACCGAGCAAGAACTTTTCCGTCTGTTTGCGACTTTGTTTCACAAATTGTTTTTCAACAACTTTGGACTCGTTTCCGTCTGCGTCATAGACTTTCTTTTCCACATCTTTCCATAAGTAGAGTGGGTATTCGCAACTTGCTGAGTGAGTGCGTCCGTCTGCCCCTTTCTCTAACATTTGAAGTGTGATACGATTTCCATTCTTAATGAGTGTGTAGTTTTTCTTTTTTCCGTCTGCCATAATTTTTTATCTCTCTTTCTTTCTATATATATTATACTACTTTGCGAGTATTGTTTCAAGACCTTTGAAGATATTTCCGTCTGCTGTGATTTTCCAACCGATATTTCCGTCTGCCTCACACCATTCACGGATATTTCTGCCGTAGTCATCAAAGAGAATTCCATCTGGGGTTTTCATAAACTCTCTTTTTACTTGCCCGTTGCGAATGAGAATAATTTTTCCGTCTGCTAACTTTTTGATATATCTATGTAGCCAACGAGTTTTTTCTCCGTCTGCCCTTTCATTTGGGCTCGCACTTAAAATATAGACATCATTTCCGTCTGCGATTAACTTGCGTATTGCCTTTACATTTTCGTAAATCGGCTTCAAGCGTGAGAAGAAGCCCTTTTCAGTTCTAAATCTCGCTACTCCGTCTGGTTCCGCATTGAAGTCCGCCAAAACTCCGTCCATATCGCAATAGATAGTTTTTGATACTTTGATTTTTCCGTCTGCCTTCATTTTCTCTTGTTCCTTTCTTCCCTTATATTATATCATTTTAGAGTGCTCGCTTCAAGTAGTAAATTATACTTTCCGTCTGCCCCTACCTGACGGGTCTAGTTTTAGACCAGTCAAGTAGGAACGGACAATTCCGTCTGCCCGTTTCCTATGCTTGAATACCTACTTCAACACATACATACGAAGTTTTTTCAATGTGTCTTTTCTCAAAGTAGTAGTCGCACATCTTCGCATCTTCTTTGAATAGTCTAATTGCGACCCTTTTAGATTTAGCACCCTTTAATTCGCCCGTGTGTGTATTGAGATATAAATTAACATATTTTTTCATAATCGTTTAACCCCTTTCACAAGGTTAGGACTTAAAGTCCTAACCTTTGATTTAATCTTGTTAATTTTGTTAAGTGTTTAGCAACTTGATTATTGATATTGATTTTTCCCGCACTTGTAGGAATGATATTCTTACTATCAATGAGGTAAGCACCACTTTCGCAAACTATAATTGTATAGTGTGCTTTGCTTGTCTTTTTAGTCGCTGGACTAAATGAGGTGGAATACTTAATCTCAATGTTGCTTGACTTTGGTAGTCCGTAAGTATCTACTACTTTTGTAGTATCTAAATCACTCTCGTGTGCTTGTGCTTTGGTTGTTTTGCCTGTGATAGCGTAATTTACAAGGCACTCGCACAAACTACCACGATTGAAGGCGAACCCGTTTCGTGTCGGTTCAAGTGTTGCGACAAAGTCGTTGTCGGTAGCACCTAACATTTTTAATAAAATGTTATTACTATACTTTGCCTTTGGTTGTTTCGCATTGTTTTCTTTGAGTAATGCGATAATCTCATTTTTTGTAAATTGTTTCATTTACTTTTCTCTCTTTCTTCCCCTTTTCTTACGGGGCAACACTATTCTCGCATATATACAAAAAAAGTCAATACCCCGGGGGAATATTGTATTTTTTCGGGAAAAACGTGAAAAAACTCCTATACCTCTGGTCAAAATATCATATGAGGCATTTTTAAATTGGTCGGTTTTAAATTGGCATTAAAAAAGGACTAAGCCTTTTTGTTTAGTCCTATCTCTTTACATCCAAAGTATTCAATCCAATACTTCTCACTTTTATTTAGATCGACTTGCGGCCCTCGTTCCACTACCGTCCAGTAGAAGTCTTCAGGTCTATAGTTATATAGTTTCTCGTTTCCTTTCGTGTCCGCACCGATCATCTTCTTAACGTGTTGATATCATCTATCTTGTATATTAACGGCTTGACCGACATAACATATATTCTCATCACTTTTAAGAATTAACCTATATATTCCTCGGCAACTTAATCCTTCTCTATTACCTAAATCCTGTAATTTTGGCAACCATATCTTTCTTCACTCAATAGTAGATATATCAAGACTTATATCAGGATAGTCGGTCTTGATACGATTGAGAATACCAATTAATTCAGTCTCTTTAGGAGACAACTCTAATTCCCATAAATTACTATCTTCTTTTCAATTCTCTAAAAGGATTGTTCTCTTTATACCTTTTAATTTATCGAGCTCTAGGATTAATTCGGAGAGATGCGGTTTTTCAGTCTCAATGCCCTTCTCAATCTCTTTTAATTCATGGAGGAGTTTTTCCTTTTCCGTTTGTAATGCGCTTAAGTCTTCAGCATTATCGTGATATTTATCTTCAAGAGACAAACAAGCAATAGCAATCTTGTATGCGCGTTCGGTATCCTCATTATAACGATTAACGGCATCTTTAACGAGCCTTTCCTTTTCATCGATTTCTCAGGATAAATTTTGGGAGGTGCGGTTCAATTCGGCGATGCGGGCCGTAGTTTCTTTTTCGACCGTATCATCAATTTGCTTCTTTGAATCCTGTTTGATTTTGTCTATTGCGCGTTTATGTTTCTCTTTAACTCACAAGCCTCAAAAGATGCCCGTGGTAACCAACGCGATAACTAAAAAAACAATAAGAAACGCCATGCGCACTTCTCCTTTCTACATCCTTTTTAGTATACTAAAATTTTCCCTTCCATTCAAGGAAAAATAAAAAAGACTTCCAATAAATTAGAAGCCTAATGAATTTAATAATACGATTTCATCGTCAAGATCTGAGTTATTTTCATTCTCAGTTTCATCTTGCAATTCAATCATATCAACAACAAGATCTACATAATCTTCGTCTTGTAATAATTCTTCTTCAGTTTCTGGAGTTAATTCTTCATCAATCATAAATACGCCTCAACGTTATTATAATATTGAATGAAGTAATTATTTTTTCAAAATTGGATAAGGAGAAAGCGATAGATAAGAAAGATATAAGATATTTTACTTTCTCCTTACCTATATAAATATAAAAAATATCTTCCTGATATGCAAGAAGTTTTTGAGAAAAGCCAAAAAGATTTCTGAATCATTTTCGATACTCACTTCAATTTTGCCAAAATTAAATAAGTAAAATATAATAATTTGACTGAAAGGAGACTTCCTCATGGTTACTTTTAAAACAGGCGTTTGTCCTAAATGCGGCCGTAAAGGCGTCTTGATGACAAGCAACAACCCTCTCAGTGGAACAACGATTTGTTTCGACTGTATTGTTAATAATTTAAATTATAAGAATCTCGAACACGGAGAATTTTTCTGTCGTACATATAATCTTCCTTGGAATCCAGAACTTTGAATGCAATTAGTTCCTCAGTTTAAGGTTGCTACATTCAAAGAATACACTAGGATGGTATTGGAAGATGCGGAAAATCGTCCAAATCTTGCATACGAGAGTACAACGCATGATTTATGAACTCGCACTAATAAAGAATGAGAAAAGTGCCGTGTTTTTTCGCAAATACTTAACAAACTCGCTCCAATTAAAGAATCGTATATCGAACGTGGTCGTCTAAAATGGGGCGAACAATATACTTTCGAAGAACTAATAAAATTAGATAGTGTCTATTCGAGAACTTTAAAAGCTAATAACATCACTAATCCGCTTCAAAAAGAAGCCGTAAAAGCTTTATGTAAAATTAATATTGAATTAGACGAAGCGATTAAGATGAAAGATGCCAAAGCAATTAAAGATTATTCTACTGCATACGCTAGTTTTGCGAAACAAGCAGATCTCGAAGGTATGATTAATGAAACAAAAACTGATGATATTACAACCGTCGCTGAACTTTTTAAATATATGGAAGATAATGGCTTCGAATTTAAGTTCTATGATGGTTATGACAGAGATGAAGTAGATAGAACAATTAAAGACATCAATGATACAAATAGACGTTTAATTCTTGAATCAACAGGATTGCAACCACTTCTTGAAGAAATGGCGCGCAAAAGAATGGAAACCGCCGAAGAACAAAAGACACAAGAGGCAGTTAAAGATACAAGTCTTCAAGATCTTTTGAATTACTCTGTTGATGATGCAGAAATTGCCACAGAGAACGATGAAGACGTCTTAAAAGAAAATTTCGAAGAAGAAAAAGAAGGCAAAACAACAATTATCTTTAAAGATAATATGGGTGAATAATAATGGCATTACTCGACGACTTTTTTGATGAGAATTATATTGATCCAGAAATCGAAGAATACTTCGAATTTTTGGACGCGGATGAACAAGAACAAACCGGTTTTCTTACTAAAAAAAGAGTGCGCGAAAATTTTACAAAATGCGGTGAAATGCTTAATCAATTCATGGTTTACCCAGATAAATTTATTGACTTGATAGTACCGAAAGAATCGCATTTCCATTTATTCTTTTTCCAACGCGTAATGATTAGATGTATGGCTCGTGGAACAGCAGTTTACGAATATTTTAGTCGTGGTACTTCTAAATCCTTCTTAGCTGACATCGATCGTTATTTAAAATGTATGTTTATTCCTCGACACAATACAACAATCACCGCGGGTACAAATAAACAAGCCGCCGAAATTGCTAAACAAAAGGTGGTTGATGACTTATGGGTTAAGTTCCCATTACTCGCCAACGAAATGCAGAAACGTAAGGTCGCAGGAAAAATTTTAGATGCCTATAAAATGGGCAAAGATTATGTAGAATTTAATTTCAAAAATGGGTCGTCTTTAGGCTTAGGAAATGTCAGAGGTCTTCGTAGACAATCCCTTATTTTCGAAGAAGTTATCGAACAAGATCCAGTCAAAGTAAACGAAGTTTATATTCCTTTATTGAACGAACCTCGTAAACTTTCGAATGGTTTAATAAACCCTCATGAACCACAATCCCAACAAATTTATATTACTACTGCGGGATATCAAGGCACTTTTGCTTACGATAAGCTAGTTGAAATTCTCTGTAGAAGTGTCCTTGAGCCAGATAAATATTTCGTCCTCGGTGGAACTTATAGAATTCCATTATCATGCGGCCTCACAGCGCAAAAGCAGATTGAGGACGTTATTAACTCTCCTTCATTTAGTAAAGAGTCATTTGAACGTGAATATGAGAGTAGATGGAGTGATGCCCCGGCGGGTGCCGCATTTTCTCCAAACTTAGTAAGTTCCTTACGACAAGTTAAAGTTGTCGAGTTAAAAGACAAACTTACAGAAGCACAAAAAGAAAAAGATGCATTCTATGCGATCTGCGCCGATATGGCTAAAGATGGTTCTGCAGATACCGCAGTTGGTATTGCTAAAGTCATCCCAGGTGATCACTATTTTACATATAAATTTATCAATTTATTAACTATACCATCTACCGACTTCTTAGTCGTCGCTAATACCTTTAAAAAGCTCGTCCTTCAATATAATGCTAAACTATTGATTTACGATGCTAACGGTGTTGGTGCGGGTATCCGTGACTGGTTAAATAAAACTACAACAGATGAAACTGGCTATCCATTAGAAGGACTTGGAATTATAAACCCGCCAGCATCCGCGGAAAAAGATATTATTCGTTATCCAAAGGATAAGACCATCTGCTATGAAATCAAATCAGGCGGAAAAATTGGCGAACAAATACACTGGTTCTTTTTCTCAAGAATGAGTACCGGCGCAATTACATTTCCAATTAAGTTGGCAGATGCTTTAGCACTTTATTCAAGAAATAAATCTTTTGCATCAATGAGTATGCGCAAACAACATGAATTTATGATGCCGTTCAAAACAATGGATTTAATGGAACAAGAACTTAAAAATCTCGACATCGTTAATACTTCTGACCAAATGAGTAACTCCCTAAAAATTGTCCGTCGTAACGCGGCAATTCAAAAGGACTTCTTCTCTATGGCAGAATACTTGGTCTATGCTTGTAATCAATATTTTGAGTTGGACTATTATAAACGCAGACGTGAACGCAGTAAGAAACGCGTGATTGCTATTTTTGACTAATTAAGTGGAAGAGATTAACATCTATATAGAAAGGTGTAATTATGGCTGAAAATAAAGCGAATTTTAAAATAAATAGAATTAACGATTTAAAAGATCTCTACTCTGATGAAGTATCTACCAGACGTAGATTAAATCAAAGTATTGGTTCATCTGAATTACCAAAGAATGCGGCGGCAGTCCGTGATCTTTTACAAAAGGCGATTACAGATAGATCTAATGTTGTAAAACTTTCTAAAGAACTTTACGCAAAGAATCCTATTTATGCATCTATTATCAATTATCTCTCCAATATGTATATGTGGAGATACACAGTTACACCGCATAAAACATATAAAAAATCGAAAATTAAAGACAGCAAAAAGCCAAAAGAAGCTGATTACATGTTAATGTATCATCAAATGCTTGAAGTTGTCGATGGATTATCAATTGAAACAAAGTTTCCATCAATTTTAACTCTTTTATTTACTAGTGGTGCAGTTTATCTCACTACATATTGTGATGAAGAGTCCATTACTATTGATAGTTTATTACTTCCAGATAAGTATTGTCGCAAAATTGGTGAAACACAATATGGGTCTGCAATTATTCAGTTTGACTTCAGTTATTTCCAAGATTTAGGTTTAACTAAAGATCAACTTAATGAATATTTCAAAAGCTTCCCAAAAGAATTTAAGTCAAAATATGCTAAATATCTTAAAGATTCTAATACTCGTTGGCAGACTTTAGACCCACATTTCTCAACTGGTATTCTATTAAATGACTATAGTATTCCAACTTATTTCTATCTTTTAGGTGGTATTCTTGATTATGAAAAATATCAAGACAATGAACTTGAAAGAAATGAAAATTTATTAAAGTATATTGTTGTTCAACAAATGCCGATTTATCAAGATAAATTAGTATTTGAAATGGACGAAGTTAAAGCCTTACATAATTCCTTAAAGAAAAAGATTGAAAAGAGCGACAAAGTTAACTTAATGACTACTTTTGGCGAAGCTAAGGTATTAAAAGTTTCTGAAAATGATACCGTTGCAAATGAAGTTCTATTAAAAGCCTTCAAAGCAATCTTCAATAATGCCGGCTTCAATAGCGGAATCTTCACTGCCGAAAGCGTCCAAGCTCTTAAAATGTCATTAATCCGCGATAAAGGAATGGTTTGGAGATATGTATTAGCTCTCTTAAATTTCTATACTATCGCAATCAATAATTGATTTGATTTTAAGGGGTATGAGGCCGATATTGATATTTTACCAATCTCGCCATATACTTATGACGATGATATAAAGATATATAAGGATAATGCTACACTTGGTGTTGGCAAACTTAATTATATCGTAGCATCAGGTATCAAACAAAGAGACATTGAAGGATGTTTCGAACTTGAAACCTTCTTAAAACTAGACCAAATTACTCCTATGCAGACTTCTTATACTCAAACTGCAGTAGATAGAGAAAAAGAAGATACAAAGGATAATGGTAAGGAAGATGAAACCGATCCAGCTGAGATTGAGCCATCAGTTAAGAAAGGAAAGAAATCTTCTACTGACGAGGAATAATAATGAAAAAGCAAACTATTAACTTTAGTTGGCCTGCTACCTTATCAGACTTCTCGACAGATAGTTCCCAAGAGAATTTCACACGTGGAAAGCTTAAAGTTTTCTACAAAGGTGAAACTGCAGATCATCGTTATTTCTCAAATGAGTTCAGTGAAGAACTCGTAAAATCATTACCTTATACTCCTGTTGTAAGTCATTATGACGCTGAAAAGGATGATTTTGTGGGTCATGCAACTGAACAAGACATTTACGGAATCGTTGATCCTTGTGTCGAACCTTCATTTGAAGAAGATGAAGACGGCAAATCTTGGTGTGTGTGCGATGTGGTTCTTTACACAGAACGCCCAGATAAGGTTGGCGAAATTGCAAAGAAGATTATTGGTCATAAACAATCTCTTGAACTTGACCCTAAAACAGTTAAGTACACTGTTAATTATGACGAAAAGAGGCACTTTAAAAACATTGAATTCACTGCAGGAACATTCATTGGTGTTAGTGTCTTAGGCGAAGATCAACGCCCTGCATTCACTGGTTCTGAGTTCTTCAATTATAATGAAGACTTCTCTAAAAAGATGGAAATCCTCAGAAACTACTGTGAACGAAAAAATGATCAAGTAGACACTGGAGGCAGTCAAATGAATTTGCAAGAATTTATGAAGCTCTCCTGAGGTGACATTTCTTCAAAGGTCGACGAAGCCCTTATGCAAGAATATGGCGAAGAAGCCTACACCTACATTGTCGATATGTTCGAAGATAGCGCGATTGTTCGTTTCTATTCTTATATCGACGGTACTTGTAAGTTAATGCGTGTTAAATATTCATGTACAGCAGAGGGTGTAGTTACTCTCGGTAATGTCAATGAAGTTCACGTCGTATATGAAGACGTTGTAACTGCATCTAGCACAGCTACTGTGACAGAAGAAACAGGCGTAGAACAAACCACTCCTGAAGAAGTTACACAAGCTACTACTGAAGTAGTTGAATCAACCGCGGAAGTTGTCGAATCAACTGCAGAAGTCGTAGATTCTGAACCTAAAGTTGAAGAACCATCTCCTGAAGTCGTAAACGCGGAGACTACAGTAGAGACTACAACTGAAGTAACAGAAGAAACTGCAAACGAAGGACCGGTTGCCGCTGCCTGTGACAGCGAAGCTGCAAGTGCAGCGCAAGTTTCAAACGCTGAAGTCACTGAAGTCACTGAAAACGTTACGAAAGTGAGCGTAGAAAATGAAGAACCAAAACAAGAAGAGAATTCAAGTTCTACCTCATTTACTGAAAGTGAAAGAGCAGAATTTGAAACCCTTAAAAGAGAAGAAAAAATCGGCTTAATTAACTCTTATAAGGATAATTTGTCTGAAGAAGAATATAATAACTTCATGGCTTCTGTTGATATGAAGTCTAAAGACGAACTCGAAGTTGAACTCTTGAAAGCATATAAACAATATGCTGAAGAAGAGCTCAAAAAACCTAGAGCCGAAAGAGCATTCTCTTTTGCTCCTATTCTAAATATTAAAGAGAAAAAACAAGATTCACTAGACTCATGAGTTCAAAAGAACTTATAGTTTATAGAAAGAGGTATTATAAATGATTATAGATTATTTACCAACATACCATCAAGTAGAACCAAATACCCTCAAGGGTTTACAACCAGGTTTCGTTGTCTCACAAATGAATATTGCTTCATCAGCAACTGCAGCATTACTCACAAGAGACGGAAAAATGGAAAATGGTCATATTTGCGGAATTAGCGCAGATGGTATCGTCAAAGCTGGTAGTGATACAAAGGTCTTATTCCTTCACTACACAGAACCTTTAAATACATTATTCAAAGGAGACAGATTCTTTGCTGTTAATCCTAAAGAAGAATGCCCACGTCTTGTTCAATTAATTCCAGGTGATGAATGGATGTCAGATATGGATCCATCAGATGTTTGTATCGAAGGCCGTATCGTTGAAATCTCAACATCAGTTGAACAATATGGACAAGATGATTTCTATGAATGCAGTGAATTAGCAGATGGCACTAGTGCACATCACTATATGTTCATCGGTTAATTAGAGAGGTAGAGTACAATGGAAAAAGAATTTAAATTAGGTCTTATTGCAGCCCTTACAAATACACCAAGTGCTAACTTCTCTGCTGAAGACGTTAACACAGCTGCAGTCAATGCAATCATGAAAGAATTAGGACTTGATGAAAACTCAAGCCCAAGAGAAATTCGTGCAAAAGAAGCTGATGCATTCGCATTAATCGAAGAAGCTGTTGATGAAATCTTACCAAAGAAATTACAAGCAGTTCTTGGCGAATACGCAGAAGTCAAATCATTCGCACGTGATGCTGAAGTTCTCTTCAACATTGAAAAAATTGGAAAAAATCGTGCTAAATTAACAATTTCAAGAGGTTCACGTGCTGGTATCTATCGTGCAGCAAGACTTGATTCAAGATACTTTGGTCTTGAAACACACGTCGAAACTGTCGGTGTATTCTGCACACTCGAAGAAATTATTCTTGGCACAATGTCATTAGGCGAACTCTTCTCCAACGTTCTCGAAGGATTTGAAGAAGCCGTCTATAAAGAAGTCTTCGACGCTTTAGCAGCAGGCGTAGGTGCTGCAGGTCGTGGAGCAATCAAACCAGAAGCAACAACAAAATCTGCTTTAGGTGCTGCACTTGATAAAGTTTTACCAAAAGTAAAACAATACGGTGTCCCAACAATCTTCGGTTCATTCGAAGCATTAGCAGACCTCTGGAATGATGGTGTTTCAGGACATCCAGAACTCGAAGATGCAAAAGATCGTAGACAATACGGAATTATCAAACTCTATAAGGGTGTCCGTGTCGTTGAATTACCAAACTACTTAGTTGATAGTTCAAATGAAAAATGGATCTATGATCGTAAATATGTCTTCGTACTTCCATCTGGTGCAAAACCAGTCAAAGTAGCTCTTAAAGGCGAAATGTACATTAAAAAGAACACCAACGCAGTTGGTTCTGAAAAATGGGAAGCACACAAGATTATCGGTGTCGGTGTTGCAATGGCTAACAACTATGCTGTCATTGAACTCAACGATGCAGATTTACAATAGTTTAAGCAATTAAACTCCAAGGGGGAAGGAGCTTATCTCCTTCCCCTTATTTAAATTATAGAAAGGAGACATGAAAACATGTCTGAACAAATTAAGGTATTTAAACTTAAAAAAGTTACACCAAAAGATGTTATCTTTATACTACGTCCATTAAGTAACCCATCTTTATCTAGAGTAATCAGTCTTACTGATCGTAATCCTTATCAAATGTTGCCACTCGATTGGGCATTAGGTGTCTTTAATGATGATGGTAACTATAGTCTCTATAAAAAAGGCTATATTACCTTTGATAAAAATGAAGAACTAGTTAAAGAAGCTTATGCAGCCGGAGCATACTTCAGTGAAGTATTAGAGTTCGAACCTGCTAAAGAAGGACAATCTGATAAGATTTTAGAAATCCTTAAAGGTGGAAACCGTAGTGCAATTGAACAAGCTAATAAAGATTTCGGTAAAGATGTAGTTAAGAGCGTTGCTATCGAACATGCATCTGAATTATCAATGGGTGTTGTAAATATGCTTGAAAGTATCTTCAAGTGCCAACTCATCATTGATGGTGACTTACAAGAAGAAGTTAATGATTAATTAAAATAATTTTAGGGAGGCATAAACAATGCAAGTTTGAGACGATGTATTATATCCTTCATTTAGGGCAATTATTCGTGGTGAATACTATGGAGTAATTACAAGAGAAGATATTGATGAAGAATGTTTTAATCTTGCGGTTCGTGCTATTAACACATTCAAATTCCCTAGAATTTCAACTGACTATATTACTTTCTATGCGGTGAGAAACGCCGATAATGAGTTAGAAGAGGTTGATCCAGTTGAAATTCCAGAGGCGATTCCTCATGGTTACTTCAAAAACGATCTTACTTCTGCTGAATTAGACGTTCTCATCGCATGAATGAAAGTATATTGGTGTGAGAATCAGATATCCAATGCAGATAATTTCGAAGATATCTATACTGACTCCAATATTAAGACATATTCTCGTGCAAATGCTGTTGATAAAAATATGAAATTAATGGCAGAATTCAGAAAATATGCGCAAGAATTAGAAACTAGATATAGTAGAGTCCGCAATTACTCTCCTACAATAGGAGGAATTAATGGCGATGAGTAGTTTTGATAGATTTCAAAGACTCAATCAAAAAAGACAAGAAGCTCAAGCCAGTTTGGGTAGTCATTTTATTTTTAAAGGATATCCATCAGTAAAAATTCAAAGTGATGCGGACGAAGAATTAGAAATCCAAGCCGCAGTAGTTAATCAGCAAGAAAAAGATAAAGCATATATCTATACTCATCTTGAAGATGGTCTTCCAATCGGAAGTACATGAAATGCGAAATCTTTACATTGATTAATTGCGGAAGAAATAGTGACTATAAAAGATGTAAACTGACATAAGTATATGTCTTTTTTGTGCAATATCAATATAGAAGATATTTGGGGTTATTTTAAAGGTCCTGAAAAAACCTATATGAATATTGAAAAAGACAGAGACGTGTCTCTTGAGTCTTTACAAAAACCAGTTTTAGTTTTACCAGAAGGTTATTTAGCATTTGGTGATAAGATTGTTATTAAAGGACGTCCTTGATTAGTCCAAGAATATGATGCAATTAGTTCACCAGGTATTGTTTATTATTCTCTAAGAGCAACAACAGTTTCAAAAGAAGTAATGGATGAACATGAAGGTGAAGATGTATTTATTGAATATAATGAAGATAAAACAACTTCAATTCCAGTTGAACCAGAACGTTCACCAATTCCTGGTAAAGCATATGTTTCCAATAATATGGATATTACTGTTTCAACCGAGGAAGGATATTTCAAGGCAGATAAAGCAGTTAAAATTAAAAAACATACAGCCACAGAAGTTGTATTCTTCTTACCTTTTGGTATAAAAGAAGTAGAAGTTTTAACAAAGTATCAAGGTGAAGTTGAAACTCGCACATATAAAGTACAGGAGAATTAATTATGAGTAAGCTACGTAATATTAAAAATGCAGTATTCGAAATTGCTCAATTAATTGGTGCGAATGATGAGGTTGTTCGCCTAATTGTTAACGATGGTGATAATCCTTTAGAAACTCCTGTTAGTAAAACAATTAATGATTTAATTTCAGAAAAATATATTGCCCTTTATACGCCAACTGAAAATGCGATTGAAAATTTTGGCCGCAATACATTTATTGCAATTGTTGTAGATAGTGTTTCATTAAAAACAGCAGACAATAATTCAAGAGCATCTATTTCAGTTTATGTAAGTACTGATTTAGCGCACACACTAATTAAAGGTAATAGAAATCGTCTTTTAGAGACATGTGATAGAATTGAAACCACTCTTGAAGGGTCAAAGCTATCTACTGCAGGAATTATTTCCGTTACATCAATTCAACACGTTATGTTATCAGAATTACATGATGCCTATAAAATAAATTGTAACTTGTCCGATCAAGCTGCAAGAAAGGCGGAAATTTAATGAAAATAGAATCAAATTATAGTATTTCAAGACTATTTATAACAAAAGAAATTGAAATTACGATAGATAACAAACAATCATTTATTATTATTTTAAGACCAATTAAAGATTTATTCTTAGATAAAGATTGAAATATCGCATATCATCTTTGAACAGCATCTGGTGAAAAACTTCAACAATTATTGCCGTTAAAAGATAAGGAACCGACTCCTTATGATATATTGAAAGTTATTTTCTTTACTATTGGTCAATATGATAAGTATCGAAAATATTATGATATATTCTTCAAAAAGATTAAAGAACTAATACCAGGAATTGAAATCGATTTAGGACATAAAGAGATAAAAGTAAATGATATTAGTATTACAGAAGAAATTTGAGAATATGTTATATATTTATTAAAATTATCTAATGGGGAAAGGGTAGAAAAACCTCCTACCTTTGACTCTGAAGAAGCAAGGCAATTTTATTTGGCTCAGAAAGCAGCAGAAGAGAAAATCAAAAAGATTAAATCTCAAAAAGAGGGAGATGCAAATGCTCTCGCCAAAATTATGCTTTCAATAACTTATGCTTTCCCTTCTTTAACCTTTGATTATCTTTATAATCAAACAATGGCTCAAATTCAATGACTCCAAAAGCATGCCGCTGGAGCAATGTCTTATGAGGTAAATGCGAAAGCATTTGCGGCAGGAAACGTAAAGAAAGGCAAGAAATTGGATTTCTTTATAAAGTAATAGTGAGGTTATAAAAACAACTATGGCTGATAATTTAAAAATTTCTAGATTAGGCGGCGGTGGTGCAGACTTCCAACAAATGATTCAACGTTTTGGCGTTGTTACAGTCATGAACGCACGTGTTTATGAACCACTCACTGCAGAAGGTTTCGAAGGTAAAGATGCCGTTGAAATTTTAGCAGAATATCGTCAAGGTAGTGATTGGAAAGCACCTATTTGCAGATTAGATACATTAAAAATTGCAAATGCTACCCAAGAAGGTCCTTCAAAGACAGTCTCAGGTGGACAATACAGCAATCCTTTAATTAAATTCGGCAAATCTATGAGACTTGAAATGCAAGATGCATTAGGAAGTGCAGCAGCAATGGATGCCCTTTGTGGTACAGTTTCTGAGGCCTCTGCAGCATCAGGTCAAGTTAGTTATGCTAGTGTTTATGGCATTCATGTTACAGAAGACTTCAATGGTCCAAAAACCATTATCGGTGATACATTCTTCATCGATCAAAAAACTGGACAACAAGTCAAAGCATTAATTGTTTTCTATCAATTCTTACCAGATTCAATCTTCAATCTTACACAAGATGCAGAAGGTGATGCAACAGTATTTGATATGAATGGTGACTTATTAACAACAAATATTACTGTTCATGATATTAATGGCGGCGACTTAGTCCATGGTGTCTTCTATTCAATCGTTGACCCAACACAACTTGCTTAATTTAATAAACTAATTATCTAAGACTACCTTCGGGTAGTCTTTTTTATTACCTTTAATTTGCTTAACTTCTTTAAATCCTCTATACTTTTATGTATCAAAGGAGATTTATATGAAAGATAGCATCATAGTATATTCTTCAGCTACTTGTCCCAAGTGTAAAATATTAAAAATGGAGTTACATAGTCGTGGCATTGAGTTTGAAGATTGCCAAGACATTGAAAAAATGACTTCATTAGGAATCACCCATGTACCAGTAATGTCCATTAATGGACAACTTTTTGACTTTAAGTCAGCAGTTGGATGATTAAAGGGACGAGGAGAATAATATGCAACAAGACACAATTGAAAACAAGATAGCTTTCATGCGCAAATATATGAAGGCTCAAAATGCGGCCACAGGCAGTGACGTTGACGCCAATGCTAATGTCGCGTCTAAGAATATTGCCACTATGGCGGCAGAATTACCAAAGAAAGATATTATCGCACTTAATCGTGAATTAATGCGATTAAAATTAATAGAGCTTTATGACGACGATTTAGCACACAGATATGAGGCAGATTTAGCGCATCATACCATTTATAAACATGATGAAACCTCTATCTTCCCATACTGTTGTTCTATTTCACTTTATCCATTTTTACTCGATGGTCTTACCAAAATTGGTGGAAGTTCAACCGCACCAAAACATTTAGATTCCTTCTGCGGTTCATTCATCAATTTAATGTTCTTAGTAGCAGGGCAATTCGCGGGCGCAACAGCCACTCCAGAATTCCTTACCTACTTCGACCATTTTGCTCGAAAGGACTATGGTGAAGATTATATCCATCATCTTGATGATGTGGTAGAACATTGGTGCGATAAAGAAGTTACATTGCGCGAGAAACTTGAACATTACTTTGCGCAAATTGTATATACAATTAATCAGCCTGCGGGCGCACGTGGGTATCAATCACTCTTCTGGAATATCGCCTATTTTGATCATGATTACTTTGAATCAATCTATAATGACTTCGTGTTCCCAGACTTTGATGAACCAAAATGGGAAACAACTAAAGAACTTCAAAAATTCTTTATGAAGTGATTCAATGCAGAACGTCTCAAAAATCTTCTAACATTCCCAGTAGAAACCGCCAACATGCATACAGTTAATGGTGAGTATGCAGATAAAGAAATGGCAGATTTCTTTGCTCAAATGTGAGCTGAAGGCGCATCATTCTTTATGTATCAAAGCGATAGTGTAGATTCACTTTCCTCCTGTTGTAGGCTCCGCAACGGCATTGAAGACAACATCTTCTCTTATACTCTTGGTGCCGGTGGGATTATGACAGGTTCAAAAGGGGTAATTACACTAAATCTTAACAGAATTGTGCAAGATTGGCACAGAGATAATGCATTAGCCTTTGAAAAAGAATCATTATCGCTTTATATTGAGAGAATAGTTAAAAGAGTTCACAAGTATTTAACAGCATTCAATTCAATTATTTGAGAATATAAAAATGCTGGGCTATTAACTATCTTCGATGCAGGATTTATTGACTTAGATCGTCAATATCTTACAATCGGCATTAATGGGTTTGTTGAAGGCGCGGAATTCTTAGGCATTGATATTAACCCAGATGATGAAAGATATCAACGTTATGCGGAAGAAATCTTAGGAACAATTAAAAGACTTAATCTTGAAGATAGAACAGATAAATGTAAGTTCAATACAGAATTTGTTCCGGCAGAATCACTTGGCTGTAAAAATGCCAAATGAGATAAGAAAGACGGTTATAAAGTTCCAAGAGATTGCTATAATAGCTACTTCTATATTGTTGAAGATGAAAATGTTGATCCAATAATTAAGTTCCGCTATCAAGGAATTAAATTCACTGGTTGTTGTGACGGCGGTTCAGCTCTCCACAATAACTTGGATGAACATCTATCAGCTTCACAATACCGCATCTTAATGGATGTCGCAGTTAAAGAAGGTTGTAATTACTTTACCTATAATATTAAGAATACCATCTGTAATAAATGCGGATACATTAGTAAACATACTCTTGATAAGTGTCCAAAATGCGGAAGTACAGATGTAGATTATGGTACAAGAATTATCGGTTATCTTAAACGTGTTTCGTCCTTTAGTGCTGGTAGACAGGTCGAAGAGAGGTTAAGAGCATATAATAGCTTAAATAAATAATATGATAAAATATGAAAGCTCATTGGTAACTTTTACGGAAGTACCAGATGAAATTAGTCTTTGCCTAAACATAACAGGATGTCCTTGTAACTGTGAAGGGTGTTTCGAACCTTGATTGAGAGAGGACTATGGGAAGGAATTAGATAGCGCGGTTTTAGAAGCTGAAATAGCTTCTCACGCGCACATTACCTGTGTATGCTTTTTAGGAGGAGATAACAGATATCAGGAATTAGCAGATTTAATTAAAGAAGCTAAAGCTAAGCATCCAGACTTAAAATTTGCGATGTACAGCGGAATTCCTGGTATGGTTGAATTGGTTGGACAGTATTTAGATTATTATAAGGTTGGCCCTTATGATCCTGAATGCGGCCCGCTTAATAAAAAGACTACTAATCAAAAATTCTTTAAGAAAGTAAAGGGAGAATGGGTGGATATAACTTATCGTTTTCAAAAGGAGAGAGTCTAATGACTCTCTTTTTCTGTGAAATTGACTATTTCCATTATGGTCGTTATACTATAACTAAGGTGTATAAGCATGAAAACATACAAAATTGGAAATAAAGTTAATGCGATAATTCGTGCATATAGCGCGGGAAACTTCGTAACGGAAATGACATATGATAATGAACCATATACAATTATTAAGGGAGTTTCTGTTGATTTAACTTTTAAATCTAAGGATTCATTAGCAAAAACTCAAGATAAACAGCTATTAACTTTTAATCATGACCAATTAAGTCAAGTTAATATTAAAGACGTTGAATTAAATGATAAAATTCTTAATTTAATTTATAATAAAAATGAGGATGCGCCTTTATGTACAAAAGCAGAAAATTATACATCTAGTGGAAATACAATTTACTTAAATACTGAAGGAACAATCTATCAAGTATTTGTTTATGATGATGAAGGTGAACTTGAATCTGCATATGGAAGTTATGAAGGATCGACCTTAACAGTCGAAAAAGAAAATAGTTCTTATCTAATTGTATATAGTTATGTGGGAGAAAAATCATTCTTCCTTAGTAAGCCACAGAACTTCTATTGTACAGTTGATTTAGAAGTTATAGGTAATATTGATGATGAAACATCAAATATGTATATACATATTGATAAATGCGGAATTAAAGTAGATCATAGTATGTATTTTAATCAATCAGCGAATGCGGTTGATTTATCATTAATTGTATTAGATACAGGTAATGATTATATAACAGTAGAATAATTCAATGAAAGGAGAATAGTATGACAAACGTTGAATTAAAAAATAAAGTAGAAGAAATTGTTGCAATTGAGGACTATTTTGACAGAGCAATTGCAATCAGTAATTTTGATAAAGAATATAGAGGAAGTGATTTCTTTAAAGTCACGAAAAAACCTCTTAAAGAAGTTATTGAAGAATATATTAAAATGAAAATAACTGAACCAGCAGGAATTAAAAAGGCGATTCAAAAAATTATTGATGGATTAAATTTTGATAATGCTAAATCAGTTATTGATGAATTAGGTAAAACTTTTGGACAAGAAAATGAGGAACTCTTAAGTTCTCTCTCTGAATTAAAAGATCTTATTAAATAATATTTTGATAAGTTGGAGGGTATATGGCTGAAGTAGTAGAACTACAAGTTAAATTAGATGAAGCTAAAACTGCTCGAGAAAATATTGTTAAGGCGGGCGGTTTTTCTGGTGTAGCTGGAGCTAAAAATTTAGCTAAACTTGATAACTTGTTAGGATCTATGAGTAAAATGGATCTTGGCAACTTAAAAGGGAAAGATTTAGATAATTTTTTAAACGCACTTGGTAAGGTTAGAAGTCTTTTAGATTCCGGCGCAAAAAGTTTAACTAATTATAGTAAGGCATATACTGCACAACAACAAAAAACTCATGAAGCGAATGTAAAATTAACAAAAAGCCAAGACCAATTAAATGAGGCACTTCGTAGACAAGAACAAGCATTACAGAACTATAAAAAAGCATTAAGCGGCAAAGATAAATACGGTTTTTTTGAAAAAGATACTGGTAAAAAAATACCTAATAGTCAATATAACCGAATTGCAAAGCAATATGAGGCTGGTAATTTAGGAATACAAAGTGGAGAAACCAAGTTATCTGGGCAAACTTATCAAAATGCTGTCAAAGGACTAGGATTGGCAGAGCTTGCTAGCGCAAATCAATCTGTTAATATATCAGAACAAATTGTTAAAGCAGATAAAGTTGCGCTTGATGCTGAAGAATTAAAACTATCTCAGACTCCTACTGGAGGTACCGCGAGTCCAGTTGCTGTAGAAACCTTTGCTCAATCACAAGAAGCAAATAAATTCATAGCGAATACTAAAGCGAATGAGGCTGCAAAAACTAGAGCAGCTACTAATTTAAGTGCGCAAGATATCGAAGATACTACTAAAGCCTTAGATAAGCAAGGCTCTTCTTTAGGAAAAGCTTTTAAACATTTTACTCTTTATGCTATTGCCTTAAGAACTGTTAAAAAAGCCGTTAGAGAAGCAGTTAAAACTGTTAGAGATTTAGATAAATATTTAACAGAGCAAGCAATGGTTACTGGTAAAACTCGTAAGGAAACTTATGGTCTTTTAACTTCGTATCAAGCATTAGCAAAACAACTTGGTTCAACAACAAAAGAAGTTGCAGGTGTTGCAACTCAATATATGCGTCAAGGTAAATCAACTGAAGAAGCATTAAAATTAACAGAAGCGGCCGTTTCAGCTGCGAAAGTTGCTGGTATTAGTGCTAGTGAATCAGTTTCATATTTAACTACTGCATTAAACGGCTTTCAACTTTCTGCTAATGAAGCTATGAGAGTTTCAGATAAGTTTGCAGCTATCGCGGCGCAATCAGCTTCTTCTTATGAAGAATTAGCTATTGCTTTAAGTAAAGTTGCATCTCAAGCCAACTTGGCGGGTATGTCTATTGATTATACTACTGCACTTTTGGCAAAAGGTTTAGAAACCACTCGTGAAGCTCCGGAAACAATCGGTACTGCTTTAAAGACTGTTATTGCTCGTATGCGTGAAATGGGGGATTATGGTTCTACCCTTGAAGGAGATACTGATGTTAATAATGTTGAAACACAATTGGCATACGTTGGAATTGCTTTAAAAAACAATAGAGGAGAATTACGTTCAACCGAAGAAGTTTTGGATGAACTTGGACATAAATGAGATGAGTTAAGTGTTAACCAACAAGCTGCTATTGCTAAAGCTTTAGCTGGTACTCGTCAACAATCACGTTTAATTGCTATGATGCAAGATTATGAACGTGTTACTGAATTGCAAGATATTGCGCAACGTTCTCAAGGTGCTACATTGGCACAAATGGAAACTTATTTAAGTGGTATGGATGCTGCATTGAATAAGGTTAGCGTTGCTTGGGAAAAAATTGTTACTGCAGTTGTTGATAGCGAATCTATTATTAATCTTATTAATTTTGTTGCTAATTTTTTAGAAACATTATCTGAATTTTTAAGTACGGATTGGGGTTTAGAAGCAACATTAACGGTTGTTGCGGCATTAACAGCCGCTACTCTTGGTAATAAATTACAAGAACTTATTGCATCAAAAGAAATGCAAAAGTATGAACAAGCTGCATTAAAAATAAAACTACAAAAACGTCAAGCAGTTCTTCAAGAGCAAATTGCTGCAAAACAATTATTAATTGATGAAAAGAAACAAACAGGTGAAGAGAAAAAGCAGCTTGCTTTAAAAATTATTCAAGAAAAATTAGATAAAAACGAAATAACAGCAGATCAGGCTGCTATACAACGGGCACAAATTGATTTAGATTACGCAAAAGACGGTCTTACTTTAGAGGCAGAACAAGCGGAGCTCAAAGCAGAAGCTTTATCTAATGAAACCCAACTTACAGAACTTGGTGCAACTCAAATTAGTCAATATGTTGGTATGGCTAGTACGATCGGTGTAATTGGTGGTGGCATTATGTCACTTGTTACAGGTTCTCAGGCATGGTTGGTTGCAACAACATTAATTGGAGTAGCTTTAAAAGGAATTCCTATTTTAATTAAGGCTATTACCCTTGCTCAAAAAGTATCTAATAAAGAAAAAGGAAAAGGCATGTTTGCAGGTATTGTAAGTGCTTTTTCATCAGCAGGTATTCCTGGAGTAATCGCCGGTATTGCATTAGCAACTGCTTTAGTTGCTGGACTAGGTCTTAGTATTTTTGCCGTAGCATCTGCAGCTATTAAAACTCAAAAATCTACAGATGAAGAAATTAATAGCATGTCTGCATCAATTTATAATCTTGAAAAAAGTGCATCAGCGATAGATACTGTTGTATCTAAATTTGAGGATCTTGATAATAAAGTTATAAAGACTAAAGAAGATATTGATGCAATGAATGATGCTCTCAACTCTGCTTCAGATAATTTAAGCACAGTTAAAAGTAAGGATGAAAAAATCAAGAGTAAAGATGATAAGAATTATAAAAAACTTAAAGAAAAAGAAGCAGCGGGAACTGCCACTAAAGACGAACTAGATGCAATTTGATCTGCAGAGCATGATGGTCAAAGCAAACGTGAATGATATCAAAATCTTTCTAGTGATGCAGAAAAGAAAGCTTTTTTAGAAGCTGAAAGCAAAGCTAATAAAGAAGCAGCAGATAAAATTCGTGACGCTCAAATGAAAGATATTGATGCTGCACTTCAAGAAAAGGATAAAGAAGGCAATGCCAAACATAAAATAGAAGATTATGCTTCAGAAATTAATGCTGCTGTAAATGCAAAACTTTATGATGCAGCAGACGCTACTGGATCATCAAGGGGCGCAGTAAACGTTGTTCAATCTTTAATTGGACAAATGTCTGCACAAGATCAAAGAATTTTATATGACAAGCCAGAAGAGATTTCTAGAATGTTGAATCAAGTTGAATCAGCAACTATGAAAATTAATGGAGAAGAGAAAAAAATCGCAGATATTCTTGAATCTGATGATTATTCTTTTGCAGAAAAAGTTCGAGCTTATACTCAAATGATGCAAACCTTTGGTGCAGACAGTAAAATAGGAAAAGCTTTTGAATCATTATATCATGGACTAAGTGATTTAATTAAAGTTACTAATGGTAATACCGATTCTCTCTTAAAATATATAGACGCTCTTAGTATTACAACAGATAAAATTAATGATTTCCAAGGAACGATGTCTGAACTTGGTTATGGAAATAAATGAAAAAACATTTTTAATGATTTAGCCAATTTTACAGATATAGAGACTGGAATAGTAGATATAGAAGCTATCATTCATAAGAATTTTAGTAATATTAATAAAGATAGTGAAGAGTACGCGAAGATATTAAATACTATTGAAAAACTTATCGGCGAGTCTGCATTAAATATTGGTCAAAACATGACTAAGACTCAAAATCAAATTAGTAGCGTCTATGAAACAGCAACAAAATGATCAACAATGTCTGCAGCAGACCAAGCGAGTTTTTTAAGTGAAAACGCAAAATTATTCAAAGATAATCCTGATTTATATAGAGCATTCCAAACAGGAGATTTTGCGAAGATCGAACAAGCTCTTAGAAATACAAAATCATTACAAGATGACATAGCACAACAAATTAAAGTTATTAATTCGCAACTTGCGATCGAAGAAGCAAGAGCCGACGCAGATAAAGATGAGGCTTTAATCCAATATCTTAAAGATCAAAAAGCTGCATTAGAAAAAGAAGAAGATTTTTATAAAGCATCTCTCGATTTGCGTATTGACCAAGAAAAACGTCAATTAGATATATATAAAGAATATCTTAAAAAGCAACAAGACGCACTTACAAGTGCACTTGAAAAGCGAAAAGATGCATATCAAAAATACTTTGATGCAATTAATCAAGAAGAAGAAGATGAAGAATATGAAAAACAAGCCAATATGCTTGCTTCTAATCTTTCTAAACTTGCTTCATCTGACAACGCCGCATCAAAGCAACAATCCAAAGAACTTGAGAAACAACTTCAAGAATTAGAGAATGAAAGACTAAAAGAATTACGTCAAAGAGCGCAAGAAGCAGTACTTCAAAATCTTGATGATCAAGTAGAGGAAATTAATAAGAAGTTTGATAAACTTCTTGAAAATAACCAACAACTTCTTGCGGCAATGCTCGTTGATGAAACCAATAAAGATGAATTTATTGGTAATATAGTTTCTTCTTCGTTAGAAGGAATGACTGCGAACGAAGCACAAAAATGATTAACAGAAGATTTTATGACTACATTTGGTTCATTGCTACCGAAAGAAGCATTACAAGAGATTGAAAATAAAACAACGCAATATATTACTAGTATTACAGCAAATGGACAAAACATATCATTAGATCAAGATCAACAAAACAGATTATATGATATTATAATGGCCGCATTACAGCAAATTGGATATAATTAAAAATAAAGAGGCGAATTAAATGGCATTAAATTTCTCAAAACTAGATAACAATACTACAATTGTTAAAAATCCTTGGCATGATGTCGAGATTAGTGAAACTACTCAAAAACGTCGTAACCAACTAAAAAGCGGAATTGATGATTTCGCCTCTTTTACTTGGAGAGGAATTGATGCTTTTGACGTCTTCGGCGCTTTTATTATTAATGATAAAAATAGCCTTAAATTTTATAATGGTCCAACATATTCTAATTCCTATACAAAACCGCAGTTTGATTCCGCATATGGTCAATTAACTGGCATTACTTTCAATGTTCAGAAGATTGATTTTAAGATTGGAGTTTACTGAATCAGTGAGCATCATTATAGACGTTTAATCAACTGATTAAATCCATATGAAATTAATACTTTAACTTTTGGCTTTGAACCTGATTATTTTTATCAAGTTAAATTAGCTTCTGTTGAAGATGGAACTAGATATATAGTAGGAAGAGAAACAGATGAAAATGGTTCATATCCTATGTATTATACGGAAATGAAACTTTCTTTTGAAGTTCAAGGACCTGCATGCGCATATCATAGAGCAAGATATGAATGCGAAGAAATTGATCATGGAACCCCAGAAAGAGAAGACGATAGTTCATCAGTTTATTATATAACTTCAACACATATTTTTAGCAACAAGCAAGAAGCCCCAAATTCAGATATGGCAGTTCCTATTGAAGTTGTAATAAGAACAAAATTATATGGAGATGTAGAAAATCAAGATAATTTGTTCTTTAATATTATTTTAGAGGCTCAATATGGAGATAATGCTTTAATTCCATTGTTTGATATATCTTTTAAAAATCAGACTTTTTCGACTGATAATCCACAAAGTTTAGATATAAAATATGAATCAGAATCAGGATTACTATTACTTAATGTTGGTGATTCAGAATATGTTTTATTAAATCAATTATCTACATCTAATTATGGTAAACGTATTGTAGATTCAATTATTGTAAATCATTTTGAAGTGCCGGGTTTATTTGATGATTGTCAATTTGATATGCTTAATAATTTAACTTTTAAAATTACTATTCGTTCAAATGCAACTACAGATAGTAATAAAGTTTTAGAATGATTAGACAACGCGGATTTTAACATTCGTGCTCGTACTAATTTAATATAGGAGGACTGTTATGAATATTAAAAAAATAACAAGTAATAGACCATTATTAACTATTGATGATCCAACAATATATCAACAAGCATCAGGTACTTATAAAGATTTTATTAATGTTGCTACTGGTACAAATACTTCAGAAATAGGCAGTGATAGTGACACACTATATTTGATTGGCACAGATACTACTCATTTAGAGCCTTATGTTTGATGCATGGATGGCACTTATAGAAAAATGCCGAATCCTTTTAGTAAAGGACCAACACTACCATATCCGACTTTAAGTCATGGAGATTCAGCTATTTATCAATTAAATGATAATTTAGTTGCTATAGACAATCATCTTTATGCCTTGCGTAAAGAACTATCTTATTGAAATCTTTACAAAATCTCTTATTCAGTAGATAAAGCAGATGATTTTTCTGCAACATTATCTTCTATTGCTCCAGGTGAAGCATTAATTATTAATATTGATGGGTTATTCTCTTATGAAGGGCAAGAATATTCTAGAGGAGACTTAATTCTTCGTTTAATTGATGGTACTTATACAACAGTTAAAGCGTCAACTTCGGGATTTTATTATCCTTCACAAGCGGTGCAAGAAAATGGTCAAATAACTTTATATTATTCTTATTGACAGGAAAATACAGTAGATTCTGAACTGGCATCAATTACCTCTGCGCCATTAAAAGTACCGCATGAAGTAGAATATATTGATATAACGTTAGCCTCCGCAGCAGATAGCTTTATTTATGCAGAACGAGTTGATATGAGTGCGATTGGCATTTGTACTTTTCAAGCATATAATAATCCAAATAATAATCAACCAATTCCTCCTATTGTTAAATTCTTTACACCAGATGGTGAAGAAATTGCACTTGATTTTACTTGTGAATGAAGTTCAATGTATGAATTTAGCACTGAATCTGGAGGAACAGGTCCGGCATATACTATTGAAATTCCAGGTGGTACTCAGCCAAGCAAACCAAGCATACTACAATATGTTTATATAAAATAATATGAGAAATTATCCATTACTAAAAAACAAGAATAATGCGGTAACTCCGCACAATTGACAAAAAACTTATGTCAATTCTTTAGTAATGCATACAAAATCATTAATTGATTACTCTAATTATTTTTTAGCAGACTATAGATTGGGACCTGATTTTAAATTTTTAGGGATATATAAAGGATGAGACAACCAAATAAGTCCTAATAATATACAAATACATGAAATAGCAACTCAAGGTGAATGATTAGTAAAGATAACCAATTTTACTTTTACTGCAAATACTCATTATGGTATTGTTTGTCATTTGTCACAAGAATATAATGGAGCAATGATTATTAATCCTGATTTTATTAGTGATAGCCAAGTAACTTTTGATAGCGGAAGGGCTTTTAAAGTAATGGATAACAGAAATCAAAGAGTTGTTTCTTTTACTCCTACTGAGAATATATCAACAACAATAAATGAATATAATATTTTAATTCAATCAAATGAGACAGGAGGTCCTTATAGTTTTTATATTTCTAGTGTTGAAATTTGTAGAATTCCTTCAGAAGGAGCACATGGAATCAGTTGCTATTCTTTAGAAGATTTAAAATATCATCAATATAGAAATACGAGTGAAGAAGCATATTATTTTTTAAAGGAAAGTGATTGAAAAGAAGAAGATCGTGGTGGAGATAATCCTCCAGTGCCAACAGATTTGGGCGCGAGAAAAATTCGTGCAGGTCGACATATTATCAATAATAATCAAAAAGAATCTAATTTAGATACTTATAAAGATTGGGAAAATATGGTTATTCAACCAATTGGATATACTGCATTCTATATTATGACTTATGATAAAGGTCGTTTTAATTTTAAATACACTAGAAATGCGCAACTTTACTATGGCACAGAACAACCAATTACTCCTGCACCATTTGATACAAGATTCTTTTATAGATTAAATGATTTTAATATCGTTCAACAAGATCCAGGACTTAATATACCTGCAAAACCATATAGAGATGCAGACTATATAGACGATCAACCAAATTATAGTGCACCATGAGGAATTAGTGATTATCAGGGAATTGTTTGGACAGATCAAAATAAACCTCCAATGGGATTTTTATATCAGAAAAAAATTAATAATAATTTATTAGGAGAAGAAATTATTGCTGATGTAAAAGTAAAAGCAACAGTAGAAGTTGCTAGAAACAGTTCTGTTGTTTATACTATGACAGCGCAAGGTAAAAAAGCTGGCGATGAGAGTAAATATTTGTATTACTCATCTAATTCAGTATTGCGTTTAATCTAGGGGTAAGGCAAGATGGCATATTTTAAATTAGCATTACTAACTTCTCAATTTGAAAATAACAAGAGTGTTTTATTACAAGATATAATTAGTGAATTTAATACACAAGAAAATGTCTATAATAGTAAAAAAGCACAAGAAGATCCTTCTATACAACGATATGATTTAGACTCTTCTACTAATTACTCTCTTGAAAAAAGAAAATATTCTTTTTGTTACTCATATGATGAGAAATTTTCACTTACTCAAAATGCTCAAAAAACTTTAACCTTTAATATGGATAAATTCATTGTAAAGGAAGATTTACGTGAAGAAAATCCTTTTGCACGCAATATTATTATTGGCTCACAATTACTTTTAGTTGATCAATATGGTAATAATTATTTCTTTACTGTTAAAGGAATCGATTATGACATTAAAGAAATAAACATTACTTATAAAATTACATGTCAAGATACTTTTAGCTATCAAATGACTCGCCAAAATGCTGGTTATACAATAGATAATGATCCTTCTGAAGTTGACTTTATTGGCGCAAAAACTATTGACTGGTGAGTAGTTAATAAGATCGTACCAGAATGTCATATAGGATATAATTATCTTTATATGAATGAAGGTCTTTGTGAAATAGAATATATTGATTTAGTAACTAATAAAAAAGTTATAGAATATCAAGTTTTTAATTATGGAGATAATCTTAATGATGTTAAACGCATTATTAAAGATGCTTACTCTCCAAATAAAGATAAAGACCTATATGAAACAATTCCTTTCTCTTGCTCAGGCTCTAATGCCAATGCGGCATTGATTTCATTAGGAGAAACTTTAGATCTCCAAATAAAAACTTTTGAACATATAGATGGCTTAAAATACTTTTGATTTGAGCCTAAAAAGAACTCAAATCGTATTGGCGGCTTAGTTTATTCTCCGTATAACTCAATTCAATCTTTTGGATTAAGTCATAAAGGCGATTCTTTAACAACCATTTTAAATGTTGAAGGTCCAACCTATGATGATGAGTTAATTACGTTAATTCCAGAATTAACCCCACATTTTTCGAACTTTATCAATAGCAATTCTTGAACCAATCAATATAAAAAAGGCATGTTTTTAGAGCAATGTGCTCCTCAACATTATATTCTTAACGATATGTTGGATAATGATCAGACCGTTGATGCTCAATTTTTATACTATACGACTACATGAGATAGCGTGGGAAATCAATATAACCCTATTAATATTACTGCAGAACCTTTTAAAGGACAAGGACTTTCTTTAATTTATGATAGAGACAATGGATTTGTTTATTTTAAACTTTTTAGTAATTCAGATCATAATTCTATTTTTAAAGTCAAACCTTTATTTACGCGAGTCAATTTTAATTTATCTGGTATAAGTCAATTAATTATTACTAGTGAAGATAGCTCAGGTATGATTACTACAAATTGTAGTTCAGATGCATATCGTTGATCTTTAGCGGTTATGAAGACGCAAGCAGAAGAAACTGAAGATGAAGAACTAGTTGAAATTGAAGATTTTGTAGACCAAGGAGATCTTAAAGAATATATTAATGATGATGCTATAAGTCTATGAATGAAGATTTTTATAGGAACAGGCAGAGGCACAGTAGGAAATACATTAACTATTTCATTATTTTCTCCAAATCTTTGTTTTTATAGAGAAGTTTCGCAAGAAGATATTGAATTTGCTAAAGCAGCAGATGAATGTCCTTGATTAGAAAATAAATTAATTGATTTTAATTATTTCTTAGAAAATAAAATGATTACTGAAGATGAATATCGTAATTTAATGAATTTATTCACACAAGATTTACGTATCATCAATGGTAAGTTAATGTTTTATGCAAAAGCATACTATAAAGCACTTCATGATCGTACAAAACTTTTAGCTGACTTAACAAATCAGCTTGATACATTAGGCGCTGCAGCAAATTCTGACATAGTTACAACACTTCGTACAGCCAAACAAATTACTAAAGATTTTAATATAGATTCTTTTCATAATGCATATAGAGATACAATTTTAAGTAATATTTCAGACAAAAAGCCACTTCTTAATTATGATGACATATTGACTGATTATTTTAATAAGTTCTTTAATTCTGAACAGAGATTTTTAAAGAATATTAAAAAGTTTAAAGATTATTTTAATTCAGCCCCTACAACTTGAATTGATCCTGCAACTGCATTTTATGATTATATAGTTACAATTACTAATCCAGAAGAAACTTCATATGTTATTAATGCAGCATATAGTGCAGATCAATTAACAGCCCCAATAATATATATAGAAGATGGAGACGAAAAAGGAAAACCTCTTTTTCCAATCTATGATACAGAAAAAGAAATACAATATTATCCAATTACTATTGAGAATTTTAATAAATATTATATTAAAAATGGAGATGGCAGTGGAAAAGCGCCAGTATTATCTGGAGAACTTTATAACCCAGCGCTAGCATATTATTATTTTAGCAATGATGAACCAGTTGAAGACGTACAAAAAGAGATTCTCATCAATGGAGATTATTATTATAGAGATTTTGTACAAGAATTTTATAATTTTAAACATCCATTTGATGATGATGAAAATAGTATTTCTATAGTTGCATGATTAACTTCTCTTCTTCATGATTTTACTGAAGAAGATTATAAATTTAATTTTCCAATTTTTATGGCATCGTCTTATTATAATGAAGAGAATTATGATGTATTCTTTGTTAATAATGATAATTTTTATAATTTTTATAAACTTTCTCATGGACAATGATGGTTACAAGACCCTGAAACTATTAGTTATGATGTATTTGGAACGCCAAAAAGTGAAAGCGAACGAGATGATGAAAAGCCATTAAATAATAATTTTATTTTCTGCTCATATATAGCACCTTGAGAATTTTATAATAATAATTTACCTCTTTTAGATAGTAACTTTGGTATCACATACAATTATGCGTTAAATAACATGGATGGCAACCCAGACGACAATGAAGACCCAACACATATTGACTTCTTTTATAGAGAAACAGCATGATTTAAAGTTTTAAAGGGAAATCATAAATTAGATCCCAATAAAACTTATAGAATTTTTAAGATTAAAGAGGATGTAGATCTCGAGACAGCTGAAAACTTTTTTGCACAACAACTTTCTTTTGGTACTACAACTTACTGACCTATTTATAATAGATTAGAAAATCCTTCATTTTTCTCTCGATGAGTTATAAGAAATAAAAAAGACACAACTTTACAAATATTACTTAATGATTTAAATATAGAAGGAATTTATCCGGCACCAGAACAAGAATCAACAGACTTTTCTAACTGTTTTATATGACAGAAAGCATCTCCTGGAGTAAATGATTATCCTTTTATAATTATAGAGATTACAAATTATCACCTTAAATCTTGTAATTTTGAAGAATTTGAATATAATGACAATGATATTTATGTAGATGCAGATGATAAAATTATTGATTTTAATAATTGTCTTTGACCATTACCTATTACAAATCCTCCTCAATTTTATCATCGAGTTGATCCATATATCCATCCTTCTAAATCGCAAATTGAAGAAGAAAGAGAATTTAGTCTTTATGGTGAGTATTACAAAGAAGACACAGAGGGTAAATATTCACGTATTTATACTGCTGCGCAATTGGATGAAGACATAATTCTTAGTGGTCGATACAAAACTTTAAATCGATATTCATATAAATATAGTCTTTTAACACCTTATGAAACTAAAGTAACCATTCCTTTACAAAAGATAGAGTATAAATATGATTCTAATAATAAAATCATTGGAGTCACAAAATCTCAAACTCAAGATTACTTTATTTATTTCGCAGAGGGTGAAGTTCATAGTGAACCAGCTATATATTACTACTATATCGGCCCTGATTTATCTGCACCTGCTATTGAAATAATGAACAATGTCTTGATTATAGATGAATCTGAAAATGTTGATGCATATAATGTCTTCATTGATGATATGATTCATCCAGTAAAAACAATAGAAACAAATATAGAAAAGAATATTAATACAACTACTTCTGAAAATTTATATCCAGGAATTATAAATCATAAAGTATGACAGACACATACAGAAGTCATTGAAGATCAACCTATTAGCTTTAAATTAGTAAAAGATTATATAAAACCGATAGAGGCTGAGACTAATGGACAACTTTGAGATTTATGTAGAAATGGTGATTTAGCAGAAACACCTTATGCGGTAAGTTTGTCTGCAACAATTGAGGCAGAACTTGAAACATATTGACAACAAGCCTATACAGCAAGTCTCTATTGTAGATATTTCTTACCAGAATCATGACAACCAAACTATGGTAAAGATCAAAATTTATTTAGCGATGATATTCTTGGATGAGAAGGAGAAGAAGATGATAGAAAAATTTATTTAAAAAATATTTATATCCCAGATGTAAGTATTTATACATTAAATAATGAAACAATCCTTCCAAAATATTACATAATACGTGGACATAGAAACGAATACCACATTGATGATCGATCAATTGATAGCAGTAATCGTATTGATTCATCTGCATTCGCGACAAATCCAGTAATTAAAGAGCTTATTGATTATTTAGGAGAGAATGTAAACAACTTCACTGCGGCAGAATCCGGCACTACAGCATATTATTATATTGCAGATAAAGATGCAGGAAGCGGTTGCACTTGATCTCAATTGATGTTGAGAAAGGTTGATACAATGTATATGGACTACAGCGGTCATTATGATCTTGCATATCGTTTAATCCAAAAAAATTATGAACCTTTAGTTCTCGTAGAATATGAAAAACTAAAATATGAAAAACAAGTTCTTTGAGATACACTATATCAAACTTATGGCTACTTGATGCTTGAGCAAAACTATAAGAATGATACTGCAACCAACTCATCAGAATTAATGACTCTTGCAAAATATGCATTCAGAGATTATTCAGCACCAGAAAGACAACACAATATTACAGTTATTGACGCGACATCATTAAAAGGTTACAAGGGTAATGAAATTAGAGTTGGTGATGGTATTCAAATTGATGCGCAAGCATATTATAACGAATATGATCAAATTTATAAGAGCTTATCACAATATTTATTTATTACGGATATAAGTTATACACTTAGAAGTCCTACTGATATTAGCTTAACAGTTAATAGCATTAAATATCAAGACAAGTTAATTCAAAGACTTGTGAAATTAATCAAGTAGATAGATACTCGGAGGAGGAAGCAAAGCTTCTTCCTCCTCAAACAGCTAAAGAGAAGATGCGGTTTTAGCATCGAAATTGACTTCTAAAAAGAAGAAGTTTATAGTAAAAAGAGGTAAAAATATGATTCATTGAAAATATATTAAAGGATTAAATGAGCAAGTTAGTGACAATACAACAACACCACTTTATACTCTTATAGATTTTTGTGAACCGGGCGGAAGTACCACTTTTGAAGAAGCGCCGATAATTAGAACACGTACTAATAATGTCGATGTAATTCAAGGTGTTACCGAGCATGATTTGGGTCATATGATTACCCAACTAGCAAGCGGACAACATATTGATGTTCCTTTTGAGTTTCATGATGAGGTTGCTTTTGCAAGTGAAGCTATCTTTGCCAGCGAGGCATCATTCTATAATCACTTAAATTGATATCAGCCTGTTGCATCTGATCAACATAATGATTTTAATCTATGACCAACAGCAAGTAATCAAAATTTTTCTTTTGATGTAGGTGGTGAATTTCACTATACACAGCAATATAGTGGAGTCTATGCTCAATTCTGAAGCTGCAAGCAAGGCAAAGCAATAATTCAATTTTATAATGATGATTGCTCGGTCAAGATTCCGAATGGAAAGTGCGAAGCAGTTTATTTCAATGCAACTTCTGATAAACGCGCGAAAACAGATCTCAAACCCCTTTCAATTAATGCTCTTGACTTAATTAAACGTGTACAACTCTATACATTTAAATATAAAGATACAGATTTACCATCAATTGGTATTATTGCGCAAGATATTCAAGACATTAATATCGAAGGTTTTGATCTTGTAGATAATAAAGAAGCTTCTGGAGTTGATATGGATTATATGTCCATTCATGAATCAAAACTTATTTATATCCTTTGAAAAGCCATTCAAGAGCAACAAAAAGAAATTGAAGATCTCAAATCTAAAATAAAATAAAAGACCTTACTTGAGGTCTTTATTTTTAAAATTTTATTCGGGATTAGGGATTGGATCAGGAACTCTTTTCCACCTATATATAAGCGTATTTTCAACAAGTCTAACAGATAATTGTCCAACTTGAACATCGCTTCAACCACTATTTCATATTACAGCTTTAAAATAACCGTTATAATCGCTTCCCATTGAAAAACGTACCAATAAATCTGGCTGTGTATCTATATATGCATAATAAAAATTTTGTCATGTTGGATATAAAGTCATTCTACCAGAATATACATTCATATTTTTTTCGTAAGTAATATCAAATGTTTTACCAATATATTGTTCATAATTATCTACTTTAATATAATCTTTACTACTTGATAATTCCTGGCTTATCCATGATCCTGGAATATATATATCTTCAATTCTTTCTCATGTTCCGCCAAGTTCAGCAATAGGGCAGCCATATTTACCAACTGTATCTTGTGTCGCCTCTATTTGTTCTAACGACATGTAAATAGAACCTATTGGATAAACAGCGTCTAATAGCAACCCCTCTATAAATAGCTCTTCTTTTATCTCCTCTTTTGCTCCTCGTTTTGCATTGTTTTTTGCATTTTCTGCTACTTGGCCAATTAATCTAATCGTATCTTTGTCTGGCATACCTACTTCCTCCCGAAAGCATTTTGAATTGGTCCCGCATGGTTCATAACTCCATAACGTCCAATGAGTATTGCCTCCGCGACATCGTTATTTACTTTAACATTATATTTTTCTTTAACTATTGCTACACTTAATTGTTTCTCTTGTAGTCTAGTTTTTCCGCAAGTCCCCGCGAATTTTCGCCACACATTAGGACTTACAACTTCATAAGCAATACCATATTCAGTGCACAATTCTTCTAATACACCCAATAGCATTGCTAATATCTTAAATGTAAGAACAGCACCCCATTGATATTGAATATCTTCCATTACAATAAAGTCCGGTCTCCATTCTTTAATCACTATATCTTCAATAAACTTCTTAATTTGATGGAGTCTAGTATTAAAGTTCCCAACAAAGTTATATAAATTAAAGAACTTTAATTCTCCATTATCAAACACACTTAACCCAAAACTTTCAGTTGCCTGGTCAAAAGCAATTACTCTATATCCAGATTTTGACGGCACTGAACTAGGATTAACAAAATTAATTTTATCACATTGAGGACAACTAAAACTTGGTAAACGGAAATTAGCAAGGCTTGTCTCAATTTCATGGCCTTTTGGACAACGAATTTTAATTATACTTTCTAAATTAGTATAATTTGAGGCATCAACTAAGCTATAACCTTTACTTTCTACTTCTGTCTTAATTGTTTCAATAGATAAACGACCCATTAATTTTCTTCCTTATCTAACTCTTGAATACGAGTTTCGACAATTGCGGCTTTAACCATGAGGTCACTATCTAAAATCATTTTGCTAACGGCATTTCTAAGTTCTTCTCTTTTTTCAATTAATTGTTCTTTTGAGAAGCCTTCAATTTCTGCTCTAAAGTTAGCGATTACATCTTTAATATTGTTTTCCATAATATAAAACCTCTATATCTTATTATATCGAAAGTATATTGAGAAGTCCAATTTCAAAGTAAAATCATCTTTAAGAACGGTTGATTTTTGATTTTCATATAGATAGGCTCTATACTATTTACGGTGAGGAGAGCTAGTGCTAAAATACGCACTCTCGGAGGCTTATATGAATCCAAACGTAGTAGCATGAATAGTTGGTGCAGTAATAACACTAGTTGAAGGTGGTATAGCGACCATAATTGGTTTATGAATTAAAAAGAGATGAGATACTTATCATAGAGAACGTGATGAGCTTGAAGAGTTGCGTGAACGCAATCGTCAAGCGGCTGAAGATAAACGTTGCAATGATATGAAAACATCAATTCATGAAGAATTTAAACCAGTAATCGCTGACATGGACTTAATGAAGAAAGCCATGCAAAAAGACATTAGACGTAGTTTACGACAAGATGCGGCTCATTATATTAAACGTGGATGAGCATCACATCAAGAAAAAACTGAATATGATGAACTCTATTGGTGCTATCATAATTTAGGTAAAAATGGTGTCGTAGATCACGATCATGAAAAGGTAATGAATTTACCAGAAGAACAACCACGACAAGGAGAATAAGATGGATACCATCGCATTAGTTAAGGAAATTTTCCTCTTAATTACCGCCTTTGTTGGTTTAGTAGGAACAGGAATTGGAGCCTACTTTGCAATCAAAGGAGCATTTAAAGCAGCCAAAAATAAAACCTTTCAAGAAAATTGGAATACTCTTATGGCTATTGCCGATGCCGCTATGCAAAAAGCAGAACATTCTGACAGCTCAAATAAAAAAGACATGGTTATCGGCATTGTTAAAGAAGGTGCAAAAGCAGCAGGAATTAATATTGATGACTTCCTCGATAAGCTAAGTGCATATATTGATCAATCAATTGGCTTCTTTAATGGCATGAACGGTAAAAAATAAAAAGAACCTAATGGTTCTTTTTTATTTGGATTAGAATAGGCTTGTTTCACTATTCCAATGGTCTGGATTAATCAATGGGTCTAATGTAAAGAACACATTCTTTAGCATCATAACATCAACTAAAGCATCATGAGCTCCTTCTGTATTAAAGCCCATCTTTTCAGCAACCAGGGTTAATTTCCATTTGCGGCCTAATTCATCGAGTCCGAATAACCCCTTTTTCTTTGCGGTGAACACCAACTCCTTTGCATCAAAGCCAGGAAACTTATCCTTATCAAAGTAATCAAAAGGTATTTTTAATTCTTTAACGCGGCATTGAAGCATTGGTCTATCAAAAGCCTCTCCATTATAGGTAAGAACTACATCAACTTCGTTTTGTTTCATCCATTCACAGAAGTCAGTCAATACTTCACTTTCTCTGCGGCAATTTACTAAGTCCTTTGCATAAATACCATTTACTTTACTAGCCTCAGGATCGATCTTATGGGTTGTTTTAATGCGTTCATTAAAAGAGTCAATAATATTTCCTTTGTTATCGCAAATCAAGGCGGCGATTTGAATTGGAGCCGCACTGTTCCAATATACACTTGTTGTTTCCGTATCTAAAACTGCTATTCTATTGTATTTCATATTATAATCCTATTTTAAACGCATCCTTTCATATCATTCATGGTATATTATTGATTGAGATGGACTTATCTCCCCACTGTGTAAGCAGGAATTCGCTGTCTTCTCATGTTTGTCTTAATAAATCTCTAAAGGTTTCCTTCCATTCTTGAGGTCTTGACCAGAACATTACATCGCGGTCGAATTGCAGTCCGCGTCCGTATTTCTTCGTGATGTATTCAAGCCAACTTAACCTGAAGTCTTCTTTTGTCCAATCTGCAAGAGTTTCAAATAAGAAGAAGTAAGGAGTATCAAGACGACTTTGAATCATCTTAATCTCTACTGCAACTTTTCTTCTCTTGGCATCTACAATTATTTGTTTAAGTCGAGTAAAGTCCAATTGGGCGTTCTCTCGTTCTATCCAATGGTCCGGGGCGTAAAAACGCACTCTCAGAGGTCCAAGGGCAATATGCGGTTTTCGAAGCTTTATTTCTTCAACGACCTCCGCGGCCGCATCATAATCTTCCATATTTATTTCTAGCCACTGTAGATTACAGCCAGGAGTTAGATTAAGGTTCATAAACTTTTCAAAGATATTTTGATCAACTACTAGTTTTTGAATCCAGATTGGTTCAAAAAAGGTAACATTTTTTACTTCTTGAAGTTTATCTAATACCTTTTTGATAACCTTATTTGAAGAAGTCCATAGATTTCTATCTGTCACAATAGCTCTCTTGTTTGAGAATGCATTGGTCCAATCTTGAACCAGCGGCAACATATTGCCATGATCGTCTAATAATCTTATTTGTTCGGCTCGCTCTAGTTTGGTATTCTTTTCTGGATAGAGTAGATAATCTGGTCGGCAAGCCATCATGGCAGGACTCATGCGCCAATTTATTCTCATTCGGAACGCATCTCCCCACCATTTAACTTTAGGATTAGTGAAGAATTCGATTGGCGGGTTCTTCGTCTTTTTATTTTCCTTAACTATATAGTAAATATCATAAGGACGATAGATATCATCTTCCTTCAAAACGAAGTTAACCGCGTCTCCATTTTGTTTATGAAAACTGGATATCTTCATAACGTCAGGATTAAAACAATTCACCTTTTCTTTTGAATAGTAATAGTCTAAATCCCAAATTGTTACTCTCGTATGTCCTCGCATTCTACTATCTCCATTTCTTCTTTATAATAATACTCTGGATGGGCTTGACAGAAAGCTTTAGCGACAAGTTCAGAGCCTACGATGCAGATTAATTTACTAATATCAGGCCAAACGACATTTTGCCATATGGTATAATAATAAACTACTCTCGCAAGATCGTCATGGTGATATTTATATAGTGGTCTAGGCATCCATTTTCTCCTCCACTCGAACAATAGCATTGTTTAATAATTTTACAAATTCTTCAAAATTAGTAGAACCTTCTGCACAAACTTTAACTAATTGAAGCACCTGTCGAACTGTTGCTAAAGTCTCTTTTCTTTCAAGATCGGCTCTTTCCTTATGATATTCTTTCCATGGTTTAGGCATCTTTCTTATCCTCCAAATTCTCTACGTCAATATTAAAATGTTTCTTGTAGTTTTTAATTTGTCTTTTGGTGAACTTAACACGAGAAAGCATTATATGCAAATCGCCAATATGAGCAACTGCAGTATATTTCTTAACGAAATCACCTATGCTTTTAACCTTTGATTTTTTAACAGTACTATCTAACGTTTTATTTTTAGGCATCTTTTTTCTCCTCCAATTCAACAAAGTCACCTTCTTCATCCAAAATAATTCTTAAGATAGATTTTCTGCCAGTATTTTTGTATACCTTCGGTACAAAGGTCATTCCTCTTTGAATACCTGTGACCAATAAATGGACACCTTTTTCAAAGAAACTATCTTGTTCAATATCCTTTTCTCCTTCCTCATCAATATCACCTGCAACTGCTATCATTGTCGCGAATAAATCTTTATAAACCTTTAAGTTTACAACACCATCTGGACATTGTAAGGTTACAAGACCTTTCGTTCTATCTCTATCGATGACTGTGCCCGCGATTGTATACAACTTCATTTTTGGGATTTCTTTTCCCTTAATTAAGAAGTTACCATCTTGCGCACCTTCAATGATACTATCGACTCTATTGACCGCATATGGCAATTGTTTGATGACCTTTCTCAATGGATGATCTGTATAGTAGAAGTTAATACTATCTAATTCCCATTGAAGTTTATCACCTGAACAATACTTTTCCCACTCATCGTGGAACAATCTTTCATTTAATGTCTTTAATAATTCATCATGATTGTCTGTGATATATTTTTTAATTTTATTCATTTGTCCTTCATAGAAAACATCCCAACGTTTACTACTAAGGACTTTTCTTGGCTCACCTTCAATAACAATTTCTTCTCCGATGATACCTGAATCTCTAAAGATTTGTCTCCAAGAATCAACTTTATTTGTAGGAATCGCTAATCTGTCCGCGCAATACCAAATCTTGTTAGGATCCCTATTTCTTCTTAATTCTTTTGTGAGTTTATACAAATCACTTTGATACTCGAACTCATCTGGTAACAAATGTAAATCAATTAACATATTTGCATTTTGCATTGTTAATTTCTTCTTCATATCACAGATGCTTGCAATATAGTTCTGCAAAATCATTTTTGTTGTCTTTGCTTCTAACTTATTGAACGCACCGCATTTAATTAAATTAATCACTTTATCTTTTGTGATAATTCTCTTTTGAACTTTATTTAAGAAATCATCTAATGATGTGAATGGTCTATTAATCATAATTTCATTGATGACTGGTTCTGTGATACGTGTGATACCTTTTAATCCATATAAAATACTATTATCTTTTACATCAGGAGTGAATGAAAGTCTTGATGTATTGATATCCGGCATTTCAATCTTACAAACCGTTCTAAACTTATCTAATGCGGTCGCAAGTTTCGCATAATCAATTTTATTTTGTGCTTTCTTTTCTTCGCCTGCGTCACCATCGACAATATCGTTTTCAATTAAGTTATAAAAGTCAGATGCATTAATCGCGCTACTATCAACTGACAAACACGCGCAGTTCCAATAAATAATCGGATACTTATATGCTAAATTCATCTCTTGAAGTGCGATAAGCGCATAACCAGTTGTGTGAAGTTCACTAAATGAATAACCTAACTGCGCACTAATTTGCACATACCAAATATAGCTCAATAAATTATTTGATGCACCTAAAGCTCTGCCCTTTTCAAAGAACATATCTTTAACTGCTTCAATTTCTCTAAATTGTTTCTTTGCGATTGTCTTTCTTAATTTATTGGCTTCTTTCATATCGAATCCACTAATCTGCGGATCCATAACCATTTGCATAACCACTTCTTGAGACTCGCCAACACCATTTTTCTTTAACAAATACTTCTCTAATAATAACATTTCTGCCTTATTGAGACCATGTGCGCGCATCTCATCATACCACAACTGTGGAACTCTTTTAAAACGAGCATATTTTTCAAGTGGAAGCTCACCCTCACCCATTAATCTCATTAACGATGAGCTAATCGCTAATTCGTTCAAGCTACGAGGTTGAATACTTTTAATTGCTTGAGAACCAACTAATGTATCGAACTGGAACAAACTACTAATTTCTCCACGTCCGACCATATCCCACATTTCTTCAGATGTATAATCTAAGACTTGCGGCGACAAATATTTATTATATGTTGCACGAAGTGAACCTTGCCACTCCATTGTGCCATCTTCCAACATATAGTTCATACATTGTCTAATTCTATCTAATGCGGATACAGTTAAAAAGTCATATTTAACCATACCACATCTTTCTAATGTATGAAGGTCATACGAAGTAACTAACTGTTCGTGTGATGTCTTCATAACACTATTATAATCATTAAAATCACCATTGACACAAACGACACCTGATGCGTGAACACCAAGTCTTGTGATAAGACCTTCAATATTTTGTGCTAACTTCCAAAGTTTTGGATGTTCTTTCATTTGATCGACAAATGCTTTGATTGGCTTCTTATCGTCGCCATTACCATAATAACATTCGCTTAAAGTCCAGTCAAAACCTCTTTCGTTAGGAATCATTGAAGTTATATATGTGATTGTATCATCATCAATCTTCAATCCACGACCCGCTGTCTTAAGTGCGCTCTTTGTTCCTTCCGTACCAAATGTACAGACATTAATAACGTCACCACCGATACTATTAAAATAATCACGAACTGCCTTAAAAACCGCGAGACGTTTATCTGACTCTGTATCAAAATCGATATCAGGAAGGTCAGGACGAGATGGATGTAAGAAACGCCAAACAAATGGCAAATCCATTTGAACAGGATTCATTTGCGTGATACCCAAAAGATAATTTATTAATAATGCACCCGCAGATCCACGACTTGGACCGCTAATTGAGTTAGCTTCATTCCAAACTAAATCCATAATTTTGTTCATTGTGATAAAGTAGTCGGCCATTGGCTGTTCAATTTTGTCACCGACTTCTTTCAATGTCCAAAATTCTTCCTCTAATCTTTTATAATAAACTTCGTCTGTCCAACCTTGTTGATACTTTTCAACATATCCGTGCGCGACCAAACGAGCCAAATAATTATCGCTCTTATTATCTGTATGAAGATAATGATAAAAGTTAGGATAAGTTTCTTCATCAACATCAGCAAAGACTTCTAAGTCATCCGCATACTCATCCCAATGTTCATATTCTACGTGCGCAAGTTTTGGCTTTTGCTCAAGCTCATAAAATCTGCACATATCTTTAATTTTATTTGTGTTTGCTACCATTTCTTCAAATTTATCATCTGAAACATATGGCATTAAATCGCGAACCTCTTGTTGTCTCATAACATATGCATACTTATAAAATTCATCAACTTCTCTATCTTTTGATGACTTTGAGTTCAAGAATGCTTTATGCGTTTCACGTTCATCAACATTCAAATAGTGCGCGTCAGTAGTGAAGATAAAAGGATATTTACCCCAATATCTTTCTATCATAAATTCATTATATGCATTTTGATCGCTTCCAATTTCATTTGGTTGAAGTTCAATATAAAAGTTACCTTTACCAAATAAATTTTGCATCGCGGTTAAATGATTATCTAACTTCTCTTGGAAGTTAATGCCCATTTCCCATGGCAATCTGTCAGTTGGATTACTTAACTTCTTCCAACACCATGCAGCATAACCACCAAGACATGCGGTTGAACATACTAAATGTCCACCTTTTACATATTCAATTAAGTCACTTGGATAAGTTGGGGTTCTTAAAATACCTCTGAACCATGCCCTTCTCCAAGCACTACTACTTAATTGTTTTAATTGATGAAATCCTTCCGCATCTTTCGCAATAAGAATTAAATGCCAAAAATGCACTGGATGATTGCCATCCATCTGCATTTCATCTAATCCTTCTTCACTTAAATAAATCTCGTTACCAAGCATTACTTTGAAGTCCAAAGCAATTGATGCAGTTTCATATCCTGGAAATTCAACTGGATACTTTAATTCCCACAATTCTTTTAATTTCTTTTTATATATATCTAATGCTTGAAGAGTTCCGCTGAGACAATCATGTTCTGTCATTGCTACACCACTTAATCCGATTTCCCAAGCATAATCAACAGTTCGTTCAAAACGATTGATACTATCAATAATTTTAATGTTGGAATATTCAGAGTGACAATGTAGTGTGCAATAATTTCTCATAGATTCTCCTAATTAATTTATTATACTAAATCTTTTTCTATTGTGCAAGTTATTTTTATGCATCAAACTTTTTAGGTTCTTCAGGCGCTTCATCTGGATCTTTGCCAAAAAGCGCTTGTAATCTTTCGACAGATTTTTGAGCTATTTCTTGTAGTTCATTATAGATGTCATCTGCATTATCATAGAAGTCTTTAATTAACTCTATTGATTGTTCAGGAGTTAATTCAAGATAAAGTTTATCTAAAGATGTGAAGAATAACATCATTTCTACTGTATTGCCTTCAAAATCTAGTCCATGTTTCTTTAAAAATTCTTCCATTTTCATAATTATTTACTCTTTCTTCTGAAGTCGTTAGTATTAATTGTTTCAATTTTAGAATCACCTACAGTAGTTGTACTCCAAGTAATATATGGTTGATTTGGTGACCATGGTTGATATGGTGACCATGGTTGCCAACAAAGTGGACATTTTTGATTTGTAAGTTCGCAAACTCCGCATGGTAAACGATGTTTGCAAGTATTTTCATAAAAAGTGTAATTGCTACCAGTACACGTTGTAGTAAAATCTTTTTTACTCATATTTTTTCTCCTAAATTAAATCAAATAAAGTTTTTGTTTGAGGAATGGCTTCACGCTCTTCAATTTCAATGTCATCAATCATAACTTGAATATTAAAGTTTCCATTCCATTCATTGAGTTGCGGACGACCGACGATGTGCGCGGTTCCCGCAGGCATACCCAATAATCTTTGGGCAAGATTAGCTTTTTTAAAAGCAACGAAGTCAATACCATTACATTTAATTTTAATTGAGCTTTTGTCTTTACCCATAATAAGAACATCTGTCTTATTGAAATCTATTGTAAATGCAAACTTAGGTTGCGGCAATGAATTGCCCCATAAGTCATCATAAGATGCCATTTGATAAAGCATTTCATCATCTATGTCCCAATTATTTTTGAAGATATAATCAACCTCGTATACATTTTCAAAGGTTTCTGGATTTAAAGTTTTATTCGCTACTTCTCTAACCTTTTCGACTTCTTCGGCAGTTAAGAACGCACCAAATGCATTAGCATGTCCTTCACCATAAGTAATTCCGACCTTATGTAAGAAAGTTTTAAGGTCACTTAATCCAAAGAAGTTTCCATTACGTCCGCTACCACCATAAAGTTGATGTCCTCCTTCAAAAGTTGTTTTTCTTAAAACAAGAGCAGGTCTATTGAACTCTTTAACAAGTTCCATGGCGATTAAACCTGTTAATGTTGGCGTAACTTTTTTACTTTCTGCATCATCTAATGTAACAATAATAATATTATCTTTATCATGCCCTTCTTGTTTAATTTTCCCGCAAAGCCATTCAAATGCTTTTTTCTTACTAGCATCTTGTCTTCCTTTTGCGTTCGCGGCTAAACGTGCAGCGCATTGATAAAGTGTTTCATGATACTCAACTCCACGCCAAGTGCGGACAAAATCTTCAGTATTACCTTCTTCGCTCATCGCGCGGAATACCATTATCTTATCTTCTGGTTCGCCACTTCTAATAACACCATTAATGATAGGTGCGATATAGAAAGCGACATCTATTTTAGTTAAACAATTAGGATTTTTAATTCCATGAGCTTGTTTAATTGCGACTTCCTTAATAAATTGATTGCGGATACCTTTAAGTCCATGGAAAGCCAAGAAGTTGTTACCAAGAGTAGTCATATTCATTGCATCGGCGATAATTCCGATTGCGGCTAAATCTCTATAATCCTTGTAAATTGCCTCTGATGGGAAATAAAGTTCATCCATCATTTTGATGAACATATAAACGATTCCTGCACCACTCATACTTTTATTTGAGAAATAAGGGCTAAATTGATTATTAACAATAATAGCGCCAGTATTCTCTTCTGTTTCGATATCGTGATGATCAAGAATAATAACAGTTTTACCTTGACTGACTAATGCTCTTTGTTCTTCAATATTGTTTGATCCGGCGTCAGGAACAAAGATTAATGTTCTATCTTCTGGGATATCTTCTAAAACAATACCATGTTCTTTGCCTGGATGAAGAGCATATTTTATATCAGTAGAAGGGAATCTTCTTCTTAAGTAGTTAATTAAAATTGAACTTGATGTATAACCATCTGTATCACTATCGACTACTACGAAGACTTTTGCTCCATGAATTAACTCGGACCAGGCGGTTTCACAAGCTGTTTTCATATTGAGAAGGTCTTCTGGATGATCTTCATCTTCATCTCTTGGTCTCTCAATAAAACTAGGGATATCCCTTTCTTTAATGCCGAGACTTAAAAGATACTGCGCAATATAGCTAATATTTTTGCCATGGTAGATATTCGCAGATGATGTATTTTTAACTAAATGATTTACTTTTAATTCTATTCTATTCATTTATACAATTCTCCTGTTCTTTAAAATGTGCTCAAATATGTCTTTACCTCCATCGATCGGGCTACTCTTATATGGCAACTCGAAGTCATAATCCATAAGTATGCTTACATTAAAGTAAGGAGATAATATTTTCGCTTTTTCAATATATTTTGCTTCAACTTCTGCTAATTGTTTGTAGTCCTCATAATCACTATCATATGCGAGAATGACATGAGATACTTTCATCTTTAACAGATACTGGATGTGGTCTTTTGTAATATTTTGCCCCAATGTTGCGAGTGATATATTATTTTGGTTTCCATATATCGACCCATACTTAAGACAAGATTTTTCTCCTTCAAATATAATCGCCATCTTTTTTCTTTCAATATTTTTGCGGTTCTCATAGATACCATAGAATGTGCGACCAGTTGGGTGATTATATAATGTCCCTTGGTCATACAAAGGTCTATACTTACCTTTTTTAGTATCTTCTGGTCTAAAATATCTCTCTCTGATACCAATTAAATCGCCATTAAAATTGAAGTTAGGGATAACGATTGCCTGACGGAATGAATCCCATCTAATATTGAACTTTTGTAACGCTTCAATACTAATGCCTTCTTCAATCCAAGGCATTAAGCCCATATAATCAAAACTAAACCTCTTAAGAATAGCCTTATCATATGTCTTAAACTCCGCATTAATGTCTCCGATATATACATTATTTAACGTTTGCATATATCTAATATCATCTAAAGCATTGAGTGCTCTATTCTCGACATTAATTGAGGATGGATCCAAGTCACAAATTGAGACTGCTTGAAGTAAAGTAATCTCTTGTCCACGCAAATGATACATCTTCTGTAATAATGTGAAGATGTCGAATGTCGCGGCGCACTCTGTGTAACAATGGAATAATTTTGTATTTTTATAATAAATTAACTTTGGACTACCGCCTTCAAGATTATGACAGCAGGTAGGGAAAGTTATTGAATCTTCATTTTCTTCTACTGGTTCAACATTAAATTGCGCGAGAATGTCCTTTATCATTTCATCGGACAATTGATCTCTTAGTTCTTTAAAATCCATTAGATTACCCCCTTAGTTTTCAAATCTAAGAAGTCAAATGGTCTTTGATCATATTGAAGTTGTCCGATCTCACTGACTGTCTTATAACTTGCATCTGTTACAAATAAATCTTGGCATCTACAAGTTGAGTAATCAAAGTATCTAAATACTTTAACGCCATTTAATTCTCCACGTCTATTTTTATAAATGTCTATAACAATATTAGGTTCATGTGTATACTTTGACGGATTAGACTTTTGAAGTTCGGTCCAGAACGCTTCGATTTGTTTCTTCTCTTCTTCACAAACCTTGACACCAATCATACCAATATCAATTTTATCTGCGATAGCTTTAGAACCACGGATACAGTTTTGATCTCTTAAACCTATTTCTTTTTTACTCCAACCATCATTTAATTGTGTCGCACTTTGAATGAATACATTATAATTCATTGCGACTTCTTTAATACTATTTGATAACATCATTAATGCGACGTCTTCACGGACTTGAACGTCTCTGAACTCGCTCAATAATCCTGGACTACTAAATATATAATCATAGAAGATATATTCTACATTATTTTGAACAATATATTTAGCTAAAATCGCCTTAATCATTGCAATACTTGGATCTGGAACTACCTCCAAAATCATATTCTTGCCATATTTATCAATGATATCTAATGCCCTTTGGATTCTCTCCAATTCATCTGGACTAAAACTACCTAATAAGATATTCTTTTCATTAACCCCGCTGACATAAGCCAAAATCATTGTTTGGATTTCATCTGCCTTTTGCTCGGTTGTGATGTAAAGAACTTGTTGATAATCGTCCTCTTCTACTGTTCCTCTTAACACGACTTTACCATTTCTATCAATAAATGGCATACTAATCGCGCAAGCATTACCAACCATATAACGAGTTTTACCTGCACCAGATGGTGCACTATATGTATATAATTTGCCGAGACGTGCACCTCTTGTCGCATAATTTATAATTTCTCCATCTAAAGGCAAACCAACTTCTGGATTCGCCTGAAGTTCCGCGACTAATTGTCTCATGCCTTGAGACGCAATTTGTGACGTACTATCTTCTTTGCCGATATGTCTGTTCTCAATTACAACAAGATTTTCTCTAACCTTATTCACAATATCGGTTAAAGACATCTTATTTAACTTTTCATCTTCGGCATCCCTATTTAACGGATCTTTTTCGGTATCATAAAATTCCTTGGTGTCATAACCAATTGCCTCAAGATCTCTTAACATAGAGAACTTTTTTAATCTATTATAATATGTCTGGAATTGTTTTTCATCTGTTCCCTCTGTGGACTGGTAACATTGAACTACAAATTCATATCCTTTTTCTTTTTTATAAAACTCATATTGACTTTCATATTGAGTTAAGTATAAATCTATATCTTGCGGAGTTATACGCTCAACACCATTTTGAGCCATATTGAAGACCGCATAGAATACTAATTGTTGTAAAGGCTTATAGAAGTCTGTCTTTACAAATGCATACCTTTCATCTTGTAACAAAAGAGGTTTATGCATCAAACAACTCAAGACATATAACGACGTATTGTTGTCGAATAAGTCTTTCTTTATCATTATTTATTTTCTCCTTCAACATCTATTTCAGAGATATCTAATTGCTTAGGTTGTCTCCTTTTATGTTGTAGTGACTTTATATTGAATATAATATTACTTTCTTGACACTCTACTAATTTCTTAGCCTGTTCTTTTTGAGCTTGTTGGTCAAGTTCCAACTGCCTAAAATATTTAGCCGCTCTATCCTTAACAGAAGGGACAAAGCTCAAACCATAAACCGGCTCGCATTTACCCTTAAATACTTCTGTGTACCAAACGATGCAGCGGGCAATATCTTTATAAGTCATATTATCAATCAATACATAACTGCTAATATGCTTACGAATTAGCGGAGTGACGGACGAAATGCCCATCACTTCGCATATTAATTCTTCTAAATCTCGTTTGGAATATGGTTTATTTTCCACTGTTTACTGGTGCGGCTAATTGTTTCTTTACTTCATTAATAAAAGCATAGATACGTTGTAAGTTTTGACTATCTTCAGCTAATGTGAATAATGATAATCTCTTACCTTTTGCATTTTTAACAACATAATCCGTGATTGCCTTTGATGTGGCTTCGTCATAGTCTGCTGCTTGAACTAAATCAATAACATTTTTCTTCATTGTATCAAAGCCATCTTGTGTTAAGACAACTGTTTGATATCTATCACAATTATCTGCGATTGCTTTATAATCAATAATTTTTCTCTCTACTTCTGGGAGATCTTCACCAGCATAGACATAAAGACCTAAACCATGTCTTGCGCATGCTTTAACAAATGCTCTTTGAATTGACTTATTAACCGCAGTCATTGTTACCATAGACAATGAAACTGCATTATTTCTATTATCCATAACAGGAAGAAGTTCGCATTCTTCTCTGTCATCAATAGTTACGCTAACTTTAACATATGCCGTCTTACCATCTGTGAAGTATGGGATTTCATCCTCAGATTCTGTTACGATTGAAACTTTTTCTCCACCTTCATCAACGGTTCTTGTTGTTGTTGTCTTTGTCTTACGAGTATAGACTTTCCAACTTGCATCTGGGAAGTTCTTTTTAAGAACTGACCAAGCATCTGCCCAACTCAAATAAGATAATCCAATTTTTTCTTTAATTTTATCTTTTAAGTTTATATTATTTAATATTTCAAAATTATTTTTCTTTTCTACGTGTTCCATGTTGTACTCCTGAATAAAACATTATGCGGCAAAAGGGCCTTAGAGCCCTAATGCCATTTATAAGTTTATTAAATTAAACTTGTTTGTCTTGAAGTTACTGCTGGAGCTTCTTCAATAGGTTCAGAACTTCCTTCTTTTGCGGAGTTCATTAATTCAACGTCATGTGCTTTATAAGCAGAGACTAATGAACGAATGACATCACTTGGATATGAACCTTGTGCTGGATCTGTGATTGCTGAAGATCCGCCTTGGATGAAGAAGTTAGAGATTTTATTTGTGAATGTTCTTGTGATACCTTCACCAAATCCACCTTCATTCTTTGCTGTTGAAGTAACAACTTTAACAATGAAGTTTAAATCACCATTAACTCTGACTGTATCGCCGACTTTGTAGTTGCGGACACCATTAATGATTTCTCTATCTGAAGGATTGACGTGAAGTGTGAACTTAGACATCATATTTCCAGAATAGTTGGATTGTCCGATTGCTACATCGTAACGATAGACTTCGTTATCCTTATTTAATTTTTCTTTGAGTTCTTCTACGATAAAACCGCCAATTTCGAAGGTTGCTTCATCAACTGTTGTTTCGCTCATACCACGAACAAAACGTCCGCTTAATTGTTGAGCTGAAGCCATTTGATTTGTGCTCTTACTCCAGAAACGATTTTCTCTGATTTCACCATCAATTTGGACTTTCTTACCAACTAATTCACTCATCTTTGAGTATGAGTTATATAATTGACTGACTTTTCCATCTTTTGTGGTTTGGGAAGTGTAGAAACGGATCTCAAATGTGTTATCTGCACCACCAATGTTTGAGATGACTACTGCAGAACCTGAAATGTATCCTGCGCCATCTGATTTGCGATTACCTGGTCTCATATCGACACTTGATAATCTGCCTACGATTTTGAATGAGTTTGTTCTTAATAAATCCATGAGTTTTCTTTTCCTTTTGCTTTAAAATTTTTCTTTTGCCACAAGTTTAATTTGATTAATTTAATTAGATACTGAATGCTCTACCGGCATCGGTTAAGCGATAAGTTTTATATTCCTTATCTTTTGTTTCACCTTTATTATTGGTGAATGGTCTGACAACTGGTTCACCAGCTTCGACTAATTCGTGTTTAATTAATGAGTTGAGAACTGGATAGATACCTTTAATACCTGTCATCTCAATCATGTCTTTTCCGACTAAAGTTTCATCATGAGCTTGCATAAAGCTTAAGACTCTTTTGCCATTATCTGTTAATGTAATTTCCATTTAATTCTCCTTATTATAAATGCTTTTATAAAGTTTGTGTGGCTTCAAATCTTTATAAACTATTATATCATATCTTTTTTGCTTGGTCAATATTTTTTTCTAAATTATTCTCGAGACGGCGCGAGAAGTTAATACCGCTCCCATAGCAGTTCGACCCTTCACAGTAATCTTATTTCTTGCTACAGTAAATAGTTTTCCTTGTTTTGGAACTAGGTAGATATTCTCACGTCCGCTGTCGAATCGGCGCATACAGACAGTGCCTTCAGTGACTAATTGACCTTTATTGCCTCTATTATCGACTGAGAAGTCTTTAACAGAAGTATATTTACCCTTGTTATCTTTTGTAACAAAGAGTAAAATGTCACTGTCACTTACCACTGCTGCGGCCGCAATTGACGCAAAGCCTGATTTAACACCAACGGTCATCTTAGATGCAACTGTTAAATCAGCAATAGATAATTTTAATACATTTTGATTGCCGTCAAACAACATTAAGAAGTCTGAATCTGAACAGAAGTCCGCGAATACAAGTTCATCGCCTTCTTTGAGTTTGATAACTTTCTCTTCTGCCTTATTGAACTTGTATTCAGATGCGAGAGAAACTTTGATGTTGCCATTCTTTGTGACAGCGACAAATTTTTCTTTCTTATCTTTTACGCAAGCTCCGATATAACCGGCAGAAGCTTGAACAGGAGAAATTTCTCCTTCCTTATTATAACCTAGGATGTCCTCCATTCCGTAGGCAAAGACTACGTCTATAAGAGCGCCCACATCACTAGGATTCAAATTATTATCAATTCCATTTGTTGTAATCCTATATTCTTGTTTGACTACTGGTTTATCTGCGGTGGCATTTGGTCGCGCATAGTGAATTTCAGTTAAACGTTCATCTTTTCCAAGAACTTTCTTAATTGTTTGTAAATCATTTACAATGATTTTATATCTTTCGCTTTCATCGTCAATAATATGTTTGATTTGAGCGAGAGTTTTTTCTAAATCTTCTTTGTCCTTATCGAGTTCAGCCAAATCAAGACGACTCAATCTTGAAAGTTTCATATTGAGGACGGCTTCGGCTTGTTCATCGTTAAGTTCAAAGGCTTGTATAATCGCAGTTTTTGCCGCAGTTCTGTCTGAGGCATTACGGATTAAGCTAATAAGTTTATCAATATCACTCATGCACTTTTGTAAACCAATAGTGACTGTGAGTTTATGATTTGTATCGGCATAGTCAGTCCATGCGACTCTTTCGATACAATGACTTCTATAATTTACCCAATATTCAATCATTTGTTTCAATGAAAGAACACGTGGTTCGCCATTAACAATTAAGTTTTGGTTAATCTTAATTGATGAAGCGAGTTTAGTTTTATTAAACAATACTTCTAAACATTTAGAAACATTCGCATCTTTTCCTAATGTGATTGTGATATCGAAGTTGCGGTCACCGGCTTTAAGGACGCTAATATCCTCAAAGACATCATAACCATCATCTAAAACCAGCTTCTTTAATGGTTTCTTAATACCATCGTCGATATCTACTCCATATGGAATATCGTGAAATGTAACCAAAGTTTTTGCGCCTTTTTTCGCAATATCGTAATGTGAATAAACTTTAACACTTCCTTGACCTCTTGTGTAGATATCAAGTAGTTCTTCGCCATTCATAATGATTCCGCCTGTTGGGAAGTCTGGGCCTTTAATGAATTGCATTAAATCCGCAATAGAACAATCTTTATGTTCCATATAGAATTGAATTGCACCCATAACCTCTGTGAAGTTATGAGATACTAAATCAGAACCCATACCAACAGCAATACCACTATTATTTCCGCATAAAAGATACGGGAACTTTGATGGTAACGTGCATGGCTCGGTGCAAGAGTTATCAAAGTTAGGTCTTGTATCTACACAGTTCATGCCGATATCTTCAAGCATAAACATACCGATTTCACTTAATCGGCACTCTGTATATCTTGAAGCCGCGGCACCATCCCCGAGGATATTACCGCAGTTACCTTGCATTTCAACTAATGGATAACGGAGTTTCCACCATTGACTTAATCTTACTATTGCTTCATAGATTGAAGAATCGCCATGTGGGTGATATGCGCCCATGACGTTTCCTACAACCTTGGCACTTTTTACAGTAGGTTTATTATTGTAGAATTTACTCTCATACATAGACCATAAAATACGTCTATGAATTGGTTTGAGGTTATCTTCTACGCTTGGGATTGCACGGCTTTTGATGACGCTATTGGCGTAAATAAGGAAGTCTTGTTTACTTCTTTCATCAATTGTGCTCATTATTTTTCTTCTTTCTTGGCTAGTTCTTCGGCCATTTGTTTTTCCATTTCTGCACGTTCTTGTTCGGCTTGTTCAGCATAGATTTCAGTTAATGTTTTACCATCAACTTTCAAAATATCTTCTACTGTTACAAGACGTTGGTTAAGAATGTTTGCGAAGTGGACGATTGCTGAAAGCGGCATATCTGGAGTGATTTGCACATCTTTCCAACCACGAATTTGTTTCTCTTCTGGCATAATTATTCTCCTTATTCATCGTCTGCGTCTGTATAATCATCGTAAGAATCATCACTATCAATCTTTGATAGTTTGTTCTTTAAGATGAACTCTCTTCTGAGAGCTGGTTGTTTGCCCATTAATTGATTATAAAGGGCAAGAGTTTTTTCCATATCTTCGGTTGTAAGTTGAACTAAATGTCTGTTCTCTGGATCCATTGTCGTTGAGTATAATTCATCTGGATTCATTTCACCTAAACCTTTGAAACGGTTGGAAATCGCATTTCTGTGATTTCTCATATATTTCTTGTATTCTTTTTCATCACTTGGATACCAATACAATACTTCTTTACCATTTGTTGTTTTATAAAGAGGTGGTGTGGCGGCATAAACTTTACCCGCTTTAATTAACTCTGGTAAGTGATGTAAGAATAAAGTTGTTAATAGAAGGTTAATATGTCCTCCATCTGGGTCGGCATCAGCCATAAAGATAATTCTATTATAGCGAAGATTATTCATATTGAAGTGATCTCCAATGCCGCAACCAAGACAAGTTAATATATCTTTAATTGTATCAGATTTAATTGCATCTGCCAATTCTTTACAGGTTGTATTTAATACCTTGCCGCGTAAAGGCATAATGGCTTGACCAAGGTTCTTAGTAATCTTGGCGTTTCCAGCAGCTGAGTCACCTTCACAGAAGAAGATTTCCGCGTCTGTGAAGTCATTTGCATCTGCGAGTTTTTCCGGCAAGTCTTTGAGTGAGTTCATTGACTTTCCACCACGCGCGATTTTTTCTTGGGCTTCACGCTTTCTTTGAGCGGCCTCTTCGGCTTTTTGCTCAATCATAATTTTATCTAAAATTTGTTTGATTTCTTTTGGTTGAAGAACTAATTGACCAACTGCCTTGCTACAGAATGTTCTGGCTTGCGGCGAGTTGAGTGTTCTTTTTGTTTGCTCGGCGAACATTGCGCGGCATGCCATTTTTATTGATAAAACGAGCACTAATCCTTTACGGACAATATCGCCGCTTAAGTTTTTGTCTTTATCCTTTAATACTTCTTGATCTCTAGCGAGTTTATTTATCAATGAAGTATAGGCTGTTTTCCAACCTGTGACGTGAGTTCCATCGTTTGGCGTATAACCACCATTAACGAATGAATAGATGGTTTCACATCCTTTATCACAATAAGCAAAAGCCATATCTACATCGCATTCTTCTCCTGTATCGAGAACAACATGAGTTCCGAAGTAAACAGGATTTGTAATCATATTTAAGCCTTCGCTTTTAATTTTAAGCATATCTTTAATGCCATTTGTATAAAAGTATTTCCAAGTTCCTAAAACTTTTTCGCCATTCTTTTCAACTAACTCAAAAGTAATACCATTATTTAAGAGGGCGTGGAGTTGGAGTTCTTCTTTTATTTTTTCGAGGTCCCATTTTAAATCGCCAAAAACGGCCTTATCAGGCACAAAAGTAATAGTAGTGCCTTGACGAGTGCCTTTATATGGCTCGATATCTGGATCCAAAATATCTCCATCAAAGACTTCAAAGAAACAATGTTCTTTATCTCTCCAAACTTCAATTATAAAGTCAGAAGAAAGCGCATTAGTAACAGTAGCACCAACGCCATGAAGTCCGAGTGATGATTTATAGTTGCCTTGACCTTCAAACTTTCCACCTGAATGAAGATTTGTGCACATCTCTACGATTGCATATTCTCCATTTTCTTTCTTGTGGAATGGAATGCCACGACCATTATCTATAACAGATGCGCTATTTTGGCTTCTGTCGATTTCTACTCTAATTAGTTTTCCATAACCTGCGGCCGCTTCATCCATTGAGTTCGCAACAATTTCAGTTAGAAGATGTTGCATACCTTCAAGAGAGTTATTGCCAATATACATACCGATTGATTGACGAATAGCCTCTCGGTAGCCTAAGGTTACAATACTACTTTCATTATAATCGTTCATCTGTAATCCTTTCTTTTAAAAATAAAAACACCTATATAGGTGTTGTTATTTATCAATTAATTAACTATCCCTATATATCTAAAGATATTATAGGATATAAATTTCCTTTTGTCAAGTACCAGACTACCAAATTGATTAACTTGTTATTTTCGAATTAATTTTGATTCAAAATGAAAATCAAATTAGTTATCCTCGCACTTTTCTTTTAATGAATGTACATATTGAATAAAAGTTCAAATTGCTGCCAGTTTACGACAAACAGGTTATCTTCAGCTCTAGTTAGCGCAACATAAGCAATATTCAAATCCTCAGTACAACTAATAGTTGTATCAATAACGATTACATTCTTATATTCAAGACCTTTAGCCTGATGAATTGTCGAAGCCTCAAAGTATCCCGCATCAGTAATGTATTTAACTTGTTTGTTAGTTCTACAAAGAATCATAGGTCTATTACTCATAAACTTTTTAAACTCTTCAATCAAGTTAATTTTGTGTTCAATGCCGTTCTCCATTTTAATACTTCTACCAAATGGATTGACGACTGTTACACTACCACCAGGACCACGAGCGCAATTAATTGCACTAGCCCTTTTTCACATAATTTCAGTGATATAGCAATCTTCTTCCATCATTGCATTTTCGCGCTGTTCAAGATAAACAGTAGTGGCATAATCAATTATCTCTTGATAACTTCTATAATTACACATTAACTTATATTCTTCAAAGTCCTCTGTCTTATCGAATACTTCACCATCTGCACCTCTAAAACAGAAGATTGATTGCCAAGGATCTCCAACGAAGAATTTCTTTTTAGCATTAACCTTTTGGAATAATTCAAACTGCACTTCATCGACATCTTGATATTCATCGACAAAAAGCGCATCAATATTATTTATTTCCTCGTCATAAGTATTGAGAACATTATAGAGGTAAAGAGGATAATCTGTGAAATCATAAAGTAAATTATCTCTCTTGTAACGAATATATCTGTTTTCAAGCGCCACAAGAGTTCTCTTATAATTATCCTTGATATCCATGTTCTTATTTCCGCTAATAAAAGAATAAAGAATATCAATATTTATATTTTTAATCTTTGAATGAATTATATAATCATCAACTAACTCTTGAAGAATTGATTTAATTTGCCCTTCTTGAAGTATTTTAATCTTAAACCCGTATTTAATTGCGAAATCATTAAGTAATGTGCGGGCTCATACGTGGATTGTAGTAACATCAACATCAAAGATACCCATTTGTTGAAGGCGAGTTTCCATTTCAGCACGGGCTGCGCGAGTATAGGTGATCGCGCAGATTCTATCATTTATGTTCTCAAAACGATAGGCTGAAACCGCACTTAATATTGAGAAAGTTTTTCCAGAGCCAGCAGGTGCGCGCACTAAAATATTATCACTCTTGGAAGTGACAACCTTATATTGTGACTCATCTAATTTATCTAATTTTAATGTAAAGTTGTTGGCTCTAGTGATTTTTTCCATTCTTCTAATCTCTTTTCATAATCAGCTTCAATATCTTCAAGATGTGGATCGGTTTCAATATATTTGGATAAGAAATCGGCTGTAGCCAAAGCATTATGCATAGAAAGTTTTGAATCTTCATTTGTATACATATCAAGCATTGAAGTTAAATTGTCGTCTCCTTCAACTTTTTTCTTCATCATTTCAACAAATTTATCTTCATATGGTAAAGATTCAACTAAGTCTTGAAAATTAACAATTAAATCAAACTTATATTTCTTAGGCATGTTGCCAATAATAATTAAATCATTCTTTTCTTTTTCTGCTAAATCATAAACTTTTTCCGCGCTTAAAATACTGTAAAAAAGCGCGTATTCTCAATTCTTTGCTAACTTTGTAACTATTGTATAGTCCATGAAAGAAGGCATTGAAAAGCAATTATCTTTAGCATGCGCAGTTAGTCCTTTATAGACACCTACGCCCATATATGTATTTTTTTCATCTAAAGGCATTAAAACTAAAATCTTCATAATTAATCCTCCAACTCCTGACGAGCACGGACTGCAAGCGCATCAACATAAATATTTCATTTATTGTCTGCGTGTCCTTTGACTCGAATAATTTCAATATCGAATTTTTCTTTTAACTTAATATAAAGGGCAATAACTCTTCCCCATAAATCTTGGTTTTTAACTGGTTGGCGGTCAGAAGTGCGCCATCCGTTTTTTAACCACGTAACATATCATTTATCATTGAAAGTGCGTTCAACATAGGCACTATCGGTATAGATTTTTACTTTTGTAAAGCGTGTTTGAATTGTATTAATGTTTTCAAGTGCGGATAAAAGTGCCATAATTTCCATTCTATTGTTCGTGGAATATGGTTCATATCCTGTCTTTTCATCAATAATTTGCCCGTCTTCAAGACAAATCGCGGCCCAACCGCCCATTTCAGTTTTAGAGGAGAAAGCTCCATCTGTATAGAACTCTAATAATCTACTTGGTAGCATCATCTTTTGAGTCCTCCTTTTCATCGCATAAAGTAAAGAATAAATCTTTATATTTAATCGTAAAATTAAAGACATCATTTACTGTCTTATAATTAACGGCTTTTTTCATTAAAGAACGACTAGTTTTTATACCCATTAAATTTGAAGGAACATCTAAACGCCATTCACGTTCTCTTCTATCAGATTGAGTTAATAAACCGAAGAAAACCGCGCATCCAACGTTAACAATAGATAAGAAGTTTACTATTTCTTCATCTGTTGCGTTACCTTCACCTTCAATATCGACAATATAATGAACTGCTAAAGGGTCTTGGGATATAATTTGAGATAATGCGGTTTCAAAAGCTTTTTTAGCTTCAGAAACAGCGCTATTAAAGTTAATCGTAGCGCTGATTTCTTTTGTTGTATATTTAAAATCTTTAATAATTTTATTGTCTACTAAATTAATGAACAACATTTTCTTTCTCCTGTTCTTCAACTTTCCTGAGATACGTAAAAACAGCGACTTCGCCCCAAACATCATTATAAGCATTATGTGCGTGATGTAAATAATAACCGGCTTCTTCGCAGAGGTCTGTAAGAGTTAAATGCTCATTGCGCTTCAAAATGCGGCGTGCATTCGTGAATGTGCAGTAGCCATCAATTGGTTGGTCATTATAGGTATTAAGATTGAAACCCGCTTCTGTAAGGACAATGCGGTCATTCTTGAGGCCATGACTTATAAGAAGCAATTCATTTAGAGGAATTATCTCTAGGTCATCTTGAATTGTCGCAATAAGGTCGCTTAATGGTATTCCATTTTCTGAAAGGAAATTATTTGTAATTGATGTATATTCAGCAAAAGGATAACAAACTTGTTCAGTTACATATTGATTATAACTGCGCATTAGTTGGTATGTATCAATGTCAATGCGTTTAAAAAGAAGTCCAGCAAATTGAACGAGATGATTAGTGCTATCTTTTGTATTAAAGAACTCCAGGTCTATGAAAAAAAGATATGGATGATTCTCATTATAGGCTTTTATAATCATTAATAAATTTCCTTTCTAAAATTACATTATAGTATAAGGGTCGAAATTGATTTAGTCAAAATAGGATAATTAAAGTTGGATTTGTGATTTAGAAGGATGGGAAGTATATTTTTTTGAGGTAAAATGCATGAATAATTCAAGTTATATTTGAAAAGATTTTACAAAAGAAGACTTAAAGGCTTGGATTTTAGCGAATACAGACATTAAAGACTGGAATCATTGCCATAATATAGAATTAGATGAACAACAATTAAAATCATTATGTAGTGCAATTGGGTGCGTCAGTATAAGTCCAGAGAATATATGGATTTATTTTTCTGATACAGTCAGTCCGCAACAATGATGAATTGGTACTGAAGACGATAGCGCGATTACATTAACTTTTCCTGATACTTGTAAAAAAGTTAAAGGAGAATCTTTTAATAACAATTTAAAAAGAGCAAAAACTCGAGGAGTTGAAGATAATAGCGAAGAGGGAAATATTTTGATATTAAGAAATATCAGAAGTGTTAGTTCAGCTTCAGATGCTCGAGGATCATATTGTCAGACGCCAAATGAATATACTTTTTTAAGTTATATAGGTTTTACTGATAATAATATTTCCGCAACAAGCACGACTAATGGAAGTAAATTATATACAAAATCTTATTTAACAACACTAGGAAACTACGGAATAAATGGTAAACAATTTAAAATTATTACTTACCTAGATAATCCACCAGTTTATAATGATAATGAAGGATATCATTTTTACTATAAACAAAATTATGGTAATAATGCAGATACAAATAATTCTAAAAAATATAGAGATTGAGCAATTAATAATACTTCGATGGATATTGTGTGACACAATTTTACGTCTGGAGGAGGGTCTACCTCATCTCCTACAGTTACTAATGTCACTGAACAAGGTTTTGATCTAATTATTGGTGGTTCAACAACTCATTATATTAAAAATGCTTGGCAAGATGTATATGTTCTTTGTAGAGAAGCACCTAGCTCATATAATGGATGATGATCAGATAATGGTAATCAACCTCATATAGCGAGCGAAAATGAAAGTTATGCAGAAATGTTATATAGAACATATGGAACTTATATGGGAATTTTTCATGTTGGACAACTTACAGATAATTGAACAATGCCATTAATTGTTATGACGCCAGGAAAAGGAGGAGATAACCCTAATGTAGATGCAGACTATATTATTGATTGATATTATCCAACAATGTCCTATAAAAAGAATAGTGATAATACATGATATAATATTAATGATAATATTTGATTAAGAAACAAAACAGTAGACTGAAAATCGGAAACACAATGAATAAATTGTCCTCATCAAAATCAAACTGTAGGAATAGCCCATTATAGTTGAGGATTTGCAGCAAGAAAAAAGAATACAAATAGAAAACCAGTAGAGTATGATACGCATATACTTGGCCCTGATAGTGATTATGCTTATAATCGTGGTCGTTGATATGCGGTAGAATTTGATACATCAGGAAGAACTTATTGTATACAGTTAAATGTTGGTTATTGATCAATAAAAGGAATAAGCGAAAGTATTGCAAGCTCAAAGAGTACTACATTAAATTTTTCTTCTCTGACAGCCTACCATATGAGTTATTGAAATAACACATGACATATGGGTCCTTATAGTTCACTACAAGCGATAGTTACCGCAGATAAATTATTTCCAGGCATTTTTAAAAATAAGACAGTAATTAATGAAGAATTTTATAAAAAGGGTGCTTTTGATTGCGACACAGGTTATGACAACGAAACATTGGTAACTTTAGGCATAAGATCAGATGAGAGTGAATATGGAAAATGTCTATTAAAATTTGAAGGGAATAATAATAATGGTTATGCAGTTATTTTGATAGATAATAGATCATAATAAAAAGAGACCAAGCGGTCTCTTTTATCTCAGTTAAATTTTTATTTAAAATGGCCAACGATTAAATAAAAAGTCAAATAATGATTCCGCATCATTAATCGTTGTATGGAAATAACCATAATCTTTAATAAAATCTTTTAGAAGTTTCTTATAATTATCAAAAGCTTCTTGAACTTCTTTTGCTCTTTTAGCACGGACTTCTTTTTTAGCCTTTTCTTCTTCTTGCGCCTTGTTTAGGGCGGCTTCTGCTTTAATCAATGCTTCCTCAGAATTATAGAGTTTTTGTGTTTTTTCGGAATAATACTTCATACTTTCTAACCTCCGTATGTTTAATGCGATCCTGTTCGCTTTATAAGTATCGGCCTGAGACACACCGAAAATAAACTATTTAATTCGTCGAGACCTACGGTTACATTTAAGTAGCTAGAACCGGTCTATCTTAATGAGCCACAACTCAAGAAGTTCACTAGTTTTTGTTTGTTTGTACTGTGACTAACGAATAATTGGCACGGGTTGTAGGACTCGAACCCACACCTACCGCTTTGGACACGGAATCTTTACGGTTTTGAAGACCGCTGTGCTGCCATTACACTAAACCCGCATATTTAACTATTAAAATATAGTTAAAGTATTTTTGTTTGTCAAGTTATTTTTCGAATGATGATTTTTCTGGGAAATTAGTTTCAAAAAATTTATTTATATTAGCTCTTGTTATATCTTCTTTAATTGAAGAAACTTTTGTATCATTTAAACAGACCATTTCTCTGTTCCTTACACAATCTCAAGGAGTATAACTATTTAATTCAAAATAATTAGATTTTTGATAAATTCTAGGTTTCTTTTTACTGACTCCTTGATATTTCATACTATCAATAAACAATAAAGATGGAACGACATTCTTTTTATGTCTAAAACGTGAAACTTTCATAGCATCTCAAATTTCATCCATATATTTACTCATAAAATCTATTTCATAAGATTTTAATCGTCCATCTGGTAAATGACTATAGTAAATATAGTTACTTCTTTGTCCGCAAATATTTTTTATTAAGAACTTAGTAGTATTATTTACAACAGAAGATCAAACGCCACTACCATTACCTCAATTTGCAGACATAGTTCCGGTTTCTCCATAATAAAGTGTATCACCTTCAAAGAACATATCCCTTGGAATAGGATTCATAAAATAAAAGTCATCATTACAAACAATAAAATGATTACTTAAATCTTTAATTCTATAATAGAACGTTTCAATAACTAATGTACTAAAAGTTGGTAAAAACTCTTCAGGGATGAATTCATCATGATACACAATTCTAAGTTTCGGACATTCTCTATTTAATCATTCAGGTAATTGACTTTCTCTTTGAACAACTAAAAATACTTTATGTACTCAAGGACAATTTTTTTCAACACATCTAAATCAATATTTAAATACGCCTCAATCACGAGTTCTTTCAGTACCAAAAGCTTGAATATTAGAAGCATCTTGAATACCTTGATCAATTTCTAATTGTCTATATTTATTAAAATCTGCGCGTCAATTTTCATCATTAGGATTAACTCATGGTACAATAATATCAATGTTTTCTCCGGTATTACAAGATTCTAATAAATCAATACGCTCTTCTTCAAACTGATTGAATCTCTCTAAATTAGATGGCATATTTACTCCTTGAAAATCTAAAAATTCATTAATAGATAAATTTTTATCATCAATATAAAAATCTGCATTTGGTTTACCAAATCACAATTCGTCATACTTAACGCCATTTTTATCTAATCAAGCACGTGTAATAGCATCATATTTAGCTATACGCTCTTCTATTGTTTTACAACTTTTTGCGCCACGAGCAGTAGAAAGAATAATCTTTCATCCTTGATCATGGAAACGATTAATTTGCTTAATTGTTTCAACAAGAGGATAAGAATTTTCAAAATCTCTATTTTTTGTGAGACATAAGGTGTCATCAATATCTATACAAAGTGTGTTATATCTTTCTCTACTTTTAAGATATTCCTTTTCTTTTGTTGTGCTGATATTTGGGGTACGATCTAAAAAAACTACTTGAGCAAAAGTTTTTATACGATCAATATCATGGTATCCTTTATATTCTGAGCCACAAGCAAATATTTGGACATGTTTCAAATAACTAAATTTATCTTCTTGTGAGTAAAGAGGCACTACTTCATCGACATATCTAATGCTTAAAAGAATTTGTTTACGTTCTTCATATGAATAAAAAGGAATTTTGCCTTCAGGATTTACATTTACACCTACAACTAAATAATCGCCTAAAGCTTTAGCTCTGCGCAATAAACTAATATGTCCGTAATGTAGAATATCAAATGTTCCTGTTGTAAATACCTTTTTCATTATCGACTCCTATGATATCTTTTTGGTTTTCTAGGTTTCTTTTCTTTTCTTTTATACGGGACTCAGCCTTTATTATATCCCGTTTCAATTGTATTCAACTTCTTAATCCAGTATTCCTCGCGCTCATTAAGTTTTGCTATTGGGCATAACTCAATTACATCTGCGCGAAAATTACGCCAGTCAGTCTTCCAATCTTTTTGCATATCTTTATTTGGATGATGACCCTTATAAAGTGCATTAATATGCTGTTTACATCTAAAATATACGTTCTGACTTTGCCCAACGTATATTTTATTTTTCTTAAGGTTAGTTATTTTATATATTCCAGATGTTGGAAGCGTCATAATTAATGATTAAGTTTAATGACTACAGTCCAAGTTTCTGGGCGGACAATTTCACCGCTCTTATTAATCTTACCGGCTTTATATTTCTTTGTTGCAGCAGCAAATAAAGGATTTTGACGTGCTTCATTTACTTTTTCATCTGCATCATTTTCGTCTTCATAGACGTATGTTTCTTTTGTTTCGACTACGAGCATGTGTCCGCATGTATCGTCTTCTGCCTTCATTTCAATCTTTGAGAGATTGATGCCGAGGTTTTGAGCATAACTTGGTAAATCTTCAATTCTCATTTTATAAGTTTCCTTTCAATATAATTAAGTATAGAATTAATTTTTGATGTTGTCAAGATAAGTTACTTCGGTCTCTTTGTATTTATTAGCTAAGAACTCAAGTAATCATTTTTCCACTTCTTTAGTAAGAACTCCAAAATCACTTAATCCTTTTGGTTTTTTGGGGGCATTGTTACATACAAAGAAAATTGCAGCATCGTCACAATTTATTGATAATTGAAATACAATATAGAATCGACCATCTTTTAATTCTTGATAAGCAAAGCCACCGACTTTATATTTGTCATCTATCATAATATCATTATAATCGCTACGAGCATTAAGGCCCTTATCTTTTAATTTATTAACTATAAAATTAGGGAACTCATGACAGAAATTATGATCTTTTTGCATAAAAATACCACTGATGTCCCCAACAGAATGTATGATTGTTCCGCCATTACGTCCGATATTATAGACGGGGATACCTATATGAAGCACTTTATAATCTTTTTCAGTGCCAATAGTAATGATTTCTTTGTCATGGACCCCATAAGATAAATAGAAATCATTAGGATCTTTTAAAGAACTACTTAATCTATTGATTAATTGTTCAAAATTTCCTTTATAAATCATATTATTCCTTTCTATTTTCCCGAACTACCTAATTTTCCATCTTTGCGCGCACTTTTCTCGCAAGCTATATCTCATTCAGCTTCGCCAATAGGCATAACTTTTACTACTGGCATCTCAACAGGGATAAGTTGCGCGATTGCCTTAGATGCAGGATAGAATAAAATTGGTCCTGTATAATCATCAGATACAAACATTTTATCTACATAAGCCTTATCTACTGAATTAGTGATAATAGCTGGATAAGGGTTGTCGTTTTTTAAACAAATGAAAATTTCTCCCCTATAGTCCTTATCACAAACACCGCAATGAACGTGGAGTCCTTTACTGCCAGTTGATCCGCGATCGAAGGCCATTAACCAATAAGGTCCTTCAATAACATATGCTAAATCAGTCTTAAACATATGTTGTGAATGTGGTGGCATAACAACATGAGTTTCTGTTGTATAGATATCATATCCGGCCGCATCAGGTGCCTTAGTTGGCGTAATAGCTAATGAGCTAAAATGACGCCATTTAATTATACATTTTTCTTTCATAATTTCTCCTTAATAATGAATTAAACTATCTCTATTCATATCAGAATTCTCTTCAATAAAATGATAGGTTGTTGGTGTAAATTCATAGGCAGGAATAATTAGCTTGCCTTCTGCTTCATATTCTCCTAACGCGCCTAAATTTAAACTATCTAACTGAGATAACTCTAATTGTCCGCCAACAATAGTACCATTATTTTTAGTATAAACTGTTAACATTCCTCTACAAAAATCAGGTCAGTTTTCTTGTCTCATAAAATAAGCATTGATTTTGAAATCCTTATAAAGGTCTCATATTTTATTATAAAAAGTATCTATAGACATTATTTTATAATTAACTTGTTCTATATCATCTAAGGATATAGTTTTTCTAAAATGTCCGTTTAGTGCTATATCTTCTATAGAACTTCCAACTGTATTTTGTAAATCTTCTTTTACCATGTTCGCACATCTACGAAAGAAGTTGTAACTTATATTTTTTAAAGTATTTTGCACAATTGAGTTATCTGTAATAATTGCGCCGCCCTTAATTGCATCTGTTGCAATTAATTTTACTGTTTCAGATAGTGGTTTGATTGTTATAAAATTTCCAATACTAACACCAACTTGAATCTTTTGAGATAATAAATTTTTAATTGTTTCAATTAAATTTTCATATTTATTTTTTATTAATTTACGTTCATTAAAATTTTTATTACTCATATCTAACTCTACAGCCGTCTGTAATTTCTTTTTATTATCAATTAAAGTAATTCTAAATAAATCAATTAAACTCTTTACGCTTCCATGTGTTGTTTTCATTTGCACGAATTTAGTATGATTTTCAGGTCATTGTATTCTAAAACCATCTTGTGTATGAGCCATAACATCTTGCATCTCTCTAATAATTTTTTCAAGATGTTTTGAAAATCATCTGTCTATAATTCAATTAATTTGACTATTAGTAGTATCACCTGGTACTTTAGTAATACCAACAAAAACCTCTGCAATTAATTGTGCTAAATTGTCTTCACGATTTTTCATACGCATTTCTGCTTGTAATTTTTCAGTGAAAACTTTTTGTAAATCTCTAAAAGCCTGAGTAGAACCTCGCTCAATAACAGTTCTCATTTGAGAAGGAGACATTTCTCTATTTAATACGTTTCCCTCAGTCGAAACCATTGCTTTATTTTGACCACCCATACTCATGGCTAATACATTATATCCTAATTGTGTTCCATAATAATAAATATGCATTATTTCAGCAATATTTAAACGTTCTTGATCACTGTATTTTGTGCCATTTTGAAGCATATATGTTTCTTCACTATTAGCACGTTGTTTTTGACGAACTTCAAGTGTTGTATAGCTTGTTGTAAATCATTTCGCGGCAAAACGTTCAAAATCATTTTTGGGAATTCCAAAATATGTATCATCATAGATTTCAATTACTATTTCATTTAAAGCATGTTGTAATATAAAAGATTGAAATTTTGGGTTTTCATAACTTTTATTACCAAAAAGAGACTCGTCCAATCATCCTTTGCTTCTTCCTCAAGCACCAGAAAAGTGGGCAAGCGCTCTTTTATACGTTCCTTTATCATTTGTCGCTTGTCCTATATATAATGTTGTAGGGTCGTTTTTTGCATATATATGATAAATATAATTCATAATCTATTTTTAATGCTCTGGCGCCAAGTCTTGAAACGAGGCCCTATTCGGATTGTTCTGCCGCTCCTTAAAGTCATCAGAGCTATACCGTTTTCCGACGCGCATAACCCCTTGAGTGGGCCTAAGTCTCTTATCCTACCACGAATCGAGGCATCACCCATTCCAGAGCAATTAATTATACTATTTTTCTAGTCGTGTAGCAAAAGCCAAGAAAGGTCTTTTCCTACGCCTTCTTCAAGTTGTTTAACAAAATTATTCCAAGTTAATTCTTCAATAGTAAGCCCATACTTCGGCATATCATTTCTTAATGTCATATAGTATTTTAAACGCACTACCATAGTAGTTGATTTAAGTTCTTCTTCATAATTGTTTATGATTTCAAACATAAATTGATACATATTATAAACTCTCTTCTTTGTTTCTTCTTCTGTATCATTAAATTCTTTTAACTGTAAGAGGAAGAAAGTAAAGAATAAATCAACCCAAGCCAACTCTTTCAGTCTAGTATTCATTGGCTGTTCTTTTTTAAGTTTAATTAAAAGGTTTCTATTACACATTATATAATCATGGTTATTCCAATAAAGATAATCCCTATTATCGTGGTTCCATTTTGAAGTAACGCTATCTGGATTTCTTACCCATAAATAAGTAAAATAGTTACAATGAATTTGAGTTTCTTGTGGAGCTAAAAGCGCAACACACTTACCAAAGAATGTATCTTCGAATGTGCGAAGTCCTGGCAAGAATCTAATATTATACTTTTCTAAAAAACTACGTCTGAAGACTTTTCCGTGCATCCAAATCATAGTTGGTTTCTCATGTTTAATTAAATCATAACCTTTTCCATCTGCGGCAATATGCTCTTCATAAAAACTACTTGAAAGTAAATTAAATTGCTCTCCTGTTTTTACGTTATTCACGCGCATCGCATTAAAAAGATTAAGTAGTGCTGTGCAGTCGAATAAACGGTCGTCCGCATCACAGAACATTACTAATGGATTTGATGTGTGGTCTAGACCTCATTGACGCGCCATACCGGCTCCGCCATTTTCTGGGGTTTCAAGATATTGAATTGGATAATTAAACGACTTTAAAAAGGCCTCTGATAGTTTATGGTCTGTATGGTCATTTACAATAGTTACTTGAAAGGCTGTATTTTTAACGCCTACTTGGTTTTCGATTGATGTTAGAAGAGGTTTAATCATCTCTTCGGATTCTTTGTATTGAGGAATAATTATATCGAGATGTTCGAATGTCATAAAATTCTCCTTTATATATTATTATAGGGAAGATAAAAGAGTTTGATCAAAAATGAGGTATGGGAATTCTAAAGGAGAGATGCGGTTTTCGAAGGGCAATGAGCTTCTCAAAGCGCAAGCGGCTTACGTAGTAAGCCAAGATTGAAGTATTTTCCAGAGCTCATTTTCTTTCCTGTTTTCTAACCATTCCATGTAAATTTGATTTATAGAAGTTTTCAACTTAAAATAAATTGTATAAGTAGGAGTATATATTTTACATGGAGCATTTATCAATTATTCAAGGCGATACGTTAGACGCCGTTGTAACAATCGAAAAACCGGCGGAACTTGTCATTGATAAGGTTCGCTTTGTTTGTGCTTCACTCAATCTCGATTGCGATTTGGAAGTCGCAGATACAGATGAAGAAGAGACAGAAATTGGTTATGCATTTATGTTAGCTCCTGAAGAAACACAAGCCTTAGGCGTTGGAAATTGAAATTTCGACATTATTGCGGAACTTGATAGCGGAGAGATTTACACAGTAATACAAGGCGTGTTTGAAGTAAAATATAGAAGAAATGCTTAAAAGTAGAAATAATCTTAAGGCTACAATAAGTGCGCAAAAGCTTAATGCAAGCCTTAAGCAACAAAATTTATCCGCTAGTTTCGGCAAGGGTGGATACACTCTTAAAGACCACTCTAAATTACAAAATCTTGATTATTTAAATAGTGGACATGAAGGTTTCGCTGGTATTCAATTCGGAACTACTGCGGAATGAAATGCCGAAAGAGATTATCGTCCTGTTAAGGGGATGCTTGTAGTTTATACAGATTATAGCTCAAAAGTTGATCCCGATACAGGCAAAATAATTTATATCCCAAACTTCAAGATAGGGGATGGTAATGCTTATCTCATTGATAAACCATTTGTCGGAGATGACATTAGAGATATTCTTGAAGAACATATAGAAGATACCGGATTACATATTCAACCCGGTGAACGCGAATTCTGGAACAATAAGCTAAATTATAATGAACCAGAAGGCGATTTATTAGAATTTACTAGAGATTAACTAGTAGGAGAGAATTTATGGCAGCAGGAGCAACAAGTTTATATTATAATTTAGCGAAGTTAGGTAGAGTTCAATTACCTGGTGGTACTTCGTATGCTTTAATTGATTATAACGGTCGTGAATTAATTGCTGAAGTATTTAGCGCCAATGCAAGTTATGAAGAAGGACAATATATTCTTTATAGTAGTGATGGTTTCGGTAGTGAATTATTTCAATTCACTCAAGCCCATCCAGCAGGTGCATGGAATTCAGCACATGTTCGTGGGCCAATTAATGTTGGCGGCGAATTAAATCGTTTAGAAGGTTTAATTGCTGGTGGTATCCATTATCGTGGTAAGACAAGTACCGCACTTTATGATGGTGCTACAACAAATCCAATTACAATTAATAGCGTAAGTTATACCGCAGAACAAGGTGATATGGTCATTGTTGACCGTTCAGCCGTTAAAGTTGATTATGCAACAGGTACAGCATATGCAATTCATACTTATATTTTAAATGGTGGTATTTATTATATTACTAATGCCGCAATTACTTCAACTGAAAATACATCTATTGATGCAATTAGAGATAAATTAGATGTCGTTAAAACTGATCCAGAGTTCTTATTTGATGGAACTATTTGGAATGTATTAGGTTCAGTTGCAGAAGGTTTAGGTGATTTAGCATTTAAAGATTCTGCAAGTGGTTCATATACCGCACCAACTGGTTCAGGTAGCGTATCAGTCAATGATTATTCTACAACCAAGAAAAAATTAAGTACAACAACAGTTACTACAGTTGGAGGCACAGTTGGTGTTTCCAAAATGACTGCAGGAACAGCAGTTGATATTGCTAAAGCAGGTACAGCAGTTGTATATGGTACAGCTGATGTCGGAGATGAAGTTACTTATGGTACAGCCAACAAAGCTTCATCTGCAACTACTGTTGGTAATGCCGATGTTGGCTCTCCAGTAGTTTATGGAACTGCAGATGTCGCATCAGCTGTTACAGTCGCCGTTGCTGGAACACAAGTTGTTTATGGTATGGCAGACGTTGGTAGTGAAGTTACTTATGGTACTGCAAATCCTGGAACAGCAGTTACAGGAGTTGCTAAAGTAGGTAGCTCAAAAACATTTGCTACAGGTGGCATTACAGCCTCTGTTACAGATGACTGCTTAGCATTTGCGGCCGCAGGAACAAGTACTGTTATTGGTATCGCAGATACAACAGGTGTCTCAATCACACCAGCAGTTCAATCTACAACCAAACTTACTCCTGCAACAGCAGCAGATACAAATAGAAAACTTACTCCTGTTGGTAGTACAACAAGTATTACACCAGCAAAAGCTGCAGATTCAACAAGAACACTTACACCAGCAGTTCAATCTTCAACTTCAATTTATGGAGCAGTTGATTCAACAAGTAAATTAACTCCTGCAAAAGCTGCAGATTCAACAAGAACAATTGTTCCAGCGGTATCAAATGGTTCAATTACACCTTGGTCAGAAACAGCACATACAGTTGCTGTCGCAGCGTCAAGTACAACAACACTTGCAACAGGTGGTCTCGAATCAGGTGATCAAATCGTTGTTGAAGTTACAGGCACTGCATCAACAAAGACAGTCACAGTCGGTACAACAACATCAACAGTTGTCGTTGATTAATAAATACTTATTAAAGCTATCCTTCGGGATGGCTTTTTAATTGGAATGAAATTTGTAAAGTTCGGCTAATAAAGATATAATTTTAATGAAGAGAAAATCTTATTTGATGGAGGGTGTATGGCTAAACCAACTAATTCAATCGCGAATATCAAGATGCCGGGCGAAAATACTCAACGCCCTATTGTTCCATATGCAATCGCGGTTGGAGGCAGTAATGTTTATCAAGCTACATTGCCGACACTTAGTGGAGACACTCAATTAGTAACTACTAGTGAAAATCATACAATTGATGGTTTAATAACTTTTACTAATGATAATTCTTTTACTGGTGAAAATACTTTTTCTGGCTGTAATCATTTTACTCAAGAAACTGAATTTACTCATGAAGAATATTGTCCTGATTGGATAGATATTGGCAGTGGTATTGGAAAATCATCTCTCTTTACAAGAGGTGCCTTCATGCAAGCAATTATTGGTCAGATTTTAACCGCCAATGATGAGTATTATGATGAAGATACTGGTTACAATATCGAAGAAGGCAAATTAAAAATCGAACGTATTACTGATACTGAAGATGGACAACCTGTTTACACGACAATTGCGGAATTTAGTGAAGATGGACTTGATTTAAAAGGAGGAGACTTGATTTTAAGTTCAAGTGGTAAGTTATCTAATGGAACCTATACTTTTGCACTTCCAACAGTAACTGCAAATAAAACATTAGGTCTTCAAATAGACATCGATGACTTAACGGAGTTATAATTATGAAGTACAAGGTAATGGTAGGAGATCAATGCTACAGAATCGCAATGAGTGATGGCTCTGATTATAAACCTGAAGAAGATAAAGATATTATAACCTTCTCTGTTGAAGATGGTATTCTATCTTATTCATTAAGTAATTTAAGTGCAAGAACTAAATATCTTCTTGATAATCATATACTTGGTTTAGGAGTATTTGTAGAAGAAAATCCTAGATGATTTAATAGAAAATGAAGAAGTAATTTTGCAAAGACAGAACATGAATGTAATCATTGTATAAAAGTCTTTAGAATTAATTCGATGAACGATCAATTCGATTTAACTAATGTAGGTTGATATGCATGATCTGGTTGTTGAAGCAAGTCGTTGTATTACGTATTTAATTATTCAAGAACCTATCAAGACCCATATGTAGAAACGGGTATCGAAAAAATAGCTCTTGGACTAGGTAGAATGTATGATATTGATGAGTATAATTGAGTTGTATCAGCATTTAGACCGCATAAAGTTAGTCATTATGTAGAAACTGAAGTGCAGAATAAAGAACCAGAAGAATAAAATAAAATAAATAAATAGTTGGTGGGTCGTAGTGTACGAGCCTGGGTGGGGATGGGGTCAATATTTTTATATTCAATTAAATGGAGGCCGGTATATGGTTGATTTACAAAGAGTAGTTAAATTAACTCAAGCACAGTATAATACGTTAAAAGCAGGTGGAACTGTAGGCAGTTATACCGGTTTAAGCGCGAATTATATTTATTTTATTCAAGATAAGAATCAATATATTATAGATATTTCTAATGGCATTACTGCGGCTCATAAAGAGGCAGTTGAAGCCAATCCTGCAACATTAATTCAATATGGAGAATATGTATATGTACCAAATTATAGAGATGAAAGCATACCATCATATTACTCTTGCTTTGCGGTTGATGAATATAATGCATATTGATTTAATATTGATTGAGAAGAGTTAGATATAACTGATTCAAGTAATTATACTATTGCTACAACAAGTGATATTCCAACCGTAAATAATGCGACCTTAACAATCACACAAAACAGTACATCAATAGGTACTTTTACTGCTAATGCGGCAAGTAACGTTACTGTTAATGTTGTAACACCACAAGTAAAAAGATATATTTAATATCTTATTTTTAGAAAAGGATTTTTTATGAGAATAAGATATGGCAAGTCAATTAAAGTAAAAAGTTTATTGGGGAAACAAGATTCTCTTTCTTTTAATGATTATTACTCTGATCCAAGCTCTTATAGAACAGTTGGTAATGGCGAATATATTTTCAGCAACGGTCTTGGTTTAACCCTACATGGTAGTTACTTTACAAACATTACTTTAGATTCAACTCATCAATATCTATTTATTAGACTCGATACGTTTCAAGTAACACAATCTTCTGAATATTCTTGTAATATAGATGGTTCATTAACTTCACACACAGGTGCATATAGACCTGAAAATAGTCATTATACATTAGTTAAATTTACTGATACAACAGAATTTATAGGTTGGGAATGTTATAGATGAGGTGGTGATGCTTGGAATAATACGATGTATCCGCTTGCATTTTCATTAATAGATTTAACAGCAATAGGTCTAGACACATTAACAGCAGAACAATTTTATAATAAATACAATAGATATCTTCCTTTACTTGCTACAGGAGAAGAAATAACTATAGACAATAAAACTGGACAAATAGCATATGAAAATTTAAATGATGATGTTATTAGATGTAAAGCTGCCGGCGGTTCATCAGATATTTATTACGGCTATAATCAATATACTCAGTTGTGGTCAGATGGTTCATATGGTGGAGTCACTATTACAGCAACGAATAATGGAAGAGGTATTTTATTACAAAATACCGCAACTAGTTGGTTTACATATGATAATTTATTTAACACTACAATACTATCTGGTCATAAAGTTTTAGTTAGAAGTACAGTCGTTAATAATACAGGTGCAAATTTTGGTTATAGATTAAGATATAATAATGGAACGATAGCATATAGTGGGAATAATTTTAATCAAATCATAACTTTATCTGGGGATATAAATAAACTCCAATTATATGCTGATTTAAACGATGATTGTACAGGTATAACCTTAGATGATTGTAATATAATAGATTTAACAGCTTGATTTGGATCTGGAAAAGAGCCAACTACAATAGCTGAATTTGAGGAAAAATTTATAAAAAATTACTATGGTTATTGTCCTACGTCTATTAAATTAACACACTATCAAATAGAAGCACTACCTAATTATGGATATAATCAAGTATTTAAAATAGGTAGTAGTAATGAATGTAATAGAGCTTATGATTCCGAAAAAGATGAATTTACTTTAACTGCCAACTCATCCACAACACATAATTATTTCGGCTTAACTTGTTATGGTGACAACTATAATTTAGACTCAATTAAAGGACATAAAGCACTATGTATTGCAAAAATAACTGAGATTTCAACCGCAGATGCTTTTAGTAACATCCAATTTAGATGATCTTTATCAAATATTACTGATAGACAAGATATAGCTCAACCAGGAATTGTTTGAGGCATAGGCACATGAGGCACGGCAAATCAAACTTTTATTAATATAATTAAAAATAGTGGCACTTTTACTCAAGGTGATTATTTTAAGGTGACAAATGTTCAAATTATAGACTTAACAGATTGATATGGCACTGGAAATGAACCAACAACTTATGAACAATTTAAAGCTACCTTCCCAAATCGATACTATCCTTATTCAAAAAAACGACTATTGAATAAGTATATAATAAATAAACTAATCAACTAATAAAATTGACTGGAATACAGTTTAAAAATATACTATTGAAGGAAGAGTATTATGGCGAATTTAAAAGACCTTATTTATTTAAGTAATGAAGACTATGAAACATTAGTCACTACAGGCACCGTTACTATTGATGGTGAAACTTTAACATATAATGAAAATAATCTTTATGTTGTTCCTGATAAGCTTGCTTCTACTACTGAAGATGGCTTAATGTCTGCAGCAGATAAAACTAAATTAGATAATCTTCCAAAACCGATGGTTTATAAAGGTACCTTAGGTACTGGTGGAACTATTACTGATCTACCTGCTGCATCTTCTTCAAATGAAGGCTATACATATAAAGTTATTACTGCGGGTACTTATGCTTCAACTGCAGCAAAAGTTGGTGATGTTTTTATCTCCAATGGCAGTGAATGGACATTAATTCCAGCTGGCGATGATGTTGAAGATACTTGAAGAAATATCAAAGTCGATAATACAGAAAAATTAGGATCAGGGATAAGTACTGGTGCTTTAAATTTTATTTCTCAAAACGCTAATGCAGGAGATGTTTCCTTTACATATGATGGCGGAATTAAAGCATCCGCGAAAATGCCCTCAATTCCTTCAAAAGATAGCGATCTAACTAATGACAGATATGTCAGATATGATATTAATTCGCAAGGATTAACTGATGTTCAAAAATCTAATGCTAGAACTAACATTGGCGCATTACCAGACTCAACGACTTATTTAGCAAGCGCAGTTGCCAGTGGACATACATTAACAATTACTCCTTCTACTGGTTCTGATATTACTTTTACTGACACAACCTATTCTGAAGCTACAACAAGTGCTACGGGATTAATGAGCGCAAGTGATAAAACCAAATTGGATGGAATTGCTACTGGCGCGCAAGTTAATGTCATAGAGACAGTCAAAGTTAATGGTACAGCTTTAACAGTTACTTCTAAGGCTGTTGATGTTATTGTTCCGCAAATTATTGATTATAGGAGTTAATTATGTCTACTTTTAAAATAGCTTGCGGATATCATAACGAACTTGAAGATAATACTTATACCTATAGTAATACTCCGCTTCCAGGAGCCTGAATAACTATTTCAACAGGTCTTAATAGATATAGACATAGTTTATCAATAACGAATGATACAATTAAACATATTTGAGGTTTAGATGATAGAACAATAACTAGTTTTTCTATTTTAAAAGGAGGAAGTACTAGCGTTATAGGAAGTTGTATTTTTTCTGAAGTTTCGACTAATAAAGCTATTATTTTTACATATCTAGATACGGAATCAACTGTGCCTCTACTTACATCAGTTTCAGCAACTATAGATTATAAAGATTATACTAAAAAAGTTGCCGATATTTATAATAATGTTGTTCTTGGTCAAGCTACTACTGCATCTAAAGAAATAACTATAGGCCCATATTATGATACTTATACTGGAACCGCAACTTGTATTGTTTATATTCCCGTGCCCCTCAGAAATCCTACACACACGGAGTTTCTGTTCAGTTCTATAAATTTAAACAATAGACTTGCTAGAAATATTGTAGTAGACAGCGTTACAATTGATACATTACCAGAATGGAACGCTTATGATAAAACTTGTACAATAACTCATCAATATGTTCCTGATGCAACACAGGCAGTTTTTAAATTTTCGACACCTCCACAAACAACAATTGAAACGCCATTTATCTGTAATGTCTCAGTCAATTATCATTATGATAAAGTATTACCAGACATATTTAATATATTAAGTGATTCTCCTAAACAAGGTCCTAGTTATGATGCTGGTGGGACTATTGTATTAGAAAATGGTACTAATTTTACAATAAGCGGTAAATTAAGTGAACAAGGATATTTAACAATGTATTTTACATTTAGTGATGGTTTAGATACTTATTCTTTCTGGGATATATATAATGGTTCTCAATTTATAACAACACAAGAATCAGGATTTGGGACGATTTTTGATTATGATTATGATTATAATAGTGTTCATGAGATTAGAATATATAATCAAGAAGGTTCTTATGACCAAGGTGGCTTGCCTAATTATGATGAATCTTATATTAAAAGTATAGGATTAAAATTAATATTAAAATTAGTATTAAAAAATGGTTATTGGTATTATTATGATTTCACAGGAGATTAAAGATTTAGCAAAAAGAATATACGATGCTTGTCAACCGTATTGTATTTCTATTTACTATGGTGGTAGTAGAGTTAATAAATATATAAAAAATCCAGGAGATTATGACTTCATATTGTTTGGAAGAACACCTGAAGATATGTGTCATATAAGAAGAGTTTTATTTAGATATCTAAATAAAAATTCAGATATACATTATATAAATGATTTCTCTCAAGTAAGAAATAAAGAAATAGAAGAACATTCTTATGGTTCATATATCAATAATATGATGATAAAACTTGTAGGAGAAGATATAGAATTCAAATTTGATATTATTGATAAAAATAGAGAAGAATACAAACAAATTCTTAAAGAAACTATTGTAAAATTAAATGAAGGTAAAATTAAAAATCAAAAGAGATGGTATCAAATTTATCAAGGATTATGTATAATGAATAATAATTCTTATGAATTAACAGAAAAACAAATTAAAAATATAAATATACTTCATGACAAAAAAGAAGGTAGCAAAGAGATTATAGAGGAGATAAAGCTATGGCAAATTTAGGGAATGTAATTAAAATATCACAAGCAGATTTTGATTTAATTTTTAATGCCTATCCAAATTCAGAAGAAATTTCTACAGGGGACACTGTCACCTATGATCCAAATAGTATTTATTTAGTTGAAGAAGAAGAGCCATCTTGGGTTAGTCAAAATTTAAGTAGTCAAAATTATTTAAATCTAGGTGATTGAAATCTAGTTCAAAGAAAAACAATTCAATTCACTTTTGATACAAATAATACAGGTAACGTATATTGTGGTCAAATGACACTATATCCAGCTTGGAAAGATTTTTATTATGCATATATAGATTCAGATCCATATCGTCTTATAAGACTATCATTTTCAAACCAAGAAGCACATGCTCAAGTTATGAATTACAACTCAGGCACTTGGACTGTTAATACTGCTGGTACACTATACGCAAGAATAGTAGATTAAGATATAAAAATAATAATATAAACAAATTAAAAAGAGCTCAATTGAGCTCTTTTTTAGTATCTAAGCCGGGAGTCATAGTTCATTAGACTGAGACTCACACCCCAGCATTTCAACTAGAGGTGAATCATATCTTGCGATATGACGCCCGGTTCCGCATCGAGCACCGGCTTAGACGATATTAATCATTTATAATGTAAGTTACTTCAATTGTTTTGAAACGAGTATTCCCGCTACCGCTTGAAGCAGTAATTGTTACACTTGTAGGTGGATCTGTTTCGGTATTAAACCAAACACTTGTAGCATTAGCGCCCTTCCAATCAAGAGTATCTACATCAGAAGAGAATGTTTTTTGTGCAGCGCTAACAACATAATTAATAGTTTTTATATAACCATCAATACCATCTGCTATATGAATAGTCATAGTGTTGTTGCCATATATACGGAGTTCTCCACCATTTTTAAAGTATTTTGGTTGAGAAGATCCGCCACCTTTTCCGCATAGCATTTGAACGTTGCCATCACCAATATCTACTTCAATACCATCTAATACGGTATCTGCGTCATATATTGTAGAGAATGTAATTGATTCAGTATATTCAGTTCCACCGCCACCGCCACCAGTAATGGTAATTTCTTTTTCATCATAAGTACCGTCCTCACAAGTAGCACGGATTAATAACGTACCAGCACTGACACCAGTAATATCGCAGTAGAAGTGACCATCTTCTTCATAAGAATCCAATTCAACTTCACCGTCACCATCAATAATTTCTCAAGTCATTTCTTCTGGTAGAACAATACATTTAGCTTCTCAAGTAACAGTTTCATCCGCAGCAACACCACCAATACCAATAATTTTAACTCTATGAATTGGTGCATCTTCAAGGTGAGTATATAAGACACCATATCTTATACCAACCTGATTGCTTGCATTGTCGAATCTAAAGCGAACCTTTTGCGCATAAACATCTTCAGGCAATCATCCTCTTAATCAGAAATCGCTAGATACTAGACCACTGTCTTCCCAGGTAACGCCGCCGTCTTCAGAATAATCTAAATGGACAGTTTGTTGTTTTCCGCCCCATTGATCAAAGCTAATTGAGATACCATCAATATAACGTCTCAATTCATCTGTTTCGATGATAAATGGACCTTGTTTCGTAACAGGTTCATTATTAATCGGTTGTTCTGGACCTTGATGCGAAGCAGTTAAATAAGCAACCGCATAACCGAAGTCAATTTCATGTTCAACATAACCACTTGTCCATTCATCGAAATCTTCAATTTCTCTGAAGTTCATAATAGCTGAATTTTCATCAGGTTCATAATGAATATTTACATTATAAGTATAACTGTCGCCGATATCATAATAACTATCATAGTAAGTAACAGTTACACCTGTTGTTTGCCCTTCGGTTTGTTCACCAATATCTACACTAGAAGGTTCGACATATTTACTTAAACTTTCTTTTGAATAAGAGGCATAGCAATCACCATCAAATTCAATTTCATCGCCATAGATATAATCTTTAGTCATATCTTTACAGGTGACTTCTATTTCCATCGGCTTAACAGTGATATTATAAGAAGCTTCTAATCCCTTAAAATATGTATAAACAGGATAGCTTCCCGCCACTTCGATGTCCACATCAGACAAATCTACTTCTGCAAATTCGCTTACATCTGCACTACCAATTGTCTCGGCACGTGCTGGATCATAATTATCTTTAATCCAAATAGTTCCATCACCTCTATCAGTAGCTACAGTAGACATCCATTCATATGGATCAATTTCTGTTGTATTAACTTTAATCTTGCCTTTAATTTCGGCAGAGCTTTCCACTTTAATATTGTTTTCTAATGGCATGCCTCTACCTCCGCTTTCTTTTTGGCGAAGATTGTAACGATAGTTCCTTCATGATCGATGAATTTCGCGCAATAAATATATTTGCCTATTGGGAACTTACTACTAATCTCTTCTGTAAAATCAAGATTAACGGAGTTACCTTCAATATTTGAGAAACGGAATTCATGAACAAGTTCTTTACCAATAGATGTATAGAACTCGAATACAATTTCATCATTTTCATCGAAAATTAATGGTTCATCGTCTTTTGTTAACGAAATACCTCACTCAATGGTGAAGGTATTATTAACGTATCATTTCAAAGTCTCACCTTCGAATCGCGGACTTTGTTTAGCAGGTTTAATTTCTATCATAAACGCATACCTCCATTAATCATAATTAGTATAAGATTAGACAAGAGATAAGTCAAAATTTATAGTATGAGCGACGGGATTACTAAAGAGAAGCGCGGTTTTTGAAGGGTAATGAGCTTCTCAATCAATTTTATTATATAGTTGAAATTGCATCTTTCTATAAAAATCAATATAATACTTTAGGAGATTATTATGATCGAAGATTTAACTAATACTGAATGATTGATTAAAAGTAATGCTACAATAGTAGAAACAACTGTAAGTTATGCAATTAATTTTGAAAGCAATAAAGAAGATTATTCTAGTATAACTTTTCTTCTTGGCGGAAATAATATACATTTCTTACAATATGATCAAAAAGATGTAGCCTTTACTAACAATAGTTATTATGTTTTTCCTCCTGTCAATCAAGATTATCGTTTAATTAAAATTACTGGCGGCGAGGATGCAGTTAATATAAATTTAATTATTTGATTAACTACAAATGCAAAAAGAGTCCACAGTTATGATTTATTAGATAATAATATCGTAAGAGAAGATAAAAAGACTTCTTATTTAGTTGGTGTAAATGAATATAATGAAGTTGACACATCTCTTTATACAAAAGTTACATATACACCAAAATGACCATATATTATTTTTGAAAGTAAAACTAGTTTTACTTTAGAAGTTTATGATCATATTAAACATTGAGATGGTATTTTAGAGTATTCTACAGATAGAAAACACTGGAATACTTGAAGTGGCACAACTATTAGTTCTGCTTATAATAATATTAAAGAAAAACAATGTATTTTTGTTCGTGGATTGAATAATACAGTTATTACAGGATATTCAGGAGAATATAGATGAGTTTTAGATGGTTCACAAATAGAATGTCATGGTAATATCGAGGCTTTATTAGATTATAGAAAGATGCAATTATCTCATCCAATAATTGGGGATTATTGTTATGCTTGTATGTTCTACAGATGTACAAGTCTTACAACAGCCCCAGAACTTCCAGCTGAAACTTTAGCTAATTATTGTTATGAATCTATGTTTAGAGGATGTACAAGTCTTACAACAGCCCCAGAACTTCCAGCTGAAACTTTAGCTAATTATTGTTATGAATCTATGTTTAGAGAATGTACAAGCCTTACAACAGCCCCAGCATTACCAGCTGAAACTTTAACACAACTTTGTTATGAACATATGTTCCAGGGGTGTACAAGTCTTACATCAGCTCCAGAGTTACCGGCTGAAACTTTAGCCGACAACTGCTATGAATATATGTTTGCAGGATGCACAAGTCTTACATCAGCTCCAGAATTACCTGTTGAAACTTTAGCTAACAATTGTTATCGCGGTATGTTTAGTGGTTGTATAAAACTTGAAGAAGCACCAGAACTACCTGCTAGAAGAATAAATGATTATAGCTATGCTTTTATGTTTGAAGGATGTACTAATCTTGTAGAGGCACCAGAATTGCTTGCTACAGTTGTAGGGAGTAACAGTTATGAAGGTATGTTTAAGGGATGTACAAGTCTTACAATGGCTCCAGAATTATCAGCTGAAACTTTAGCCGCTTATTGTTATAGTCGTATGTTTGAAAATTGTACGAGCCTCATATCTGCTCCAGAATTATCAGCTGAAACTTTAGCTAACAATTGTTATCAATATATGTTTGCAGGATGTACAAGTCTTACATCAGCTCCAGAGTTACCAACTGAAACTTTAGTTAACGCTTGCTATCAATATATGTTTCAAGGATGTACAAGTCTTACTACAATTCCAACATTACCTGCTGAAACTTTGGCTACTTATTGCTATAATTATATGTTTAATAAATGTACAAGTCTCGTGTCGGTTCCAACTTTACCGACTGAAACTCTAGCTCAAGGTTGTTATCGAGGTATGTTTAATAAATGTACAGGTCTTATACTGCCCCCAACTCTACCAATCGAAACTTTAGCTAACAATTGTTATCAATATATGTTTGAAGGATGTACAAGTCTTACATCAGCTCCTGCTTTACCTGCTGAAACTTTAGCAGATTATTGTTATGAATCTATGTTTAGGGGATGTACAAGTCTTACATCAGCTCCAGAGTTACCAGCTGAAACTTTAGCTAAATATTGTTATGCACATATGTTTGCAGGATGTACAAGTCTTACAATAGTTTCAACCTTACCTGCTGAAACTTTAGTTCAATATTGTTATCAATATATGTTTAGTGGATGTACAAGTCTTGCAACGGCTCCTGTTTTACCTGCTGAAACTTTAGCTTACAATTGTTATGAATCTATGTTTGAAGGATGTACAAGTCTTACATCAGCTCCTGCTTTACCTGCTGAAACTTTAGCCGCTTATTGTTATGAATCTATGTTTAGTGGATGTACAAGTCTTACAACTGCTCCAGAGCTTCCGGCTGAAACTTTAGCTAATTACTGTTATCAATATATGTTTCAAAGATGTACAAGTCTTACATCAGCTCCTGAATTACCAGCTGAAACTTTAGCTAATTACTGTTATCAATATATGTTTCAAGAATGTACAAGCCTTATAAAACTACCTTATTTACGATGCAAGAACTTGACAGCTGGTTGCTATGGATATATGTTTCAAAAGTGTCATTCACTTCAACTTATTCAGTCGATAGCGCCAAGGGGTCAATACATATATCCTTATAGTATCCCACCTACTAGAGACGGCACTAGTAGCCAATCATCTGCATTAAGAGGTATGTTTGACTATACTGGAGGTATTTTTGTGGGTACGCCAGTAATTAATGAGCAATATTATACAAATAATGAACCAATTGGTTAGAATAGGAGTCTAATATGAACAAAATTATCGCACAAAATGTCTCAAACAAAATCTTCAATGAACCAACTGACTTTGAAAGATGTAACATTACAAACTGCACCTTTAACGCAGAGTGTTATTGTGACAGATGCAACATCATTAATTGCACTAACACATATAACTGCATCTGTGAAAAAAGCAATATCATCAATGAAGATGAAGAAGAGAGACCAGAAGAAGAAATTATTGAAGCTTAAAAAAGAACCCAATGAGGTTCTTTTTAAATGGACTCGCTAAAGGGATAATGCGGTTTTTGAAGCTCTATGACCTTCTTGAAGCCGCACCTTTGTTGTTTACGTAGTAAACAAAAAAGGGAGCATCTTTAGATGCTCTCTTTCTTTTTCTCCCAAGGCTCTTCGCCTTGAATTGTTTTAATTATATCTTCTGCGACCCAGTCGGCCAAGAACCATTTTACCTTGACCTCAAAGTCATCAAATTCTCTAGCCCAATGTTCTTTGAGCTTATCTATTTTTTCTCTTGGGATATTGTGCTTAGTCATCAATTCGTCCAAGCTATCAAAATCAATCTCAAGAGTTGCGTGCACAATTTGTCGTGTTTCTAGAGTTTTTATATTTTCCATTTAGTGCACTCCTTAAAGCATATGTCTGGACGGAACTTTATATAAGCTAATTCTTACTACATCATTCTGTTCTGCAGGCTTATCAAAAGTAACTCTTGCAGTACGCTTAATATGTTTAGCTTTCCTTTTTATAAGTTTTATCCTGTTCATCTAGCGTACCTCATATTCTCTAACGTAGGCGTATTCTTCTACATTAAGTTCATCATCAATTTCGTCTTTTCTAGCTACTGCGCGATCATAGTCCGCATAGACAGAATCAAGACGAGTAGAGGTGACTTTAGTTTCATAATAATCATCATAGCCGTCATCTTCATCCCAGCAAAGATCGTTAGATACTCTTTCTATTGTATCAACTAATACACAATAGACAACACGTTTAAGTTGACCGCCATTATAAGTGATAGTATCTTTTATATTGACGGTGCCCATTAATCTAATATCTCCTCTACTGTTTGTTTAAGAAGATTTTTATGATAGCAATAATGCCATCCGCCGCCTGGAATCATATCACCTGGATTATGGATGCCAGATACATAATAGCGGCCGTAAGTATCGTCAAGAGAAGCAAAGGTTCTAGCGATGAACTTAGCTGCCTTGAACTCATTACAGATACAAAGAGTATGGACTTTATCGTTCACAATCTCGTATACCTGATATTGCGCAAATTCTTCTACTTCATACTTATACATATTAAATACTCCTTACTATATCCCAGCAAGCGTGGATTCCCAATAAAAATATTGGACCCAAGAATATATAAGTTGTTAATACAAATAAACACCAAGGACTAAAGAAAATAGCAAAGGTAATTGCCACAGCTAATGGAGCTAATGATATTAGTATCATAAGAGCTAATAATAAACAATAACAATATTTTTCTAAAGCGGTTTCAAATTTCATTTTTATTTTCATATTAGTCTCCTTAAGCTACATCACAAATTAAATCAACTACATCTATCGGATCGTCGATTTCACCATGATAATACATATTAAGTATGTCATTAATTTTTTCTAATTTCTTTTTATTCTCTTCCGCCTTTTTAAGATATGTTTCCATAAAGACTCTAAATTCTGCATCTTTAGGTGCTTTTAATTCATCCATAAATAGACTAAAGGCTTCTAATGGTTTTAACATTTTACCCATAATTATCTCCTTATAAGTCATTTCTTAATCTAACCACGTAAGGATGGCGAAGTCTGCCCAAATCGTTCGTTTGCATTGCCTTGACGACTGCATATAATTCGCCATGCTCAATCATCTCTTGCGCTTCGGCTGTTGCAAGCCATTCTCTATCTTCATCAGTTAGACCGCTTGTAACGTCACAAGTTGTATTATTATATTCGACTGTGATGCCGTTCGCCCAATGATAGAAGTAAGGCTTAGTCACAGGATAACCTGGTATAGTTTTTCTATCGACATCTGGTTTAATTTCCACTAGCTCATTAATCTCGTATAATTCGCCTGTTTCTGGATCTTCACTATTTTCACCAGTAAAGATTTCCCAATAAGGCCATGTATCTTCGCAATCACCTTCATACCATTTCTTTGGTGGTAAAGCAGCGATTACTTTTAATTCCATTTCAGGAAGTGATTGCTTAAGCTTTAATGTTTTCCAAGCTGTTCTGGTGCCTGGCATATATGGATTGTCTTTTCTTTGAATGACTAATCCCTCTCCACCTAAACCAATTATCTCATCGGCTGCCTCCGCGAAGTCAATGCCATTATAGAGGATAGGTGTTCTCTTAAAATATTCTGCCTCATAATCTTGCGGGACTAAACCTGTGACTTCCTCCGCATATTCGCAAATACGCTTTTCATAAGGTGTATTGGTTAGGTCTGTACCCGCGAACATTAATATATCAAATACAAAGGCATAAAGAGGATTATTCTTTTGTCTTTCTATTGCCTTTTCTGGTAAGCATCTAAGGATTGTGCCGACTGTATTCGCATTAGTGCCGCGTTCTTTAAAACATAGCTCTGCGAGAACTACTGTGTTATCTGGCCAGTTATCCATTTCCGCTACAAGATGCGGAACTTTGGCTGTATAGTCTCCGTAGACACCAGTCACTTTACTGATACTGCGGCTACGAATTAAGTTTTTTCCTTTTGTATAATGGATGCACATTGACCAATCGCCATCGCGCTTTTCGGTCGCAATATAAAGGTTGTCTTTGTCTTCGATCATTTCTCTTCTTTTTGGACAATCATTTTCATTATTATAGTACTTCATTGGCTCCATCATTGCGAAGTCATCTATTGTTCTCATATTTTTATTCCTTTTTAATCTATATTATTATAGTAGACTTATATGGCTTAAGCAAGAAAAAAGAGAGTAAAGCCTCTCTTTTATTTATTCTTCTGCATGTTTAATCTTATGAACAATAGGTTCAGAGAAGCCATTACCCATAACAATAATTGTTTCTGAGCTCCAATCATCTCTAATTTTTAAGATTCCTTCACGTGCACCCAATTCCACAAGTGCATTAGTAAACCATTTAATAATATGATTGACTTCAGTTTCTCCGCCATAATCACGAAGATCCCCTTCAATTGCGATTAAAGAACCTTCTCCAAGGACATTTTCATTCGCCTCAGAAGTATCTACAAAATACCATTCAAGACTTCCTTCACTGCCCATAGGAATTCCGCAACCTTTTTCATTATCATCAAAAGCTTTACACCAGACATTTTGATGGAAATCTTCCCATTCAGGTGAACGATACTTAAATTGTAGTCCGTCTTTCCAAAGGATAGGTTTACCCAAAATCTTTTCAAGTTCTTCTGGTTTTCTATATGAATATTGTATTGTTCCTATAGCGTGTGTCCATTGACTCATAGTTAGTTCTCCTTATAATAACTTTCTAAAGCGCACATAATATTGTAAAGATTTAATACAATTTTTCTATTTGTTTCACTTAAAGGTACGCCGTCGCAGTCTACACCAGAATCAAGTTCTTTTTTATATTCTGCTATTCTCCATTCGATACCTTTTTTAAGTTCTTCAAAGGCTTTAAGTGATTTTTCAATAGTATCTAAGTTAGTTAAATCTATAATACTTCCATATGTAGTATTACCTTCTACTTTAATTAATTTGGCTTTAATCTTATAAAAAGCTTCTAATTCTTTATTCATATTTCTTTAACTCTTCCATAAGGTCATTATAATAGTAATCATCTGTGTCTAATAACCCGGCAATCAAAAAGCCTGTGCCAAACCATTCTTTATTCTTTGTTCGTAAGAAATAACATTCAGTAGGTTCATCACCTTTTTCATAACGATAAGTGCTGCCATCTTTATTGACCATAGTAGCTTTATAAATAATATGTTGTTCAGGAGCATATAACCAATAACAGCTATCTATCTCATATGCTAAATCCTCAAGAAGTTCTTCATCAACTTCTTCATTATCTAGGTCGATAGCTTTATCAATGCGCCAATAATCTAAACGACTTAAGCGGATTTTTCCGTCATCAAAACATTTATAAATTTTGCCGACTTCTGGTGCTGGTGAATCGTGTCCTTCACCACAGTTAATTACTACAACACCACCATCATTCTTTTGTTTGAATTTCATAATCTTATATCCTTTTTAATCTATATTAGTATAGCAGACTTTTTAGATTAAGGCAAGTAAAAAGCCCTTTTTAAGGGCTTATTTATTGATTACTTATATTGTGCGCCTCAAACTACGAATCGTTTTGCAGAAGAGCCAGTGAATGTAATTGTTGTTTCTTCACTAATAGATAATGTTATCTCTTGTAAGTAATTATCTGCGCTTCCATTTAAAGTGAAAGGATTATTATTAGCTATACCGGAATCTGAAGTAAGAGCGATAGCTTCATGAGTAATACCGCTAATATTGAGTGAAAGGCTATTTACTCCATTCCAAGCAGCAGCATAGAATTTTAGTTCAGTTGCAGTTCCAGGAACTGTTATTGACATTGCGCCGCCTTTTTTAGAGGTGCCCACCTTAATGCCATTAATACCATTTACAGTACAAGAAGTGCCTTCTGTTACACCAGTCATAGTCGCATCTTGCCAAGAACCAGTAGACTCTTTCCAATGAGCTGTAAGTGTTATATCTTCAGTAATTGTCAATGGAAATGAGACCTCTGTTTCTCCAATATACCAAGCATCAAATTCTTTTCCGGTTGGAGCAGTAAATTCAGAGTGAGTAGGAGTTGTAATTTGTTCATTTTCAATTACTCTTATTGAATCTTTTGTTCCTGACCCCTCGCCGGCGCTGAATGATACTGTATATTTAATTACAGGTGCTGGCTTATTATAGGCAAAGTTTTCTAATTGTGTACTTCTATCCTCATCAGTCCAGTTACATCTTGATTCCGCAGCACCAAATTCATCTTGTGTATAAAAATAAATTGGTCCATAAGAATCTCCAACATTACCAGAATATGCTCTGCCATAATCATTTGAGAAGCTATATAATAATGTTCTTGAGCCTTCATGTTGTTTTAATAATCCACTTGATAAATCTCAAGTTGAACTAGTGTTTTTTAAGGCAGTATCAGAAGTACCTTTATAACCTAAATTATATGAACCGCGTTGAATAGTAACTGTTGTATTAGTAGTAAAAGTAACTGTAAATAGTGCTTCTGATGGGTCATTGGTTGTTTCCATTTTATCTCCACCAGTATAGGTTAAGTAATGTTCTTCATCATCAATAAGTGTGCGGCAATAAAATTCATTTACATAATCACTACTTGTCGCAACATAATCTCTAGTTAATGCCAATGTATGAAACTCTGGCTTAGCTATAAATACTGTCGTAAGCGCGGTAATAGACACACTAACGACAGAAAGTAAAGTTCATTTTTTATTAGTTGTAGTCATATCTTTTTACCTCATCTTATAACTATAACAAGTGAGACCGTAAAAGACAAATTTACTCTAAATCTCTATAAATAAGTCCGTATAAATCTAATTTGATTTAAAATTTGAATCTATTTAGATTCAGTTTCATAAAGTTGATAACTATATCTTATACCATTCTTTAAGGCTTCAAACTCTTCTTCATTCAAAAGAACGCGAGTAAAGTTAAGCCAATGATTTTTATAAAAGAAGTAATCAAAAGAACCTTTTATAAAAGTATTATAAAATGTTATCATTTCCGGCATAGCTCTATCGAGCAAATCGAGATATTGTGTCGCAGGAACTAGGTCATCAAGGTAGTCCAACATCTCGTAAACATCTTTACAATCCATTGGTCCACCATCAGGTCCTTCATTATATTCATCAATAGCATACTTGATATTCTGCGCATTTAAGCAAAGTGTATGCTCTAGTTTTTCAAACTTTTGTTCATTATTCATCTAATAAATCTCCTCTCACTACATAGCGAGGATAAATACCGTTTTTATGTAAAACATCATAATAACTTTCTTCTACGGCTAATATTCCTACCTTCGTAAGAAAATCTAATGTATAACTAACTGCATAATCCGGTACGCGGATTAATTCTACAGTATGTGTTACCATCATAGTTGGATGTTTAATATATGGCTCGATGTTATAGTGACATTGTAAATTAAAAGGTTGTTTCATTATTTAAATACCTTTCTGGAGTCCTCTAATCTTTTTTCGTTCTTCTCTATGGCTTCTTTAGAAGGAGGTGTTAATGCTTCTCTTAAAGCATCCGATTCATTTTTTTCTTCTATTTCTGCCAAATCCCAAACGGCTTCTTGTAGACATTGTGCCGCATGAGATACTTTAACAGCATCTTCTTTCTTTTCTAAGGCTTCTTGTAAAAATTCAAGCTCTAATTCTATTTCATCTAATTGTTTAATTCTTTTTCTAAGAAAGTTTTGTCTTTGAGCTTTATTTAATTGTTTAATTTTTTCTGCAATCATATTATTTCTTTCCGTTAAATTTATCAATCATTTTTTGTATTTCACGCTCTTTTTTATATTCTTTGATATCGTCAATCATTATCCAAATTAACATACCTACTTCCGCACCAGCAATAAGTATTAAAAGAACTGCCATTATAATAAGTATAACAATTAAAAATTTAACCATACTATTACCCCACTATTATTTTACTAATCGCGCAACAGATACCAGTAACCAATAACATTATTGATCCACTAAATAATACCCAACGGATGTTTTCGCGCGAGAAAGTATGTCTAATATCTTCCCAAATTTTTCTGAAGAATGCTTTAATCTTAAATTGAAGTTTAATCATAAATTGACTCTCCTGTATCTATGCCCCAAATTGTGCAGAATACTGCAGACAGTAACATGCACAAGAAGGCAATTAAATAAACTACGCCCAACATTGCCCAAGCTAAAATAATAAAAGGTATAACAATAATTGTAGAAATAACTCTAACAATAACCGCGAAAATTTTATCTATCATACCAAAAGTCCTCCAATTCTTCTCTTGTAGGTGGAAGGCTTGCCGCAGGTATTGTTTCAATAATAGGTGCGACAACATCTCTTGATTTTTCAAGCTCACTTAATTTTGTGTAAGCATCTTGTTCCATCCATTCGATCACAGCCTTATAATCTGGATCGTGTTCATCTATTGTAATTGCGAAAAGACCGCTACCATAACGTGCGTGCTTTTTCAAAATTTTTGCTATTTCAATACTATTCATCTTTTTAATCTCCTATTGTATTATAATAAACTATTTGGATTGAGGCAACTAATTCTGGCTTTTCGCCGCACGATTTTTTATTGGAGGAACGACAATAAAAAAAGAGGTCGATGTTAATCGACCTCTCTGATTTCATCCTTTGGCGCCTTATAGGTCACATTGTCCTTTAGGCGTCTGACTTGCACGGTAGTAGAATCAATCTCTTTAATTATCTCTACTGTTTTATTAGTTCTAATATCAATATATTTCATTCTACTACCTCCTGGACTTTACTCTATGTCCTTATAAAGTTCGGCTTTCCAGTATTCAGTATGATATTTCATTGGCTTAAATAGCTTGAATATACAGAACTTATCCTGTTCAACCTTTACGTGATTCATTGCGAAGTAATTGTGGAATGGAACCATATAGCCTACGATGTCGTTATGGTCGTAGAAGTTGTAACACTCTTTTGTGCACTTGCTAAGATATTCTCTCATATCCGGATCTTTGCCGGCCCAAGGTTTAACACTACCATAAGTAAATAGGTGTGCTTTAACCCCATAATTGAAGAATAAATCTTGCGCGCACAATTGAGCTATTGCTGAGCCAAGTGACCAGCCAATAATTTCAACCTCTTTTACGCCAACTTCATCTATTAAAGCCTTATATTCATCTCTAATAAGGTGTTTGAGGGCGCAGTATAGGTCTACCCATCCACGTGCTGCTTTAAGTTGGATGTCCTTCCCATCAAATTGGAACCTATCATAATAGGTATCTGGGAAGTTAAAGTTCGCCATCCATTGCGATTTTGATGATGTCTCTTTGAAATAGATTTGAATTACATCTCTTGCCTTCTCATACCATATCCAGTAGTAAGCATCATGCTTGTGACCATGACGGCAGGTGTATTCAACCTTCTTATAAGGGATATGCATGCGGGGATATCCGCCGTAGTTCCCATTTGATTGATCGGCAAAGTATTGCTCGAATCTTAGTCTTTTATATTCCATAATAAGCACCTCTTTATAGAAGTTTAGCTTATTTAGGTTCTCCGGTCAAGTTTTTACGCGCGATTTGCTTGTCGATTGCAATTCTATGGATATCAGGGGTATTCTTTAATACTCCGCTAGTGACGATTTCTTTTAATGAGACAGGAGTATAGTTGATATGCTCCGCACAAATATTCATATAAAGTGAATTGTAATCTAAATTATGTTGATGTCCATGGATATTGAAGAGAAATTCTGGTAACCATCCAATTGGCTCATGTGATAAAACGATTTTATTTGAAATTATAACTGCGCCTTCATAGACTTCATCAAAGAGATGATTATCTTCATAAACATCATCTTTTGGTTTTACAGTGCCGCACTCAGGACACCAAGCATATTCATAACCGCAGTTATAAGCAGTTAATAAATCATGATTAACTTCTCCTCCACATTTTGGGCAAGTATCTGAATTATGTTCTATTTCAGTTATCTTTCTTTTGTAATAACTTGCGCCGCGGTCATGGTTTCCTAAAATTAAAACCTTATAGCCTGCTTTTAACTTTTTGACGCGTTCAATGTCACCAACGTCTCCTAAAATAATAAGAGTATCATTCTTGTGAACTACTGCGTTAATGCGGTTAATTTGTTCTTCATCTGTGATACCACGAATGGCATTCATTTCTGCGTCGCCAAAATGCGGATCGCTATAGAGGTAAATTGAACCTCCGCGATACCAGCGTTGCGCGAAAACATCATACAAATGTTTAATCATAATAAATCCTTTCTTTAATGGCACCGCTAGTAGGATTTGCACCCACGTAAGACGACTTAGAAGGTCGTTGCATCATCTTCTATGCTATAGCGGTAAATTTGGCACCCTTGGTAGGAGTTGCACCCGCATCCTGAGTTTCGTAGACTCACATTCTATCTGTTGAACTACAAGGGTAAATGGCAGAGACGGTGGGATTCGAACCCACGGGCCCGTTACAGGCACACAAGATTTCAAATCTAGGCGCTTATGACCACTTGCGCACGTCTCTAGATGGTTACTCCCAACATAAACCTGATAAAGGGGTTTCACCTGGCATTCTTTTTTATCTGCTCATGACTAGTATTGAGCAAGTAGGTTTGGCAGAAGCGGAGAGATTCGAACTCTCGGTCCTTGCGGACTCTTGTTTTCTAGACAAGTGGTTTAAACCGCTCACCCACACTTCTATATTGTCATGCTAGTATCACTGCTAACGGCTAGACAGAGCCGGGTGGTTCACAAACACCATTCGCCTGCAGATCTTCGCTGTAGACCCAAGCAGTGCTTTTCGATAGACTGCCTCGCTGTCGTTTCGTTGATTAATCGGGTAGACAGCACCATACCTGTTATAAATTATTTGGCAGAGAACGCCGGACTTGAACCGGCACCCCGGATTACTCCGAGTACTGGCGGTTTAGCAAACCACTGCCTTACCAATTAGGCTTAGTTCTCTATTTGGTGCGCCTAGAGTGATTCGAACACTCGACTCCATAATTAAAAGTTATGTACTCTACCGGCTGAGTTATAGGCACATATGGTGGGCCTTACACCCACTCAAGAGGTATCGTAACGCGTGTCATACTTGCGAGTTTAAAGTTTTCTTTCTTATATAATAAGGAAGTAGCGGCCCCTGCCTACTTTACAATGGACTTCTTTGCGAGGCTCCGTTCTCCTTCTCATATTGGTTATTTTGAGAACTATCCATTAACCTTATAAATTAATTGGTACTCCGCCTGGGACTCGAACCCAGATAACACTAATTAAGAGTTAGTTGCACGACCAGTTGTGCTAACGGAATATTTGGTGGGAATTGAGGACTCGAACCTCCACCTCTCACTTCACCGAGAGGCCTTTGTTTCACCCCGTTTTCGCAGGGCGGTGCCACCTTGACACTTTCATCCCATTTGGTACCGGAAGTGGGACTCGAACCCACACGTCTCTCGACAATTGCTTCTAAGGCAATCTTCTGTGCCAACTCGAATATTCCGGCATTTGGTGTCTAAGGTGAGACTCGAACTCACACGCCCTTTCGGACATTACCCCCTCAAAGTAAGGCGTCTACCAGTTCCGCCACTTAGACGTTTTTTGGAATAGGCAGGAGTTGAACCCGCATAAAATACTTCTGTGATGACAAACAATATTCCGATAGATCTGCCCATAAGTCATCTAATTATTGGACTCGTCCCGTCAGCTCTCCCATTTGAGCTATAACTATTCCATATATGGTGGTCAGACTCAGAGTCGAACTGAGGTGCATGGTTTTTCAGACCATTGTACCAACCGTGTATACCATCTGACCAGTTAGATGGAATCTGCTGTAATTCCACTATTATCGCACATTCTAATAACTTTCATCATCTCGACAGGAGTATAATCCCATCTTTCTACACATAGACATGCGCCATTACGTGCGATTGTAGGGAACATGCCATGAAAGTCCTTTGCGTGCACATGACCATAGAAGTGATAGTCATATGTATCATGTGAGTTTCCTGGACGCGCATCAGGTCTGTGTGAGAAGAAGATTTTATTCCCTGCAATTTCTTTAATGAATGAAGGTAATACTTCTTCAAAACCGCAATCAAGATAGAATTGTTTGGACTTAGTGTCGTGATTGCCGCGCACTAGAATTTTATGTCCTTTAAGTCGAGGAATGATCCACTTAAGTGAAGACTCTTGACCGAGCCCGACATCACCAAGATGAATAACAATGTCGTCATCTGTGACTACTGCATTCCATCTCTTAATCATTGCGTCATTCATTTCTTCAATAGAGCGAAATGGTCTATCTTCATATTGAATGATATTTTTATGATTGAAGTGAGTGTCGCTAATTAAATAAATCATAACTTTCCTTTCTTATACAAATAATTATACCAGAACCTTTTGAGTTTGTCGATAACTTTTTTCCTTTTGGTCGCCGCACGTGGAGTCGAACCACGCTAAGACGCTTATGAAACGTCCGCGATCACCGGATCATACGGCGGTTGGCTAGGGCGGGAGGACTCGAACCTCCACAAACACGGGTTCAAGGCCCGTTGACTCTACCATTCGTCCACGCCCCAATGTTGGTACTCCCTGAGGGACTCGAACCCCCAACCAGCCAATTATCTGTTGCTATACGGGGTATAAACCCGCCGCTCTACCGGTTGAGCTAAGGGAGTATAATGGAGACACTGGCAGGATTTGCACCTGCGATGATTTACTGAGGTTGCAGCTCAGCCCCTTCGACTACTCGGGCACAGTGCCAATAAAAAACCGCTAGACATATTCCTATGCTAGCGGTTGTACCTGATTGTACACTGTTAGTGCCAGTGTTAATTATTTGGTTTTGTTAGCATAGGAAAACTTACACTTCATAAAGCGTGAACTAAGTCTTTGTTTGGAACATATCTTTAATTCGTTGATCATGTTGTGTTTCTCCTTTGCTAAACGATTATAAGGTTCATTTAACCAACAGACAGTAAGCTTGTAGGGTTCTCTTTCGAGACTTTGCAGTTGGCACCTCGGGCCTCGCACCGTCCACTGACATAATGCCAGATACCTTACCTATCTTAACCTTACATTATTATTATAGGATAATTTTTCGATCCTGTCAATAGAATTTTCATAAAAAAATTACCGAGTTATCGGTAATCTCCGGGAATAGATTTTGAGTAAGGCCCCTAAGGTCACTATTCAGTGTTAACTTTTATGCAGCCGTTAACGAACAACTAGTTATCGTACTAGCGAACTAGAATGGATTTGGGACCATTCATTTACCCAAGAACATATTTACTAGCTATCGGTAAAGGCCACTTAGTCAACCCTATTCATTCTTACTCTTATGTAGGAACTCATCCTTTACTATTATGGGGTCTATTGTTAGGCTAGTAACGTAACTGCCCTTTGATAATTATCTAATGCTGACCTTCGTCATACACGGCTTATTAACTGACATTATTCACACACGTTCACTAGAGTCTGAGGCAAAGGGAGCGACCCAATGACTTCTCTAATGGCATAAAGCGATCAACGGGAACAGTTTACTTTGTTCCAACTTTCACCGAGCTTCAGAGCATATTGTATATTGATCGTAACTTTCAACGTCGCGGTCAGATTTAACCTTATGTTAAAGCTTCTTCATTTGTCTTTCAGCTACTCGTACAGCCATATTCAGTTATAGGTTATTTCTAACCATCAAGACACCGGTTTCCTTTGAGTGCCGGGATATTAAGTTTCTCAGGCTTAATTCCTTAGGCGAGATGCATTACTGCAGTTGCTACTTGTCACCGCTGAATTTAGGCTTTGCTTATGCGTAGTTAACACGATGCACAACCAACTACATCCTTCACTGCTTTCCCATAGTAGGTTTACCTATAAGTTTCCCGATAGGTTTCTTACTCACAATACAGTATCCCATATTGCTTTCATTCTGTAGCTGGCTCCAGGCGGTCCGCAAGACCATCTTCACCTGGTTGCAAAGATAATTATCAAAGAACAATTACAACATTAAGAAGTTTATTTTTCCTTAATGGTATATGTATTATAGAATTTTTCTGACGAGATGTCAAGAAACTTTCCACTAATTTTTGAAGAAGTTTTTGGTTATAGCCCTTAGGGCAACCTTAAGGCGAACTTCTCGGAAACCTCCAGATCGTTCTAATTGGCAGTAGAACTTATTGGCTAAGACTGTTTGCTACTGTAGCCTTCCGCTTCACATTGTTTAAGCACTTGTCGCAGCCATACCGCATCTCGGAACTTTTTAGCAAATAGGTATACGCGGCCAATCTCAACCCTATTGGTAGGTCGGGGTTATAACTCCCACTTGAATAATTAAATATAAATTATTTTCTCTTCTTAGTCAAGGACTTTTTGGCTTTTTCTTCAAGAATTCTCTTGAGGTTATCCTTGATATCAGCAAGGTAAACATCTTTTGCCGCACAAGTTGGAAGTAATTTATATTCATCCCATAAGTCAGAAACACAAATCTTAACACCACGTGCGTTGCAAGCAAGAGCAAATGACTCTTTATCGTGATATTTACTTAACAAACCACAAGCACCGACATCAATGCGGCCGACTTTGTCGAGACCGTGCCATAAATGTCTTTTTGGACCGTGATGTTTGCGCAAGCGTATTTTAACTGGGGCCGCTGGCTTACCCCCTCTTCGAACTGCCATTGTAGTAGTTCTCCTTTCTTTATATAAATAATTATAGCATAACCTTTTGAGTTATGCCACAATTTTATTCTCTAATAATGCAACGATCATGGAATTCATCACTACCTACATAGTGAAGTTTTCCATCAAGAACATAGAAAACTCCTTCGCAACCGTCATATTCAACGATTTGATAATCAGTTGCTTCATCTGGAACCTCTACAACCTTAAGTGTTTCGGCGTATCCACCGAACTCATTAATGCGACCGACAAAGCGTCCTGTTTCCACTAATTCAATAAAATCTGGACGGAAACGTGCTATTGCACTGGTTTCACTAATTTTTCCGTAACTTGTATTTATAACTACTTTCATGCGCATTTTCTCCGTTTTTCCGCCACTTCCCTTTAGAACTCCCCAGTATCATTTTTAATACTGAGATTGTCGAGTTCTTCCTCATAAAGTCTTTCAACTTCGTCCTCATATTCGTCACAGTTCTCGCAGTTAATGTGGCAATAGTAAGAATGTTCACAGTCCATGCACATCATCTCATATACATAATCTTCAATGTTAATCATAAAAGTGCTCCTTTTTATTTTCATAGCCGTGCTCAATCCAGCCTCTTATATAATCTTCTCTATTGCTTTTATTTCTAAGAAGATAGAACCAAGCACTAAGTTTGCTGGTATAAGCCTTTTTAATAACAAAGCCGCCGCGGATTAAATAGCAGCCATAATAAACTTCTTGCATTTCTGGTTTTTCCATTAATCCCACCAGCTTTCTAAATATTTAGACACGATGCCTAAAAACTTTCTTTTATACTTTTGTTCTAATTTATACATCTTTTTATGCCATTTCTTGACGATTTTGCGGCTAGATGGATACCATTTTCCGTCTGGTCTGAAACGGTATTCGCACTTCCAATTGCGGTCAAAAATCTTTTCAGAGTCGTCAAGGTCAATGACTTTAAAATTATCATCACTAATGTGTTGCCATTTATAATAATATTCAAGAGCTTTTGTGAGTGTTTCTTCACGAGTTGGCTCATTTTTATAACGGATAGGATCTTCGTCTTTTTGTTCCATAGCGTGAACACCTTCACCGCCATGATAAAAATCCTTCATAAGATTTAAGTAAGTGACGAACATATCCATACCATAGCTCCATTCGCCTGGATGGCTTTCATCAACAATTTTATGAAGTTCATTTTTATAAGCGTCTATCATATCATAATAGCCGTCAGAATAATCGCATTTTATTTCGTTGCCGAGAGAATTATATGCTTCGTTAGAAGAACAAGATGGGTCTTCATCTTCTTCATCATCGTGAAGCAGAAGATTCTCGCAGTCATCAAAAAAGAAGTCTTGTGCTAAATCTTCTTCTGCTGTATCAGGCATTAAATCCATTTTACACATAACTATTTATCCCTTATACGTAAGAATTGATCCCAGTTCCAAGGATACCAATCGGTTTCACCATAGGAACGGAGTGTATCCATACACCATTCAACAAATTCTATTGAGCGGCGTCTATTGAAAAATTTGTCTTCTCTTGGAAGATAAATCATTAGTTCATCACCGATACATTCGGTGCAAATCTGCTTTAATGTTTGTTTTGCGAAAAGTTTATTAGCTCTATACATTAAAGGTATAAGTCTACGAACTCTATCATAAGCAGTTGCTGGTTGAAGATGATTGTTGCGTCTGTAAGCATATCTACATTCAACGATTAAAAGGTCATACATATCTTTTAATTCTATTCTAATTTTAGCATTTATATCCCATTCTAGTGTTTTCATAATTGTTCTCCTTAGATAATGTAGATATCGAGGCAATCAATATAATCTTTACCAACGTATTCTATTTTTAATTCTCCGTTTAAGTCTTTGCTGAAGTTCATTGGTCTGAAACCACTTGCTTCTATGCGGAAAACTTTATAATTACCAAATCTCTTGAGCAATACATTTGTTTCAGTATCAAGAGGTTTATAATGACGAGCATCATCGCAGAATGGATTATTATCCCAATAATCTTCATTTAAGCTAAGTATTTTATTAAGAGTGTTTCTGCGGCTTCTATCTCTAAAATTATAAGGACTATGAACCTTACGAAAAGACTCGAAGATTAAACAATCTCTATTTGGTTGATAAATGCGATAATGTGTATGAGGTGCTAAATTTAGAATGAATTCTCGTAGGGTCATATTTTATATACTCCTTTTAATCTATATTAGTATACCATAACTTTTTAGTTTAGTCAATAAAAAACCTCCCTTAAGGGAGGAAAAGAGCCCCTCTGACTAATACAGGAAGAGAGGCGCAGGCACAACCCTGCTAGCAGACTTACTGTCTGGAGTTTCCCGGCTTTCTCTTCTTTCTACCTTATGCATTGAGGTTAATTACCTATTACATAGACAAGTACGACTTGTAGCATATGCCTAATAGGCTGAAGGAGTCCACTGACTTCTTAGGACAGGCCTTTCACCTGCATGTCCCTCCTACTCGATATTATTTCAATCTTTCTGAGGATGCTTCTACGTGCAATTACTTGCTGTCAACTTAAGTTACCTAAGAAACAACATTCAGTACTGGGTGGTGGAACATGCGCGCGGGATATCCCCGGGCCTAATAGGACAACTAAGTCCTACCTCTTTTGATATATAATTATATGATTAATCTTCTGCTTTGTCAAGACTTTTCCTATAATCGTCTAAAAGTTCTTGGGCCTCTTCATCAGAGAAGACAAGATGTCTTGAGTTGTCTGGTAAAGTTATCCAAGTACCAACTTCTTGTTCCATACCAATATATTGGAATTGTCCGCCCCATTCGTGATTATATGGGACAACATCCCATTCAATAATGGTACAATAGCCGTCAGTACATATATGTATATCACAATAATGCTCGTCACTTTTATTATTATATTCAAAAAGATAATCTAAAAGTTTTTTATGTAATCCTTGCTCTACTTCTTCTGGAGTAAAAGCCATACTATTATATTCTGTTTTCATATTTTAACTCCTTATTGCTTTTGTTTTTGTTTAATTAAATCATTAACATAATCAACGACTTCATTCCAATCTTGGATGGCTTTATTTTTAGCTTCATCATCTTTAACATTGATGTTATCATAGCCATCTGCTTTAATAATTCCGCAGCCGCCACATTCTAACCAATATTCTGTGCAGCAATCATACTCCATATCACCCCATGGGTCGAAGCCTCTTGACTTTATGACAGGAGCTGCGCCGCAAATTGGGCATGGCTTTCCCACATAATCCTTGTGTTCTAGTCTTGTTTTTAATCTATCTATCGTACTCATAAAACTTATACCTTTCTAATATCTATATTAGTATACTAAAAAAGATGGACTATGTCCATCATATTATTGGTTAATGGTGCGTCTTGAAGGGCTCGAACCTCCGACCTCTACTACGTCAAAGTGGCGCTCTCCCAACTGAGCTAAAGGCGCATGAGTGGAATTTTTGGCAGGAACTCCACGAACCGTCAACTATTTTAACCACGAAAGTTTTCACAAAGGATAGGTTTTAACGCGACCCAGTTTGAGTTGATGAGGCTCCACCTACAAACGGCTGTTAGGACATTACAGCTTTGGGAATCACCCGCCCTACTTGGTACTCCCTGACGGGCTTGAACCGCCGACCCACTGCGTGTAAAACAGTAGCTCTCCCAACTGAGCTAAAGGAGTATATATATAATTTCTCTCTGAAGTCTCATTTTTTGTGCAGCCTGGGCTTCGTTGTTATCTGCACGTTCGTCGACGCCAGGTCTTTTTTATCGCGTCCCTCAATATCACGCCTTAGTCGGAAAACCCCGGCTCGCCTTTGATATGGTCTTGGGAACATCCTTTGTTACAAGCAGTCTTCATCTGCAGCCCTTCTCCGTTCTACTACTGTGCACATAGTAAATCGGTAATACGTTGAGAGAAATTAGAAATAATTGGACAGGCTAACGGAGTTGAACCGATGGCCCCTCGAGCGAGCCTTTTATAATCAACCGTATACAATTGATTATAAAACTTACCGTAAGTTAACCTGATAATGGAGCCGTAAGAGGGAGTCGAACCCTCGACCTTTCCTTGGCAAGGAAATGTTTTACCGCTAAACTACTACGACATGGCACGGGAGCTACGATTTGAACGCAGATACACAGTTTTGGAGACTGCAGTCCTACCGTTGGACGACACCCGCATATGATGGAGAGTGATTATTTTCGCAGCCCTCTCTCCCAGGATTTCTTGTGTCCGTTCTGCTAGCCGAGTTTCACGGCATCTTTTATAGACATGTGGACGTCACTTGAAGGCTAAGTCTTGTAGCCCAACGGTTGCTCTCGGTAATGGCCGTTCCCTGCACCGCCGCTTTTATGCGAGGATAGCGGTACCTCTTAACTATTTTGTTTTTATGTTAAACGGGCGTCACCCCATGCAAACTATTTGGTGGGTAAAGAGAGACTTGAACTCTCACGACCAACCGGTCAGCGGATTTTAAGTCCGCTTTGTCTGCCATTCCAACACTTACCCAATGAATGGTTATTGGTACCCCTCGAAGGATTCGAACCTTCACTAAATAGTTTTTGAAACTACTGCCTCTGCCAGTTGGGCTAGAAGGGCATATGGTCCGAAGCAAAGGATTTGAACCTTTGATCCCCTGATCCCAAATCAGGTGCATTACCAAGCTCTGCTAGCTCCGGATAATTGGTGGATCGAAGGGGAATCGAACCCCTAGCCCCTGAGTGCAAATCAGGAAGTTTCCCGTTAGCCTACCGACCCATATGCGCGGTTGTCAGTGGTTTAGAGAGGTACCGTAACCGCAAATCAACCTCTATACCTACCTTGGCTTTCTCCGCACCCTGCTACTCGCAATAGCCAACCCCGAGTTGCGGCTCAAGTTTCTGGGCTCTCCACCCCGCGGGCACTGCCAAATTCGTTCAACACTTTCATCCTGTGGTAGTTGCCACCAACGGCTTTATCGGGTGGATAGCCGCAAACCTCGCGTCGAGCATCATATTTCTATGAAGGTTATCTGCAACGCACTACCTCGTCGTAGCCCGCTCCTAGGGTTCATCAATGCTTCCTCAGTTTCGGGTCGTTCTGTCCCACGGTGACCACATGGTCTTTATCCTTTGTTGTGGGTTTTAAGTAATACTGACTTTTGCCACTGGATGGCAGGATTGGCCTGCGTTCCGAAGTCCTAAACCTCGGGTGCTAGATCGGCACTACGTCCAGATCATCAGTATTTTTATTTAACATCAGCAGGGCGGTAACCGACGCGCGTCCCTTTCGTTAGCCAGCTTTCATCCGATGACCTTCTAGTCGGTAATGTCTCATCGGTATCTACCCTCTAACTTTTTGTATTGATGTTATAAACTAATGGTGCCCGTTGAAAGATTTGAACTTCCAACCCTTCGCTTACAAGGCGACTGCTCTACCGTTAAGAGCTAAACGGGCATATCGGATTTTCTCTTCCCCGTCGGGCGATGCAATTATTCCGGGCGATTTGTCCTGTCAACACGCCACCGATGACAGACTCTTTTGGCGTTCTCTGGAAAGAGTAATTTCGAGGGAGATTCACCTCCACGCAGTCTTAATTTACTATTGCTAATAAACTAACATTGCGTGAGAACTTAGTCGAGGGAATGGGATTCGAACCCATGGTCACTGATACTGTTTTAATCCGGAAGCTGCCTTACCACTTGGCTATCCCTCGATTGGTTGCCGGGGTGAGAGTCGAACTCACTACCCAAAGGTTATGAGCCTCAGATGCAACCGTTACACTTCCCGGCGATATTATTGGAGCCGCACAACGGATTCGAACCGATGTCATCTGCTTGGAGGGCAGAGGTATTGCCACTATACGAGTGCGACATAATTGGCGGAGCCAGAGGGAGTCGAACCCTCACCGTCCGCGTGACAGGCGGACATCATAACCCCTAGACCATGACTCCATTGGTGGGAGGCCAGGGAATTGAACCCCGAACCTTTGCCTTATCAAGACACTGCTCTAACCTATTGAGCTAGCTTCCCATATTGGTGACCCCGGTCGGTTACGCTCCGGCCGTGTTAGGATGAAAGCCTAATGACTTCACTAGTTGTCTACGGGGCCAATTAGTTTTCTTCTTTCTTTTTACATATATATTATACGGTAAGCTTTTGAGTTTGTCCATATAATTTTTCTTTTTGGTGTGAGGTGCGGGAGTTGAACCCGCATAGCTGGTTTCACAGACCAGTGAACTAACCATTGTTCTAACCTCACCATAGCATTGGCGGCCCGTTAGGGATTCGAACCCCAAACCCTCTCCTTAACAGGGAGCTGCTCTGACCGTTGGAGCTACCGAGCCATTGGTGGAGATTGATGGAGTTGCACCACCCGAAGTTTCCTAACAGTTTTACAGACTGCCCCGCTACTATCTACGGTATAAATCTCCAATTACTTATTGCTTAGTACTTTGATATAAAGTCCGCATTGGCATTCGCCATCACCTTGTTCTCTAAACTCCTTACACATACATTTATTTTCAGGAATATGTTTTAATTTACAAGGACAATAGCCATCATTAGCTTTTAGAGCTTTTTTGACTTCATCGACAATATCCTTATCGACATTTTGTATAACTAAATACTTCATAGTTCTCCTAATAAAAAAGCAAGGGTTAGAGCCCTTGCTAATTAGTTTTCAAGTGATAAATTGAGACTAATTAACAAGGTTGCTTAAAGGTTCGACATCTAAGCCGTGAATGGTATTATATGCTACTGTCCACAATACTTTTGCCATAACCTTTTCTCCTTTGCGTAACGGTAGTAATCGCTTCACTACCAAGCTACCACATCCTTGCGTGGTTCCAATGACCTGCCGTTTTATAGTCCCCTCGGGTCAATCGAGATAGGGTAATTTTGCTGTGTCGTGCGTCAGGATTACTACAACCATAATCACGGTGGCGTTCATTCATAGGGGAATGCATATAGCCACAACCATCACCCGGAAGTTTTCTATGCCTGTCTAGATTAAGAAGGTTACGCCGTCAAAACGGTTAGTGGAGCCTTCATACTTCCAACTACATTGGTATCTCGCCGCAGCATCGCGCTACTTTATCTCTGCCGATAATTTGTTAGTCGCATCAGTTTAAGCATAAGTGGTAAATCGTGGCTTGCGACCAATAAGATATATTATATCTTATCTATAATTATTATAGAACTTTCTTGTCCCGTTGTCAAGAGATTTTCTACTTTTGGTGTTTCTTTTCCCAAGCCTCTCTATATTCAGCAGGGATATGTACTTCAAGAGTCTCTCTACTGCGTTCACTTTCGTCTATATTATAAATAACTTCATCAATAGTATAGGCAAGGAATTTCCACTCTTCAGGAGCTTCTTTGATTACATCTTGGACATCTTCATAAGTTTTGAAATAGGACATACTGCCGCAATCAAACTTTGTGCCCATCCAATCTGGTGCTTGTCTTACATATTTAATTTCATAGCGTGTATAGGAATCGTCACCATTTTCATCGTGTAAAAACCTATTTTCATATTCTTCAAGCATATGCTCTTCTTTATCGAGCAAATCAAACAAGCCTTGAATATAAAGGTTACGGTCATCCTTATCATAAACACTATCACTAATATCACTTACTTGTTCACCTGTGTGGCGGTTAGTAGTATAACCATAGTCATAGGCAACATAATTACCATATCTATTGATGCCGATCTGTCCATTATCTCCAGTAAAACCGAAGTGGTCATTTAAAGCCTCCATAGCTTCGACTGCCTTGGTAGCACTTTCATAAGTTCTATCATAGCGTTCAGAGAACTCTTCTTCTGTTTCATTCTCTCTGCGGTTGACATAATCCATATAGTCATCAACATCACTATAATCGTCGTAAAAGTCTCTCCAGTCTTCAACTTCTACTCTTTCCATAATCTCGACAAAACGCCCATATGCGGCGATTTCCGCGAGTGGTAAAAAGTCACAGCATTCTAAATATGTTTTAATTTCAAGTTGATTTTGTCTGTATCCACCAATTCCCATTGCGACTTTAACAATACAAGGGAAAGGAATACGCAAACCAAGTTTATATTCTAATTCAGTAGAAAATGGAAAGACCATGCGGGCGCAACCTGCATCCTCAGTATTTAATCCCATAACATAATCTAAGATTATTTTCTCTTGTTCGTGTGTTAGAACTATAATGTTTTCAGTTAATACCATAGCCTTTCTACCTTCTTTCTTATATAATTATTATACTATATAAAAAAGGCTTGTTCAAGATATTTTCCGCTCAAGCCCAAATATTTTCGCAATTCCGTCTGCCTTCCAAAATAAAAGGACTAGTAAGTAATTACTAGTCCAAAAGAAGGAGGAAAATGAAGAGTAAGAATTACCCTTCAAGCAGGACATTAGGTTAGGAAGGAGGTGATAAATGAAACACCTAATGTACTGCTTGAAGGGTAGTAGGACACTTTACGACTCGAATAAGTGAGCCCACCTACTACTCTATTGTACCCATAGTCGCGCAACTATGGTCATTACTTTTTATGGAAGTGAATTATAAACTTCCATGTATTGTAATCGGGTGGCCGTTGAAGTAATGAGAACCCGCATTAGTCTATTATCCGTTTTTCGAGTGTCGTCCGTTCCTAATGAAAACCTGTCTCTGTTAGCAGTCCCTGTGCTAACACATGGTCAATAGAACTTACTCAGTCGCCACTGACTTCGACTGGGTGTACCCTGCTAGACACCATAGCTGTCGTGCTGTTCTTCCCGACATGTCAAGTAGATCGGTTCGGCTACTGCGACTTCTCTTACGGTGGAGAGTACCGGTCAATTGCGTCCCAACTAACAAGAACGATTAGGTCGTAAACCCAGTATATAAGGCCCTGCGGCTTCATACATTTACGCTACCAGCATGGTTACGAGTGAATAACGGCTCCACTAGGCGGTCGGGGTTTAATTCATAGCAGGAAGCATCCGACTTGGCTCCTGTCCTACCATCGCAAGCACGATAGGCGGTGTCTCTTTTGAACTTGCGAAGAGATTAAGCAGGAGAGTTTTATACAGATACATACCTCTCTAACTTCTGCCTTTTACGATTAGCATCTCACGCCGTTTACGCAGTAAACGGAAACTGGATAAGACATCATTTCTTTGGAGCTTGTCTTTTCATTTCACACCAGTAGGGGCCGGTTATTAAGTTCATTTTCTACCCTACATCTTCGCTACACCTTATCTAAATGGAGGTGCCAACCGTACTGAACATTTTACTTCGCCAGTCAGAAGGTTCGTTCTACTTACGAAGAGAGACTGTGGTCTGCTACTTCGTCATACTCCGGAAAGACACATCGGTCGGAATGGACTTACGGGCTGTAAGGTCGCCGTGCCCTGTTCATTCAGTGGGCTCACCGAGCTCATTGTCACCAGATTGCTCACTAGGCTGGTCTAGTTAGCCATTTAGTCTATTGCTAACTTGTGTACCCATACGTTGAGGTTTCCATGGTCTACGGGTTTAACGCCGTGCCGCCGAACGTCTTACACAGGCACAACTGTGCTGCGCGGACAACAAGTTGTCCTGATGCTTTACGGACTTACTGCACATCCCAGCGGGGAGTTTGAGTTTAACGACTTCGGGGTCCAACCGTTCTGGTCAAGAGAAGACAAGAATTATCTTTCTTCTCTATATATAATTATACGATATATTGTTAAACTTAGCAAGAAATTTTTACAATATAAAGGGGAGTTTTTAGGAACTCCCCAACCTGATTTATTACTGTCTAATGACTATTCAATGTCACGGACAAATCCGTAGACACCGACTTCTGACTTAGAAACAGATGGGACTTCAACCATATCTCCTTTTGAGAGATTGCCTTTCTTAACAAGACCATTGATTGAACCTGAACTCATTTTGTCTCTGCCCATAGCTTTTGCTAAATCAGCAAGAGTGAATGGTGATTCGATTGAGCTGACTACTTCAAGGATAGCCTTTTCGCCATCAGTGTAGTTGAATGGTTTTCCTTCTGCATTTGAGAGGGCTTCTGCTGTAACGAAGTTATAGCTGGAAACTTCTCTTGTTGATGGTCTTTCGATTTCTCTTGTACCAATCTTTGCGATTAAACCTTTCTTGATAGCGGAAGTAAGGTGACCTGGTTTGAATTCTCCGCCGTTAGCGTTTAATTCAGCAAGAGTTAAACCTTCTGTTCCTTTGAGTGCTGCTACGAGAGCACGGTCGTTGTCTGTATAGACGATTTCTTTTGCTTTAGACATCTCGAATGTCTCCTTTCTTATCTTATATATAATTATAGTCTTTGATGGCGACTATGACCAGAGTTTTTTTCATATTAAGTGAAGAACTTTTAGATTAGTGCGGTATTTCTTTCAGTAGCGACTAATTCAGCCTCTTCAAGTAAATGCTCTTTAATGTATGATTTTGCCTCACGCATTTTAACTTCTTTCGGCATAACCATTGAGATGCGGTATCCGTCTTTTAAGGTGAGAGAACCTTCCCAACCACCTTGTGTGGCGTGACCCCACTCAATATTTTTAACTAATTTATCTGTGAGTTTCTTGTCCATATTTTAATTTTTTCCTTCTCTTATTATCTATATAAGTATAGCTCATAAGGTTCACTTAATCCAGTAAAACTTTTAGTTAGTTGAACATATTTTCGTAGATTCCGTCTGAGTTCGCAAAATACTTGATTGGCTCTTCGTCACTCTCATAAACAAAGGCATTAACTTTTCCGCCATAAGGATAATTTGAGCAACCATCAATAGCGATTAACTTTCCATTTTTATGAGTGTATGTTGAACAATCAATATCTGTCCCCCAAACAGCTCTCATACTTGGGTCGGCAACTCTTGGATATCCGTGTTCTTGTGCAAGTCTCCAAGCGTGCCAGTGTCCGATTAAGAGTGGTTTTTCTGGATAACAAGCAGGTCTCTTTGATAAGTTTTGAGAGTGAGCCCAAGATGACTCATACCATTTATTCCAGCTGGTTTTTCTCCAATCAGCCTTTAACTTCAATTGATGAGTTTTTGTATCTTCATTGATAGGAAGCCAAGCGTGAACTGCGATCAAATCTTTGAACTCTATAGCCCAGCAACATTCGTGAAAATATTGAAACAATGATTTCTTTACTTCTTCATTTTGTGGAAAACCAAGAGCATAAATCATTGTGTCTAAGCCAACTGTTTTCTTACTCATATGTGTAAAAGACTCCAAAGTCTCTGGAACGCCATTTTGAATATCAGCTCCTGATATGTAATCTAAACCGAAAACTAATTGTCTTAATCTCGCGTCGTGGTTTCCCCAGATGAGTATTCTGTTAGGGCAACTTAAAAGATAATCCAAGACTTCTTTGCTTGCCGGACCTCTGTCGAAAGGATCGCCCACACTGACGAGTGTATCTTTTTCCTTATCAAAATCAACACCATTAAGTGCTTCAATTAACAAATCAAACTTTCCGTGAATATCGGACACAAATACATATTTCATTTGAATGCTCTCCTTTCTGCTTTGCCGTCTTTCCAATAGAGGTATCCCCAAATATCTATCTTGCGGTCAATCACGTGGTTAGTATAATCTTTCAACTTACCACCAACTAATCGGCAATAGATACCAAGTTTATCAGTTTCACGAAGGACTAAATCAATTTGCTCGATTTTCTTTTCCTTCATCAACTTTTCTAAATCTGCTCGTTTCATACCTCTACCTTTCTATATAATAATTATAGCATAAGAAAAAGGCTTATGCAAGCCTTTTTTACATATTATTTACTTACCTTATTGTGTTCGGCAATATATTCATCTAATTCTTTTGGACAATATCGTGAGATGTAGGCGGTCAATTTTTTGAAGTTTTCGAGGTCATTTTTTATTTCATCTCTTTTCTTATGAATAATGTAATTTTCCCATACCTCAACGAGCATTTTCTTAAACTCGCGCTCGCCTTTTTCTTTATCGTTCAAAATCGCTTTTGCGTCGCCAACACTTTCGGTTACCAAATCATCTATGCTATATGTATCTCCCAATAATACATCAATAAAGTTTCTCATACCCCATTTCTGTATTGCTTCATAGTTCGCGGAGTTGTTTTTTAAGCGAAAAGTTTTGCTTTTTGTCTGTGTTAAACTTGATGATTGAAATGTATAAGCGATGCGCGCTTTCTTTTTCTTCCAATTCACATAACATCTAACCATATGATTTTTATAAATCAAGGTAATGATATGGCTATCCCAATCCGAAGCTTGAACCCCAATATGTAGTTCTTCTTCTTTACAATACCAAACAACACCGAAAGCCGTAATTAAATGCTTTACGAATACATCTCTAAACTTACCTATTTGTTCAAGGTAAGGGTTTGTTTCTCCGCTTTCAACGGTGAACTCGCCTGTATCCCATGGTGTCTTGAAGAATATATAGTATATTAACAAACAAATTGCTAAGACCAGTAACCCCGCTAATATAATTAGCGTCCAGCTATCAGCCTTACTCATAATTAGTCCTCAAGGAATTCGACATCCTCATTGTAGTCGTCAGCATAATCATAGCCTTCGACGTCCGCATTATAGTTGTCTTCTTGTATCATTTCGTGGATGAAGTCGCCAAGATATTGTTTATAAGGTTTATCTTCTTCTGGCTTTCTAATCCAACTATCGTGAGTTTCATTCCAGCCATAACCTTCGCTAATGAGTTCATAGCTAATGGTTTCATCATCGCCTCTATCCCATTTCTTATAGTCTTCATAAACTTGTTCCCAAGTTAAATCTTTAACTGCGTTATAAATTGCGATGTGGTCTCTTGCCCAACTTGTAGTGGCTTCTTTCTCTGTGAAAGATTTTAACCATTCAACTGTTTTCTTCCAGTCTTCCTCACCGAATTCATTTACTCTTGTTTCCCACACTAATTCACTGCGGGTCATTCTAATTGCTTTGGACATATTGTAAGTCCTCCTTATTATGTTATTTAATTATAGTATATCTTTTTAGCTTAAGCAAACTTTTTTGATTGAAAACCCGCAACTTCTCTTTAGCACTCCTGTTGCTCATTCCAAATAAAAAGGACTATGTAAGTCCTTTTAGTTAAGTAAGTTTTTCTTTGCTTCAAGTTCGGCTAATTTTCTTTGGCGTTTTTCTTCAATCTCTGCTTGTTTCTTTGCCTTTTCTTCTGCCTTTGCTTTTTTCTTGGCTTCTTTTTCGGCATTTTCTTCGTCAAAGGTTGAGGCTTCAATGAATGGGTCGTAGTCAATACTCTTAATAGTTGTCTTAATTTCTCAACTAAAACTAAAATCGCCTGGTTCATTCTCTGCTACGATGACGATACCATCCTTAGTTTCGACAACATCAAATTCATCCCCATACATATCAATGAGGTCTTGTTTGAATGCGGCGACACCTCTCTTACGAAGGATATTTCTTTGTGATTGTTGAATTGTGTTAGCACCTGTTGCTGTGGTATTTGTTTCAAACTCTGTTTGTTCTACTTCTCTTAAAAAAGAACTAAAATTGTTTTCCATTTACATCTCCTATCAAAACAATAAAGTATCTTATCTATCCAAATATCTTTTATACCTAACAAATAATTATAATAGTTTTATTTTGAATGGGCAAGCAATTTTCGTAATTTTTATTAAAAAATCCACCTCATAGAGATGGTTTTTATATAACTTATCAGTTCTACTTAATTAGTCAATTCTTGCCCATCTATATCCACCGGCTTGATTTCTTTTACCATTACAAACCTTTGTAATAGAACTATTATCAATGCCTGTTTCGCGGGCTGCGGCCGCAATGCTTGTATATTCCTTAACCAATTCTCCACCTAAGGTAAATTGTGCTACACCTTGTCTTTTATTGCTCACTCTTAATGGGTAAGTTTCTTTCGGATCGGTCCAAGTTCTACCTTGGTTAATATCTTCTACTGTGCTTAATCCTACATCGAATTGTTTAGCAATCTCTGTTAAACTCAAATTTGTATTTTTAATTAGATTGCGAACTTCCTCGCCTTTATCAAATAATTTATCAGTTATTCTTTCAAACTTTTGAGCACTAATTAACGCAGTATTATATCCGTTTGGTTGAAGAGAATTGTAATATAAAATCCAATATTCTTCTCTATTATTTAAGAACTTTTCATCGCATTCTTCAATTACTTCTTTTGAAAAATTATTCCAACCATATTCTCTAATATCTACACTTAATGGTCTATTATAAGCAGGCCTATTTTCATAGAAAGCCTCATTAAATTCTTCTTGCCATCTTGTTTCGATATGAATAGATTGACCGATATAAATCTTTCCGTTGATTAGGTTTGTAATTTTATATATTCCACATTTCATACCTTATTATACACAGGTTGGACAGATAAATCAAGAATTAGGTAATAAAAAATCCACCTTTTGATAAGATGGATTTTATTTATGAGTGGAATTATTTCTTAATTAGTCAATGAAGTAGACTTTGTAAGAGTGCTTACTTCCACATGTTGGGCAGACATCTTCTCTGTCTTCTTTGTGGATAACAACGCCTTCACCTGGGAATTTGTCAGCTTTTTTGCTGATTGAGGTTAAGACTGCTGGTTTAATTCCTAATTGTGCAGCTGATAATGGTGTTCCTCTATTTGAACGGAGGACTTCAAGAGCTGCCATTTCGTTTTCTGTGTAAACGAGTTCTGTTGCTTTTGCCATTGTAATTTTTTCCTTTTCTTATAATAAGACTGGTCATTGGTTGAAACGCCATCGCCACTTGAAGGCTGACCATTGATGGCTTGGGGCAATCCCGCGTATACTGTCGTGGCCTTAGACAATATTATTTGATTACCTTTAATACTTTATTATATGCTAATCTTTGAGGTCTGTCAAGAAACTTTTCAAGATTTCCAAGATTGGTTATTTATTTTTCGTCCGCATCGACGCCTTTTCAACTTCGTGTCGGCAACGATCACTCCACAATTCTTCAGGTATAAAGTAAGTTCTTGCTCTTCGGCAACTATCCAGGACACTATAATCACCCTTGCGTAGTAAACCGCAACTCTCCAAGTAATCAGTATCTTCCGATATGCTATCCTTATTCATCATTAACTTTAATGCTATACTCATCCTTGCGTGCGTATATGAACCTAAATTGCGCATCGCCCAATAATAGAGGTAAAGGTATAAGCGCACGATCGTTTTCTTCTCTCGCGTCGACCTACTTTTTACAACCTCATAAAGCTTGTCCCAAACCTCAAACGGCATCAATACCACAAAACCTTCGAAAAACCGCACTTCCCGATGTATATCCCTTATTCCCCTGTATGTCTTTCGGTCAATACCAAAATAAGAGCGCATCTCCTTATCGTTCTTCTGGGTAGTTAAATAATAGATATAATTCATATCAAAATCAATCAACACCTGAGGGGATATATTCCTAATAAACCCGCAAGTATAGTAAAGATTCTCATTATGTTTCATATCTCCTGATGGGCTGAGTTCAAACATATCCTCAGTTAGTGGTATTACTTGATTTCAATTTGTAGTCATATTGGTAGTATAGGGTAGTTAAATGGTACTGTCAAGATTTTTAAGATAAAAGTGGGGAATAACTGTGTCACTTATCATAATATAATAGAGAACATTTTTATCTTCCCGATAATGATTTTTGATTTAGTAGTTTTATATCTCAATTAACTTGTGATAAAGAAATTATCTTTTTCGAGCGCAGCGAGAGATGAGCATCTTTAGATGCGAATGTTGGGGTTAAGGGGCTTGCCCCTTATCATAGGTAGCCCAAGTTCTCTATGAAGCTCATTGACCTTGAAAAACCGCAACTTTCCTTTAGATTTCCCAAAAGCTCAATTCCAATCCCGATAACTCGTTTCACTCGTTTATCGTAACGTGCGTCCCACTAACGTGCGTAATTACTTTTCTTCTTTACTATTGTTTCTTTCCATTAACTCGTTCGCTCCGGCTTGAGGCCTACGCTCACGAGAGGTTGAAAAATCAAGGGTTACTTCGTTATCCTGATTAACCTGTATGTTCACCTTTAGTGGTTCTCCATTTATAGTGATGTTAGCCTTTTTCAAGGTTCTTGCTAAATGTTTAAGTTCTCTTATCGTCATAACGTGTGTATTGTGTATCCTTCTAAATCGTGCGTTCTATGCCAACGGCTTAGCACGATTTCCCGAGCCGAGAGAGTCGATTGTATACTTTCCCTCATAGTAGTATAGGGAATAACTAAAGGATTGGCAAGGATTTTTTCTATGTAAACCGCATTCTTTTTACTATTGGGATTAGTTGAATGAGGCTCATTTTTCTTCACGGTTATAGGGATTTCTAAAGGGAATATGGGATGTCTAAAGAACTGCGCGGACACTTTGTGTCCTTGCTGCGGTCAAAGTCAGAAGAAATGCCGCCCGCGATTTTATTGAATTTGTAGCTTCTAGCGTTTATATTACGTGGATTTCTTAAGAAAAACGTTTAATTTTTGAATTTTTTATGCCAAATTGTCATATTTTTCAGTAGAATTATATAAAAAACTGTATAATTATTGCTTTTTTATGCGACATTATATAGGATTTTATATAAAAACTATGGGATTTCTAAAGAGACTATGCGGTTTCAGTGAAAAAGATGCGCACTTTAATCAAAAATAGCTTGTATAATCCGAAAAAGATATGGTATAATAAATTGGAACAACAAAATTTTGTGGATTTATTTTCAAATAAAAAAAGAATCCAAGTGGATTCTTTTACATTGGTAGTTTATCTCCGAACTGGAGCTTGAGGTCCTGACAGGCTTTTACAAGGATTTGTCTGACGCGCTCTCTGGTAAGGGTTGGAGTAAGTAGCCCGCCGATTTCCTCAAGAGTGTGCTCCTCGAAATACATTTGCGGATCACCTGGTTCTCCAAGTCCAAATCTAAGTTTGAAGATTTTCTTGGTGCGGTCATCGAGACTGCCGATAATCTTCATAGCGAGTTCGTGTTGAGCGTTTCTTTCCACATACTCGGTTGGTGTTTCGGTATGTGTGTCCTCACATAAGTCTTCAAGGGTGTTGTCCTCTTCATCGTTAATAGGTGTTGAGAGGCTGACTGTGTTTTGCTTCCAGCTCATCAAGTCATTATAGTCCTTGATATCCATACCAAGTTTCTTAGCGACTTCTTCGGAGCTTGGTTCTCTGCAGAGGTCAGCTGTGAGTTCTTCACGAGCTTTTCTTTCTTGATTAAACTTTTGAACGATATGAGCAGGGATACGGATAGGTCTGCTTTTATCAATTATGGATTTTGTGATAGCTTGTTTAATCCAAGGAACTGCGCAGGTTGAGAATCTGTAGCCAAGTGTGTAGTCATACTTTTCTACTGCGGTAATGAGTCCAGTAGTACCTTCAGCGATTAAGTCTTCTAAGCTCATATTGTTATATGAATTTTTGAAAGGCTTAGCTATTGATACAACGAGTCTAAGGTTGTGCTTAATCATTAACTGACGAGCATCTTCATCGTTCTCATCTTTGATGCGGCGACCAAGCTCGAGTTCCTCTTTTGCTGTAAGTAATCTATAACTTCCAATTTCTTTAAGATAAATTGATAGTGAATTGTCCATAATAATAATCTCCTTCTTAACTTATATATATAATTATACTACATAACTCCCAAGTATTCAAGAAGTTTTTTAGCTAGTTGGAAAAATTATCCTCTACCAAACATCTTCAGAGTAGAGGCAGGTTCCATTAAAGTCATCACTGATTATTTGGTTTGCCTGCTTGGCGATGACCGCGGCCTCATAGCGGCTTACGAACCTATCACGGTTAGTGACAAATCCTTCTACTGCGGTCACCTTATCGTATTTGATGCCGTCTAAATACATGCGGCGTAATGCGTCACAATGGCGTTTTCCAGTGTAAATACACCAGGCGTCCATATCGTCAAGACGGTGGAACTTAATTGCTGAACAAATGACTTTCTCCATATTAGTCCTCCTGATTACGGTGTTTACGCTTGCGGGTATATTTAGTGCGGTCGCGGAAAATATTCATACGGTTTCGTTTTTGTATGTTGAAATGAAATTCATTACGAACCTTGGCCGGATCGACTTTAATATGGATTGTTTGCTTGTCCGCCATAATATTTTCCTCCTTTTATTTTATATAAATATATTACACCCAGCTTCTGGGTTTGTCAATAGTTTTTTAGATTACTCCTGCTATTAGGACGTCTAAAGGGAAGATGCGGTTCAACCGGACTTATGTCGAATAAATCGACGAAAGTCGCATAAAATAATTTTAGTTAAAATTATATTTACAAAGTGCCTGCGATGTGGTATAATACCAGACGGAATAATTTTTATAAACAAAAAGCACTCCATTTGGAGTGCTACGCGATCTAATGCTCATTTCTCATACCCGAGAGCTAGGGTAATTATGCGCTACCTCCCGGCAAGGAGGTTGCCCGTTATTGCCGTAACAGGACTTCTACTATACGATAGTAGCCAACGACTGGCTGTAACGTTTGCCACCGGTGCCGCTTTCTTAGGGTTTCTTGTCGTAACCCTGCTCCGGTCTCACTAGCTGAATCCAGGGCGGTCAACTCCCCAGCGTCTTACTCAACCATCAGGTGCCTCCAGGAGGTCGACTCCTGGATTTTACGAGTCTGCTCGAAGCGCAGTTTAATGTGGTACACCCCACTGACCGATGAGGTTTTTTTAACGAGTGTTTCCCTACTCACTCGGTTGTCTCCTCTTGAGACATAGTCAAGTCGTGTATCGTTACTACCCGGCGGCTTTACAGTGTGCCACACACTTCTGGTTTCACCGCAACCACCAGCAAGGAGTACTACGCCCGAGTCCACAGGTGTCGTCAGCACATCGTCGACCCTAGACGATTTTGTCGTCACAGGTCGTTGCTACACGGTTAGTTTTCTAGGCACTAACACTCGCCATCGGAGTTATCCTATTCTCAGCCATCGGCTCCTCAACTTGCTTTAGACAAATTGTCTGGTAAAGCGTAGCGTCCCCGGTCCTGCCGGCCCCAGCTCGCATCACAGTGGGGAAGAGTTGCAGATTACCCGTCTGCCTCTCGCTTCGGGGAGTTTAAGCCCGTGCTCGGCGAACTTCGTTCTCAGGTACGTTGCCCCGGTCTTGTGACTGCCGGTCATTGGGTTCCAGCCCACTGCTGTTAATTAGTTGTTTTCTACAATGATGAGAGTGTAGTCTCTGGCCGACATATTCCCTCGACCCGTTGGTATGCTTTGATAATAATCGGGCGTTTAGCTCCTTAAACCCTTTGCCGGATAGATGCCGGCACCAGGACGTCCCGTTTTTATGGAGGTTGTACCCCTCGCAGCCGTCCCGACCGCAGGTCCATAGACCCCATGTGGTACTGCTTTCGTACGGCACAATGCCCGGTATCGTACCACTGAATGGATAACGTTTCCAAGCCCAGACACTCGACACGGTCTGGCGCGGCAGCCTTGCTTGCTCCATCACTGCTTAGGAGACTAACATACTATACCCCATCAGTTAGCCTAAGGGTTGCAGGCCATCAGCCTGCTGGGTACCTTGTACGGATTACCAAACGTCCGCCAGCAGATCGATTCCCGTTTCGACGGCTTTCGCTTTCTCACCTGGTTACTGCTGGATGGGAGTTATGAGACCTCGGTGGGAGTTGCACCCAATAGATGCTCTGTATCTACCAGACTCGTACATTTTTCGAGTCCACCGCGACCCTGCTGAGGGAGGCCATATCGTTGGAAGGAGTGGCCCGTGACGTGGGCCTTACGGCTATCTTCTTTGTTTTTTAGAGTGGAGTATACGCCTAGCAGGGAGCTGTTCCACTGGATTTTATTTGTTGGATTATTTCACTAATCTAAGGATGTGAGTAGTTTACAGACGTGCTCAGGTTGTCGCTTTCGCGTGTCCCAGTATGACGGTCTGGTTCCGTTGGCCCCGCATTTGGGCTAGAGTTTTTAAGACTTTTATCTTTGTCCTTATATAATAATTATACTCTTGTTTTCCCGTTAAGTCAAGGAGAATTAGTCATTGCTGACTAATTCATAGACCTTGGCGGATTTCTTGACGGAGCCGACTTTAACGCCGTTGTAGATTACATCACAAGCGTATTCGACTTCCTCATCAGCCTTGACGATACCTTTCTTGATTAAGGTATTGACTGAACCAGACTTGAAGTTAAAACCTTTGAAGTAGTTTAATTCAAATAAGGTTGCCTTTCCACCGTTGTCCTTTAATGCCTTACAGAAGGCAGTTTGGGTTTCATTCATTGACCATTGTTTTTCCATTTTTAATTTTTCCTTTCTTCTTTTTTGATAATATAATTATACCATATCTTTTTGACCTGGTCAATAAGTTTTTCAACTTAGTTCCAAATCTTTTTGATTAAGTAATAACTTATTATCTTTCTTTTCTTATACTATAATTATACTATAGCTTTTTGACTTGGTCAACATAATTTGCAGTTTCTCCTGCTGCTTTTGCACTAGTGGACCTTATGTGCAAAAAATGCACAGAAGTAGCAAGACGACCCACGATCGGATCGGCCTAAAAAATAAGTTCCAATTTATTATAACATATCTTTTTGACTTAGTCAATATGAAAGCGCTTACATCCGTCTGCTTTCCGTCTGGTATTTGTAAGCGCTTACATTAGCACGCGAAAAAAGTTGCTCGATCGAGCAACTTGGTTATTCCGTCTGCCGTAGGGCTATCGGTTATTCACCGATAGCGTAGGTAGCGACTTCGACATAGACAGTCTTAGCGACTTTCTTGGTGCCGACTTTCTTGATAAGTCCAGCAGCGAGCATAGCGTTGGTTGTGCCGGTTTTGACTTCGACACCTGCGGCGTTGCTGATTTCTGCGAGGGTCATTTCTCCGTCTGCTTCCTTAAGGACAGCAAGGACTTTCTCACGAATTGGGTTCATTTTGATTTTGATTTCTTTAGACATAATTTCTTTTCTCCTTCTTTATATATATATTATATCATTTTTTCGGGTTGAGGTCAAGTAGTTTTTAACTAACTTTTTATTTAATTTTTAACTCCTTTCCCTTACCTTACATATATAATTATACGCCTAAACTTTCACTATTACAAGACCCAAATGAAAAAGTTTCGATCAATTCTAACTTTTTATTTGTCAAGTTGAAACCGCTTACATCCTGCTGCTTGTAAGCGCTTACATTCCGTCTGGTGACCCCTTCGGGGCCCCTTCCCCGAAGCACATTTTGGGCCGGAAGTCAAGTAGAAAGCGCTTACATTTTATATCAAAATATCATTTTAATTTTGATATAATTTATTTGTCAAGATGAAAACGTTTACATTTTTATTTCGCAAACCCAAAAATTTTTTAGAAACGCGAAATAAGATTTGTCAAGATGAAAGCGCTTTCATGCTGCTTTAGTGAAAAAATACTTGACAAACCCCGTTCCGTCTGCAAGCAGACGGACTTTCCGTCTGCGAAAAAGAGCAGACTTCCGTCTGCCCGTTTCTTAGGCACTGGCCAGAGCCAATGCCTTCAACAATATCGCCAATTCTATTTTGCTATCTTCAAGGGCTGTGTGTTCTTCGGTGTAATCCGTCTGCCCAGTGAGATATCTAAATACCGTTTCGGCTTTCGCTTGTGGTCTTGGTTTCTTGTGCTTGGTCATAAACCCATTCCGTCTGCAGAATTCCTTATACTCTTTTGTAGAGGTGATATGTGGGTCGGTTAATCCTTTCCAAATATCTTTAATTCCGTCTGCGGTAGGATTACTCTTAATCCCAAGTTTTTCGCAAGTCTTGGCGATAGCACGAGTATCAAAGCGAGAGTTATAAGCGTAAATTCCGTCTACCTTATATTTATTCATATCTCTCTTTAACATACGCAACGCATACGCCCACTTAATTTTCTTACAATATCCGTCTGCTAATCTCTTGTGATAGATAGGCAACTTGTCGGCATAGTAAGCAGTTTTCATTTTGCGTTCATCATCAAAGATTTCACTAGTGATGTAATCACGGGTTTTAATAATTCCGTCTGCGTCATCATAGATGAGATAACCTAAATCGTAAACTGATGGGTCAAATACTCCAAGGGTTTCGGTATCAAGTACTAATAATCGCATTTTTCCTTCCTTCCTTTGATACATATATTATAACATAATCAACTACTGATTACAAGAGGCAGACTTTAAGTTCCGTCTGCCAGGGAACAGCAGTTTATTTCCGTCTGCCAATATCGGAGAGGGCTTGGTTTATACAGGATTAACCATAGGTCGCAATCACCCACGAACTGACCGTTCTATTCTATTTCCTTTTCTGTTTTTGAGGGACAGCGGTGTGTTGAATTAACCTTTCCCTTTTGATGATATAATTATATCATATCTAAGTATTAAATACAATACCTATTTAAGAATTCCGTCTGTGCCGGTGATTACGCGTTTCACTCACTCATTACTCTGCCGTTTCCGTCTGCCCGACTAGTTCTTGGGCTACATAGATACCGATTTTGCGACCCACATCTTAGGTCTTATCCGTATTTTTCCGTCTGCTACGCAATTCGATACTTTACATTGTGGTTAAACGGAACTCTTAAATAAGTGGTAGACTTTTTCATTCCGTCTACCAGGGAATGATAGTTCAGATTACAAACCTTCTTTTTGTTTGGAAGAAAGTCGTTTAACTAACAACTCGCATATAGAAACCAAATATTTCCGTCAGTGGAGCATAACCGCTATCCTAGGTCAGGTTATGCTTATACTCCCCAGATTATCCGTCTGGCGGTCGGAGGTCTTCTTATTCTACAAATTCCTAAACTCATCTGGTTTCTTTACAAAGCCAGCAAAGTGTAGCCCGTTTTCACTCACGTGGAACAATGATTACGATAATCCCGTCTGCCGTTGTGGCTCGCAGCGAACCGTCTGGGTGTTCCCATTAGACAAGGTAGATGAAGGTAAGAGAGAAGAACTCCGTCTGCCCTGTCTAATGGGGGAACGGGTTGCCCCGTTCCGTCTGCCCTTAGTTATTTTAAGCGATAGGTTTTTGCTGGGACTTTTCTTTCGCCAACTTTTGTGCCACGATAGAATTGTTCGTAAACGATTTCTCCGTCTGCACTTTCAACCAATTCTCTCATATGAGCATTATTGATTGTGCCTGTTGCGAACTTAATACCCTTATCAATCTCAATGTCTTTGAGAGTTGCTCCGTCTGGGTAGTCCTTTAAGACCTCTAAGAACTTTGCTTGATTTTCGTTTGGTGTCCAAGATTTTTCTGCCATAAATTTTTCTCCTTCCTTATCTTGTTATAGATATTATAGCATAACTTGATTTGATTTTCAAGTGGTTTTTATCAGTTTCCGTCTGCCGTTCTCTCTTGTCGGTGTGAGAGTTTTTAGTTATCACCTTTTCTTTACATATATATTATACCATTTTTGAAGATGGCTGTAAAGCGTTTCTTTTGACTTTCCGTCTGGTCGCTACCTTATGATTTGATACATATAGCAACGACCGACATCATACGCTTTTCCGTCTGGGTCATCAAGAACTCTAATTAACATATGTTCTTTTCCGTCTCGCCCAGTGTATTTAATATGCTCACTTGCTTGACTGATAATCCATTCACGGCATTCCGTCTCAGTTCCTTCAAATAAGACTGGACTATCTTTCTTTTGGTAATATATAACTTTCATTCCGTCTGACCTCTCTTTCTTTGAGATACTAATTATCTCTTCTTTACACATATAATTATATCATATGTGTATAGAAGAAACAAGTAGTTTTACT